AGTTTCTCGTAGCTTCCGCAAGGTTATTTTGGTCAACTTTGATAACCTTCGGTCGCATATCCCAGCGTTTAATCACTAAGTAAACCGGCTCACCCGGCTTTGCAAACTTAACATACATAAATCCTCCGAAGTTACGGGTCTAGGTGCTGCCCCTAGTCACAAAGGTTATGAGCCTAAGTTGAGCGGCTGGCCCACCCGTAAGTTACAGATACAGGAGCCGAATAGCCCGTAGAGGAATCGAACCCCTTTAGTTGGTTTAGAAGACCGACCTCCGAATCCATCGGACGGGCCATTTTTCGTTTCGCCCTTACACTTCCAATCTTACCAGTTTTTTTTCAGTTGTCAAGAGCCGTTTTCGATTTTTTTCAGTTAAGCACACGATTCATCATCGTCAAAACTGTCTGGAGCTGTACCACAACAGGGACATTGAGGAACTATTCTGCGGCATCGAATACTATAATAAACATTCTTTCCGCTTTCATAGTCAGCCTCGAACTCGCCGCGACATACTATACACCTAAGATTAAAGACGCCAACAGATTTTTCAAAAATCATAGAAAAAAATTCTTCATCAAATATCGTCATTAGACTTCCCCCATCTTGGTTAATACCCATATAATGAGTAATACCCCAATGATGGCGGAATAACACAAAGCGTCGATTAAGTCTGTTTTTATAACCTGACCTTTCAGGAAATCCAACATAAGTAGCCCCAAGAGGAATCGAACCTCTATCCACAGTTTAGGAAACTGTTGTTCTATCCATTATACTATGGGGCCACTTCATCACTCCCATTATCCATAGGCAACTATGCTACCACCAAGACCGCCCTTCAAGGGGCGTGGAGTGGCCCGTCTCACATAGTTAATTACACCACCAGGACCACCAACTACTTGTTGCATATGTTCATTGGCCAAACTTTCCGCGCTCTCCATACTGGTAGCCCAGACAAAGAATGTCCAACCAACCATTCTAGTCTTGTCCTCGACAGAAGGAATGGTAGCCTTGACCTTAAACTTACGATAAACGTTCATATTTCCTCCCAATTGAATTTGAAAACCGCACTCGTATGAGTACGGGTATTTCCAGCCAGCAGCGAAGCTACTTGATTATGCTGAACATAGGAGCCATCTAAAGCATATGGTTGATAGCCGAAATGAGATAAAAACTTAACCCAAACTCTATCATACACCTCTTTCATTTCCTTTATTCTTTTTGCATTGTGGCACAACTTCTTCAGGCTGTCAAGAGGAAAAATTGTGCATTGCGTTCCATAAAAAACTTCTGGTGAAAATTCTCCATGCGGATTACAAATATAACCATACTCAGGCTGATAAGCTGTTAAAAAAGCTGTTCTAGCAGAAAAGTTAAACTGAGACACCTTTCTAACAAAAAGATTAGAGAAGGTAATATCATCCTCGCAGAACATAACACCATCAAACACTTTTGGTTTTCTAAGCAAAAGATAGTTTATCCATGATGACTGCTTCTTAATTTGTTGGTGCGCGTACAACAGACAATCCATGCTGGCTACTTGTACAGAGTTGTAATTGTGGTCTATTATGTTTTCATGTAGTATATACGTGCGTTTACCAAACAAGGCTTTTAATTTAGCTCTCACACTAACATTCTTTTGCTCATCTTTACTTGAGTTAAAAAATATAATAGGGGTGGGAAACTCATCATACACATAACTAATGTAGCTGTTAAATGTGTAGTCATGAAGTTCGCCCTCACGATAACAAATGAAAAATATAGGGAGTATTTTTTTAGTTTGCATTAGCCAACACACTAGTACGAACGATATAAAACATATTCGTGTGCTAACTTAAGTTAGGCAGCTTCTTCAAAGTCGCTATCATCATCCCAATCATCCCAACTGTCATCATCAAAATCTTCGTCGTCCAAACCATCGTCATTATCATCTTCGTCATCAATCCAATCTTCATCCTCATCCAACTCATCATCTTTTTCTGAAATCAATTCATACAACTCAGTAGCAACAGGGTCGTCTTCACCCAACAAGACATCGCCAGCCTCAACAATGCTAGCGTAGTCGCCTTCAGCTAATGCCTTATCCAACGCAGCCTTAGAATCTTCTACAATCTTTGTTGCCAATGCTTTCTCGCGATTGTCGGCCATTGTGTGCCCCCTTTCAATTTTGTGTTTAACGTAATTTCACTCTCTACCCCGATTATAGCCCCTGGAGTAACTTATGTCAAGGGCTTTTGGTGAAGCATAATATAACTAATATTATCTCACCCTTATAAATGTGGCGCGCTTTGATAATTCTTTCAGTCTTCTTGCCCCCACATATGTACATGCAGACCTTAATCCTCCAAGTATTTCATTCATAACATCTTGTGCTGGACCCTTGTACGGAATCTCTTTAACTAAACCCTCAGATGTTCTATAATCAGGCATACTGCCGTAGTGATTAATCATCGCTTCCTTGGATGACATGCCATAACACTTAAGAGATTTCTTAAGTTGTTTATATACCTTTCTTCTTGCTAAATACCTACGATTAGGTACATCATATGTTCCAAGTTGAACATTGTCATTATGAAGATATTCTTTTGGATTGGTTAGTACATCACGCTCACTTACTAAAAAGTCTTCCCAGTCATAAGAGCTTTCTAAATCAGGCACGTTTTGAATTTCAGAATCATCATAATATATCCATTCTCCATCACATTCCGATGTTCCACAAAACATACCTCCAATCATAACGAAATCAGCACCAGCAGCAAAAGCCTTGACCACGTCTCCTGGGTCTTTACATCCACCATCTGCCATAATATGCCCACCAAGACCGTGAGCAGCATCAGCACACTCTATAATAGCTGAAAGTTGAGGATAACCTACTCCGCTAACCTTGCGAGTTTTACATAAACTACCTGGACCTATACCAACCTTAATGATGTCGGCTATACCTTCAAGTAGTAAGGACTCTACCATTTCAGGTGTTGCCACATTGCCGGCGATTATAGTGGTGTCTCTAAATTTCTCCCGTAGCTTATGCAACTGTTCCTTAAAGTATTGAGTATAGCCATTAGCCACATCCATACATAGAAAATTTGGTTTATTATGTTGGTTGATGTCTGTTTTGAAAATCTTAACACATTTATCTATCTCTTTATCGCTAGCTCCTAACGTATATATACCACCAAAATAATCGTCAAACCAAAAGAACTTAACTAAGTCTTCATCTTTATAAAACTTATGTAAGCAACACAATGCCCTATTAGCCTTCATAACCTTAGCCATAGCAAAGGTGCCTGTGGTATCAAGATTGGCAACTACAATGGGTACGCCTTCCCATTTTTTCTTTGAGTTTAAGAAAGTAAACATGCGTTTTAAGTCCACGTCTTTACGGCTACCTACGTCACTACGCTTTGGGCGAAGTAGCACATTATCAAAATCAAGTTTAACAGAGTTAATTATTCTCATATCATTATCCTTCTGCAATGTTACCGTCCTTTATAACATACGAATGTATTAAAATTGTCGCACAATCTGCTGGTTACAGAGAATACGGTAAAACCACTTAACTCAAGCAAACCTATATAAACTTCCTTTGTATATGGATGAGTTACTTGACCGTAATGAGTAATAATATCACCTTTTCTGTATGCACACAAACTAGAGAAGACTAGATAGCCCCCCTCTCTTAATACCAGATAAGCCTCGTTAATGTACTCTTGAATTTGAAGTTGACTTAAATGTTGAAATACGTTGCTAGATACAACGATGTCAAAGTAATCTCTCTTTTTCAACAATTCATCAGGTAAAGTGCCTCGCTCATTTGTGTTCCATATATCCGGAATCTTAGGTGCTATATCAACACCATCATATTCAAGTTCTGGACCAAACATAGCTTTAATATGGTTTTTAATACATCCATAACCCGGCCCTATCTCCAAAACTTTCAGGCCGCTCTTGCCCTGTCTTCTAAGCCTGTCCATTTTAGTAAAGAACACATTCATTATACCAGTCTGATAAGCAAGACAGAGGTTGTCAGCGTTAATTTGACTAACATCTATTTTTTCTTTGCTTATACCACGAGGCGGAACGCCTAATACTGAGTGATTAAAATTGTTGTCGATTGTTTCCCAAAATAACCTATTATGAGGACTATCTGGCGACAAAGCATCATACTCTTCCTGAGTATATTTACCAGTTGCAATCCTGTCTTTAATTGCCTGAGATTGTATAAGATTAGTTTCATCATCCCTAATACCTATACTATCCAGATAGCCCAAAATATCTTGTTGAGTATTAAACATTTTTCTTATCATGGCCCTCCACATCGTCGTCTGACTTCATCATAATCCAGGCAGACAGACCTGAGAAGATAATGAAGACTACTATTTGCCAAAAAATAAAACCTATTATATTACCAGCCTCTAATTGTCTAGGAAAACTCATCGCTATCGTAAATACAATACCAAGCCACCAGAATGGATTGGTCCAAACCTGAATCATGTAATCGAATAATTTTTTGTCCATGTTAATAACCCTAGCAATCCACAACTAAGCAAAAGGAAAGGTGAATAATCACATCAGCTAAAGTCGTAGCTTTCTAACGTGTCGTAAAATGGTGACAACGGAGATAATTGAATAAGGGGATTTAGTACGCTTAACGGGACCGTTAGTGGGTTGTAATCATTAGTTGGCACCGGAGAAGACTCTTCGCGTTTGTGATAAATTTCTTTTTCAACAGTACCACTACAACCCACCTGAGTTCCATTAATAATTTGCGCATTGTTAATAACAGTTTCGCGTTCGGGCCACATAAAAAGTTTCTGCATTCTTCCGATAATCGGCAGCATCCCTTGTTGCTGAAGTTCCTCAAGAAATACATTGGTTACGCACCCTTTCGGATTATAACTTAAGTCCTTTTTTAACTTACGAAGCGTCAGCCAACTCCCCCACACCTTTGTTTTCATATCCGGCTTCCATCCATGTTTATATACAATATCTTCAACAACCCATTGGTCATCATCATAGCTTATAACATGACCTATTTCTAACTTAACATCGTCGTCTTTAGGTTTATGTATAGCCATTATAATCCTCCTTCATATCTGCAATAAACTCATCAATCATAGGTTTATTAACGTGAGGCATAACTATGGCATGAGCTAAGCCCTGGTCTGGCTTGGTAGCTAGTTGCCATTTCTCCACAAGTTTGAGGCTGGGCATATTAAACGTAAGTGTATTAGCTAATTCTGGGGCTTTGACTTTATATACGTCATCGCCTATGTTTATAAGTCCCTGTCTAAGGTAATTAGTATTATTACAACACCGCTCAACTACCTTACCGAGCTTAGAAAATCTATCCCATCCATAGTGACCAAGGATATAGTGTAATGCTAAGACAGCAAGGCTATTACGACTACCAAACAAGGTATTATTACTTGACGATATGTAGTCAATATAGTTATTCTGAATATGTTTTTTTCTGCATAAAAACACGCCACATGGCATAGGACATCCAAGAAACTTATGGCCTGAGATTGTTAAGCTGTCTATATCCAACGAAAAATCAAACCTGTAGTTACTGCCTAGAAACGGCAACATCATACCAGAGAGTGCTGCGTCAATATGCACAAACATCATATTTGCTGTTAAATGCTTTCTTAGTTTACGAATTATATCCTCAACCGGGTCCAAGTCTTGTGTAAATGTTGTTCCTACGTTTAGTGATAATATAACTGGTTTAGTTAAATCAATCTTTGAATACAAATCATCCAGGTCTATGACTTCACTGCCACCATTATCATTCTTAAACGTCCTGATTATCCTATACTTACAAGGTGAAGTAAGTTGTGCAGCATTTTTAACACTATAATGGCTAGCCTCCGAGAAGTATATAACTCCATCTGGATAGTGCTGCTTAGCAAGAGAAAGGGCACGTAGGTTGGATTCGCTTCCACATGAAGTGATATAACCCCAAGATAGGTCGTGTGGCAAGTGAAAGAAATCGGACATAGCCAACACTACATCCTTTTCTTGCTCAAATGTATTCAACCCATACATTCCGCCAATAAACGGGTCACCTAAGTTATTCAAACTATAGTTAAGATAAGGGGCCAAGTATTCGCTCAGCCCCGGAGTACCAGCTAGGTTAATAGGATAACCAAGCATATGCTTACGTTTGTTATGGAGTGTCTCAATCTGATTAGTCATCTTGTTTCTTTCCTTTCTGAGTAGGATGAAGATACTTAGATTCGGGCAATTCGTATGGAAGTAAAGCCTCTTGTACGTACAAAGTCATCTTATAGTCTTCTGTGTTTGGGTCGTGAGGGCCAACAACTTTAATTATACCACGACGCAAATCATAATCCCTGTACTTTGGCTGTTCCACATTTGGTGTTATTGGGTCATAAGCAGAAGCCCGTATGCTGCTTAATTCAAAAGGTTGCCATGTAAATATACCATCACTACCACGAATGTTACCAACACTTTGAGGGTTTAATCTAATGATTGGTTCTTTTGGTATAAGATTACGCACGCTAATCTGTGTTTGGTTGTGGCAACGGGCACAATTAACCGCATCAACCTGTCCAACGACACCAAAACTATAATCCTTTGGTAGAATATGGAAGTCTTGTTCGGCCATAGGATGCCAATTTTCGTTAGTTACTTTCTTAAAGTCTCTCTTAAGTATATCAATAACCTTACTCTCAGGTATATCTGGTAATCTCTCAATATGACCTTCTAGCTTTTGAACTTCGTCTTCTTCTGAGTTTCTAAAGAACATATATTTAGTTGTAGGGGTGTATGGGGGAATTCCAGCTAGAATTGTAAATTCAGCTTGATTCTTAACTGGCCTATATACATTAGGAAACCATTTGGTTTGGTCCGTAGTTTTTTGTCTTGTCCTAATCTCTTGTATGTAATTTTTACCATTGTGGGTAACATAAATAATTTCACCAACTATGGTTTTTGGTGGGAATATCCAGCGGGCAGGTTGAGGAGGGCGTAGCTTACCTGGAATAAGCAAGATTGGGATAATACTGCCGTCGGGTCGTTCTGGTAGATGTATAAAGTTCATCGCTCCATATAGTTTACTGCCCGCTTTATGAGGGATGTTTAACCCTATCGTTGTTTCCCAAGGAAAGTCCTGATTAGCGTTGGTATCCTTAAGGTAATCACTGAAAAACACTCCCCAAGTACCTAAATGAAGTTGCTTAGTTACGGTTCCAAGTGTCTCATTCTTCTCTTCCACTACACAATCTGGGATGTAGTGTTGCCACACCTGCCTAAACTTATAATACACTGTGTTAGGACTATGTAAAGCGTGGTCCATTTCTGCATCATCTGTTATGCGAGGAACATTAAGACCCATACGCATAGGGTGTAAAGGATATTCGTTTGGTATATTTTCGCCTTCGGCCATAGCCAGAACTATAACGCATATGCTAAGCAACCATTTCATCTCTAATCTCCTTGGGGTTCCATACGGACACTACTTTTGCACTTCAGATTCTACGAAATAGGAACAAGTCCTACATTTTTGACTATCAAAATCATAGGGTACACTTACCACATCCTTTGGGTTTACCTTCACCTTAATTAAACGAGAACCATACCCACGGGCAAAACTCTCTGTTCCAATATGCAAGCCACGATGACAAACCTTTTGCGGGTCGTCACTAATCAGGTTACGAGGCATGTTGATAGTCTTACCAACACTGTTGTCGATGCTACCAGTGTAACAATCTTTCCAATCCTCACGGATACCCTTATAAGCATAGAAATCCCCATCCTCAGCAATCGCAAGACTGTTGTGCTTGAGAAAGTTGTACAACTGCTCCAAAGAACGATTGCTTGGGTTTTCCAAGAGTTTATCAAGGAACTTTATGAAGCGTTCATAGTCCACACCATTTCTCATGCCCTCGATGATACGGTCAACCAATGTATTATTAATCTCATGGGTGCCATACCACACTTTACAATCCTTAACAACTACCTTACCAAAGGTGTATTCAGCAATGCCCTTAGCAATGTTGAATAGTTCGGACAACCCATAAAACTCGCCAGAACGAACTCGCTTCAGAATCTCAGCGTAATTGGGATGGTCTGGATTTACGGTTAGCATGTTGCCATCATAGAAAACCGTAAGAGTACCGTTATTTGTCTTCAAGAAGCTGCCGTTCATATTGTGCCTCGACTAATTCTACGTAGTGTTGTACCAAATGTGTATCACTGGGGTATTGCCCGTTACGACACCAAAATGCAACCAATGGATACTGTTTCTCAATTTTCGTAAGGAAGTCTTCAACCTTATTGTTCTTAAACTTCTCCCTCTCTTCTTCACCAACAATGTACCGTAACTTACTAATAGTTTCAAAATTACCGATAAACTTCTTGTACTCAGCTACCATATCCATGATAACCTTATTATTCGTCTTCTTAATGCAGTCAAGACAATTTAGCTTACTCCAGTAATCATAATGGGTAGCCATTTCCAAGCATTGAGCCTCCTGGATTTTAGCGTGTTCCACAGCCTTTGTCAAGGGAATCCAAGCAGAATTTCCTTGGATTTTCGGTAACATGCTTTTATGCACACCGTAGATTTTGCAAACGAGAGTTGCATCTAAACATTGTAATACGCCAATAATGTTGTCGAACTCATTGGTTTTATAACCAGTTGGTTTGAAACCATTAAGCTCAACATAATAACCACCAGCGGCAGTAGGCTCAAGTATCCAACGGCTCTTCATGCTGCCAGATTTGTTATCATACTTGAAAATCTTATCCACATTTGGTTGAGTAGTTGTATTTTTCTTGGGATACTTAGCCTTGGCTAATGTGGAAGCCATAATAATATCACTATCACGAATACCAAGGTTGTCAACAAAAGCCTTGCGTTCTGCTTCGTCCTTAAAAGGCTTAGTAAAGATATATACTTCTCGAATATCCTGATTATTCTTGACATGGTAACGCACGCGAGCTTCCGTACCACGGCGGATATCAGCTACTACGAACATAATACGAGAGAGTGGGATATTATATTGAATAGCTTGACCATATACGGAATTTACGCTATAAATCTTCTTAAGAATTTTATCCTTAAAAATACACTTAAGACGAATAAAGTCACGCCCAATATTAGTAGTCGCATCTGACGCATACGAAGTACCTTTCCAGACAAACTGACTACCATGCGGGAAGAATAAGTAATGTTGACGTACAAAGTGGCGTGCGTTATACAAACAATCTTCCTTATCAAGCTCAACATGGATTTGCTTGCTCATCTCATCGCCGATTTGCTTGCCGATGCGAGCAATAAAATCTTTTGTTCTCTTAGTATATTTAAGTGTTTCACGAGAAGCGGTAATATCTACGTCACCGATGTTGGCATTGATACGAATATTATAGCGATTGAATAGCCGGCTACATACTCCAGCCAAACCCCATTCAATTGGATAAGTAACATTACCCATAACCAACATACTTTTACTCGTCGTATTACGGTCATAAGCAGCCCAATAAGCACCTTGCATTAAAGGCTGGGGAAGTTCGGTCCAATTCACCGTTTGACCAACAATCTTTGGTCTCACCACAAAGTTGTTATAAACAGACTTTGCTTCATAAAGGAAAGTATCAATATCGGAACCGGCCACAGGAAATTGTACGCATAAACCATCAGGTTCATCGGTAACTTCTTCACTTACGAAAGCAATCATTGGTACGCCTTCCTCACCAACAAACGCGGTCCAAGTAGTTTTACGGCCATTTTGATAGGAGGACACCGCAAAGCTATCTGTATAGCTGAAAGGACTCTTAGAGCCTAAGCCTAGACAGCCAGTAAAGTCGTTGCTGTCTGACTTGTTAGATTCAAAGTATGTTGTATATATTGACTTAATATCGTTGTCAGACAACCCCGTGCCATAGTCCCTAATCATAAAGAAAGGCTCAAACCGATTAGGCAAGTGGACATAAAACGGCTTAGTTGTGTTACCAGCCGCAACATGAGCGTCCCAAGCGTTGGTGCCAAGCTCGCGTACAATAGCCCGCACCTTATTCTTGTAAAGACCGGAGGATAAAATACGAAAGCTGTTGGCCGAAGTCTTAATACGAAACGAAGTCTGTTCCATGTTACCAGAAGTTTCGATTTCGTTCTTAACGCCTTCCAGCTTCATTTTTGTCTCCTTTACACGGGGTTAGTGGATGTCCGACGAATGTAACATAATTTTCTGGTCATGAGTAAAGGTAATGATATACTAAAGCAATGGCTTCAACTACGCTTTTTAATAAAAACCTGAAAATATATATTGCTGTAAGTATAGGCCATACCATCGCAATGGCAAAAATCTTAATTGTTCTTTCATAGTTAACCACGGACAAACAAAGTGAGAATAAAATGAAAAAGCTAGTAATTATTAACCAAACCGTAAACAGAAATTCCGGAAAAAACATAAAAAATCTCCTTTTTTTACTTGACTTTTTGCCTTCATCTTGTATATCTTTTAAGCAAGAGGAAAGTTAATGTATGGGTTTTAACCCTATACAACTTCCAAGTTTGGAAATTCATTCCATACAGTTTTTAACAACTCGTTGTGTGGTATGAATCTTTTTACCATACGTTGAATAGCTTCTAATGGTACATCGTGAGTATTACGTTTAAAACACTCATTAGCATCCATACGCCAAGAAGTTTGAGGATAAACAAATACAACTCTGTAACCATACTCATTAGCTAATTCAATATACCTTTTCATATCTTTCCAAGTGATATTTGTATTATCAATCACTATAATTTCCTCTTGCTTAAGCATACTACCTTCACAAGCCGCTTGATTACACTTATGATAGTAGCCTAACTTATCCGGCTCAAAATCATACACTCCATTCTTCATAAAGTATGAATCTGTAGAGTGAATAACTGCAGTTTTTCCGGCCTCTTCCGCTTGTTTCTTTATTTGGTTAGCTAGGAAAGTTTTGCCTCCACCTGGAATAGACCTCATCATGTATAGAGTTTTTGTAGTCTTCATATCTACACCTCCTCCTGGAACTCTTCAAAACACCATAGACCATTAATCCTGTTGATAAAATCATTGGCATCCCACTTTGTATCTCGCCAAGGTCATACGATGTTTAGCCATGACGCCTTTCGCGGGCTGCACGCCTACGAAGGTTTTTAATGGCATTTCGATTATTGGAATAGAAGTTAGGCACATGACCACTATTTTTGGCAAAGATAAGAGAGCCGGCCATGCCTGGGCCAACTTTGCTTTGTAATTCATACCCCTCCTCGCCGCCAAGATGGATTGCCCATCCAGCCAAACAATGCTTATCACCGTCGTGCCATCCGCCCATCTCAAATTTACTCTTATCCTTCTCATATTCCTTAAGAATGCAAGAGTTGATGTTTTTGATGGTTGGAATTTCATCAAGAGTTAGAGTGAGATTTCTCTCCCTAAAAAGGTATTGGAATTCATACGGTGTAAGTTCGATGATTTTCTTGAGTTTTTTAGCCTCGTTCATACTTGTGTGTTCTCCTAAACTGTCCGGGTTAGGTATATCCCATTTATAGCACAGCCCGACCTATTTTTCAAGCCCAGCCTGTGTTTAATTTCTTATTTTTTTTATTTATTATGGTAATAAGAACTATTATCGTGGATTGTTTACTGAGATTAAAATAACGTTAAGTGTGATTCATGTAATGAATAGTACTAGGTATGAAAGGTAGATTTACCGGAAAACTTAGTGGGGGTTTGTAAACATAAGTCCTTATCCTGTATAGATTTAGACCTCACACGAACACATAGAAAGAGAAGGAAGGAGAAAATGGCGTCGTAAGGTTAAATCATAACATTTACTGAGCAACTCTTTAAGCAAGTAATCAAAATTTATCTTAACCCTTACAGCGTAAGGACTTACATCAAATTTCACGCCTTCCCAGGTGTTTGAGCCGATTTTACGTAAACATAGGCCATATCAGGACTTACAACTTGTACTGTGATAGGGATTTGCTGGCGTTTGGCTAGGTTTACTACGCTATCACGCTCAGTTGAAGTGCGGGTGATAACAATGGGGCCTTTGTCCGGAGTCTCTTTCATGAGGTATAAAACAAACAACTTGCGGAACTTTTCGTGTAGTTCTTTCATATTTTCTGCCCTATAGACAATGGACTATCATGCTTATGATGTCCTAGACATCTAAGCAAAAGAAAGATTAGTGATAGGTTGTTGTCGTCGCGTGACTCAAAGCCTATGTGCCCGACTTACTCGAATATGAACATCATTACTGATGCAGGTAATCATGCGGAGGTTTGGACGTTGACTCCAACATATAATTCTACACCGGACTATAAGAATTTTTTTAAAAAAAAGATAGGACACTACTACCCTTGATAGTAGGATTTAATTGTACATATCTCCACGAGGTCGGTCTGGTAGTACATGTATCGTACTAAGATGACGACATGATAGAGGTTCTTGAAGACTTCGTATAAGGCTTCAGCGTCTTCTAGGTTCTTACAGGTTGTGCTGCGTTCGATGTAGTTAGCGTTATTTTCACGCGGTGCACTACCCGTAACTTTGAATGTCGTCTTACGCACGATAACACCATCCTTTCTTTTGCTTAGGTCTAAGGAGAAGGTTCGTCTGGGTAGGTTGGACAGCTCCCACCTTACTTCCATCATGATAGCCTAACCTTTCTTTTTAGGTGCCTGTCTCTTCAGTTTGGATTCAAAAACCTTGATGATTTTTTGAACCAGTGGCTTGATGGGTTCTGGCATATAAATCCCTTTCACCATGGCTAACCACTTTTTCAAATCGTGCATACAGTACACGATGGGCAGCTCCGGAGTGTCGGGCGTGATGTCGCTCCGGCATTGTATGGGGTCGCCGTCGGTGTGATAGCAGAACATGCCGGCACAGCACAAACCGTGGCCCCTCATAACCTCGATGATGGAACGAGCAGTTGCTCCACTGGCCACAAAGTCATCAACGATTATATATTTGTGGGTTGGGTTTGAGAGTCCTTCGTTAAATTCAACTAGGGTTTTCGCGTGGGTGTCATCATTAGGCTTGCGGACAGCCGCGATACCCTTGCCGGTCACCATACTAAGGGCGGTTCCAAAGACAATCCCACTTATACCCCGACAGGCTATGTAATCGTATTGTATGCCGCTTGCCTTGATATAGTCTGCCATGAGTTTTGCGTCTTTTTTAAGGCACTCAGGCGTGAACATTCTTTGCATGTACGCGGTAGCCATTCTTTTACTTAGTTATAGTGTTATGATGGTCCACAGGCACAAACCTTTTATGTTTGGTCATAATTTCTACAACCTCTTCCAGGCTGTAAGGCGTAAACCTAGTGTGACCAAATAGCTCTGTATCTACACCAACATCGAAACTACATGATGTTGGGTCGTCAGGTAGAGAGCCATGACTGTGGCCGTAGAGGTGGTACGCTCTATGATGGGATTTATTCCAAATCTTCATGGCGTAATGGCATAGTGTAATACGTTTACCGCCTGGGAAAGCCTCTTTGAAGTCACCACTCCAACTAAAGGCTTGGCGAATGTTGTTGTCCTTACGGATAACATCGTCATGATTGCCCCAAATAGCGATAATGTTGTTGCATTTAATGCGGGAACGGTAATTGAAAAACCTTCTAATCTTGTCTTGGCCGAAAAGGAAATCGCCAAGAAAGTATAGGATGTCGTCCGGTTTTACCTTGCGGTTAAGATTGCGGAGAATTGTTTCGTCCATCTCAATTGTGTCAACAAACGGCCTGTTACTATACTTAATGATGTTGGCGTGACCAAAATGAAAATCGCTTGTAAACCAAAAGTTCATGTTATTTCCTTTCAAAATAACTATTTACAACCTTAATGATTGAGTTTCTTTCCGCGTTCGTAAGTGTTGGGCCACATGGTAGTATAAAGTATCTATCTACCATAGACTCACACATAGATAAATCAGTTCTTTTTAGTTGTCTGAACCCATCCATTAGATGTACTGGCATAAAACCAGGCCTTGTTTCAATATCATTTTGTTTGCAGTGTCTATCAAAATCGAGATAGTTTACATTATATGGTAACTTAAACACCGGCATCCATTCAGAGGATTTGGCGTTTTGCGGCACCACTGCTTGCACTTTTTTTGAAATTTTAGCACGATAGGCGGCGGCTATCAAGGCTTTTTGTTCTAAAATAAAGTCGATTTCTTCCAGTTGAGCTAAACCTATAGCGGCTTGTATGTTAGTCATTCTGAAGTTGGAACCTGCGCCGTCATGACGATAGTAACCTATGTTGGCCTGATTCTTAAATAGACGAAGTTTCTCAGCTAGTATATCATCATCTGTAACTATACATCCGCCCTCACCACAAGTTATTATTTTATTAGCAAAGAAAGAAAATGAACCCGCTAGCCCAAATGTTCCAAGATGTTTGTCCATAGTTTTACAACCAAAGGCTTCAGCGGAATCCTCAAGCAAAGTGAGATTATACTTATCACACAGTCTTATAACCTCCCTGATGTTTGCCGTATCAGCGTATAATTGAGGTAGAAGAAGAATTTTAACGCCGCCGAATGTCTTACATGCGTCCTCTAACTTATTTAGGTCCATTTGAAAGTTGCTATCACAATCTATTAGTATCGGTTCATATCCCGCTAATATACTTTGGCTTACTGTGGCTACATAAGTCATAGAAGATGTGAATATACAGGGGCGATGGTGTTGTGGCTTAATACAATGTAATATAGCAAATAGGGATACTGAGCCGTTGAAAGTTGTAATACAATGCTTAGTGCCTATATAGTCGGCCAACCTCTCTTCAAATTCACGAACATATTTACCATGAAATGTGAGCATATTGCTTTCTAGGCAATCGTTTACATACTTTACTTGATTCTTAGCTATTATCGGAGAATATGTCCTTATCATACCCACCTACCATTAACTAGACTACTTGAGGGATGCCATATACGCAAAAGTTTGTCAGCATATATTTCATACCCTAAGCTACGCACGTTATTACATAGCTCCACAAAAGCGCCTTCATTAAAGTTAGCACCTTTACGGAGAGCCTCTCCATCTATTATAGCACAAGAGCCAACCGATTTCATAGGTATAAATCTTTCATACTGGTCGATAACATGGGAAAATGGATGATGGCCCTGCCAACGACTATCATCTAGGTTACGGAAAGCCCAGGTGTCATAGAAGATATTTTGGGCGTAAAGCATCGCTATTGGTGCTACAATCCCAGCCTTCAGTTGTTCAATATCGCTAAGCAAAGTAGAGATTAAGTTGTCGGGCATAATAAGGTCGGACTCAACGAACATAACATATTGACAATGTTCTTTGGCCTCATTTATCAATCTTGTACCAAGCCTACTAACCGAGGCTATTCTGTTTGGGTCATCAGTTGAAGTAACCATTCCGTAAGTTGCGGATTGATGGAATATTTTTACATTATTTCTTTCGCTTGCATAAATTTTGAGGGTGTCGGCCGTATTATCTTTGGAATCTCCCTCTAGTAAGAAAAAACCAATCTCGTTTTGATTAAGATTGGTTTGAGACTCTATCTGATGAAAGTACCTTTCTATATGATTGATATGTATGCCACCCCATTGCATACTATCTCTAAACAATGAGCATATTCCCAGTTTATACTTCATTGAGCTTCTCCTTTAACTTAGGGTCGTTAAGGCTTGAGACAGCTCTATCATCTATAAATATATCAAACATAGGTTTACCACATATTAGTATGTGATACTTAAAGCCGTTTGCGTCCAACCAACACTTAGTCATATTGTATTCTGACCATGTTCTAGCTGTGAATAGTATGATTTCATGACCATCATAGTACCACTTATTTATACGCTCTTTAGCCCCATACAATGGCTTGGCTATTGAGCGTTCCTCTCTAATCCTATCTTCACATAGCACGCCGTCGATATCAACGCCTATCTTCATGTTTACACCTTAGAGTTAGTGAAAAAGAACTCTCTGTTTACCCGCCTCATTAGCAAACCTCTTCTCCACTTAAAAGGTATATGATGGGTTTCGCCATTTTGCCATTCATCCCTAATAAACCTAAGCATAGGTACGCCAGCTTCCATAGATAATATGCATCCACCACCAAACCTTGCATTTATCTCCATAATGTAGATGTACTTACTAAATTCCTCTTCTATGAACTGTAAACAAATTGGTCCCCTGAATTGAAGGTAGCTATGTATTTCTTCCACCTTCTGAATCATAAGTTCATGATATACCGTCTGACTATCCAATACTTCTCCATTAGCCACTCTGAGTCTAGTGCGAGGTATAGCGTCTATCATCTTGCCGTTACGTCCGAAGTATGCGTCAACACTATATTCTTGTCCTTTTATAAATTTCTGTGCTATATGTGTGGCACTATGTTTACGTTCAAAATCATACTTATCATACCTATCCACGGTAAAGATTCCACGGCTCCCATAACCATGAATAGGTTTGATGATGGCTGGTTGACCTGGATTTGCCCACGGATACATCAATGGTAGATGATTTCGGAAAAATAATTCAAAGCGCGATTTATCATAACAAGTGTTTGTGGTAAAGTTTGAGGAAACCACCGGCCAGAAGTGCTTATTTGATAAGGGTTTGAGTTGAGTGCATAACACGGTGGCCGCGTCATCCAGCGGAATTATAACATCTATACCAAGGTCTATAATCTTTTTGTAGATGTCTGATAAAATATCTTCATCTTTCCATGACTTACCCTTAATTACTTTAGCCACACAACTAATTGGCACATTCTCTTCAATCTCATAACTATAAACCTCGCTGTATTCAGACAAAGCGGATGCAAAGCTCACCCTACGCCCAGCGCCAAGTAATAAACTACGCATTCTTTCTCCTATAGACATACCGAGTCCTTTATATCCCAAACGCATTAAGTATTGCCGTTTGGGGTATTGCGATTGTCTTAGTAATGCCTATGGATTTTTGCCATCTAAAGAACACTTGCTTTCGTCCGTTTGGTCGGGGGTTGTCAGGTAGGACAGTGCCCCCAATTTTCTTTTTTTTTGACGAAACCAAGACTATTTCGTGCCCCAAGCAACTCGTATTACTTGTTATCCCATTGAGAGTTTGGCTACTCTCTGGCAGTTACACCCTTGCCGGGAATATGGCAAGGTGATGGCGGACAGATGCCGGCGTTAGAACAGCATAAAAGAACCGGCTTGCACGATAGTTGGTAAAGCTGTTACTATTTCTCCGTCTTTCTTCCCATAGACATCTTTCCTTTTGCTAATTATGTATTACACCGAATTCTGGCTAATGTAAGGCCGTAGTCGTCGTCGTATTCTCTAAAGAACATTTCTACGTCAAACATAGTTCTATCTATAGAGTTTACTAAAGCGACAGGTCCAAACCAAGTGTTAGTGTCGTGTATCAATACTATACCGCCCGGCATAAGTAAGTCAACATAAGCCCAATCGTTTATTGCCATATTTAGGGAGTGGCAGCCGTCAATCACAAGTAGGCTAAGTTGTTCTATGCCAAATCTTCTTATAGCCAATCTAATCTCTGCCTGATTAGCAGAATTTGTGCGTAAGGTATAAACTTTCTTGTCCGGCTGATTAAGGAAACTCTTGTCTTCTAAGTCCACCCCTAAATATATGGTATTTTCAGGTTTATGATTCATTAGATGATAACTAAATGAATATTCTGGTTTGTATAAGGCAACACCTATTTCGAGTATGCCATAACCATTCGGTAATCCCTCTACAACTTCCTTTACTTTGGCCATTACTCTTGGGCTATTATCCTGTTGGCTTTTATTATAGAATTTATGAAGCACTGGATGTGGCGAGGATTCGTTGTCGCTATATCTCGGTTGGTAAGTCGGTCTTGCCGTAAGACCAAATAGCTTAGATGGTAACATTGTTAAGCCTAATTCTTCAAGTAGTTTCATTGAACCCCCGTTTCTTTCATAAGCTTCGCCCAACCCTCTTTAGCTACAGGATAATTAAAATTATCTATAGCCGTCTTACGAGCTTTTTGGGAGATTGAGTGGGCGAGGTTATCGTCTTTCATAAGCAGGTCTATATAGGATATAGCCTCATCAATAGTATTTACACAAAAACCGTTGAGTCCATTCTTAATAAAAAAACCGGCTTCCCAATTGGGTCCATTAAATTTAGTGCCTAATGTCACTATAGGGCAACCACAACTAAGGGCTTCCATAAAACTATAAGTAATAGCCGCCCCCAATCTTGGTTGAACATAATTTACGCGAGACTTTTGCATTAAACTTATGAACTCATCCTCTGGCACACTACATTTAGCATAAGGTATGCCTTCGTTTTCTGCACCAACCAGCACTCTCTTATGATTACTTGTTACAATTTCATAAATGTCATCTAGGATGTCGGGCCTTTTCTTCATAGCCTTAATGTTAGTAAATACTTGTTTTTCTGTGCCTACCCATCCCTTATATTTATCAATCTCTACACATTGACGGATGATGGCTTGGCATTTAATAGCGGGCTTAAGCTGGATAACTTCCATTTCAGACATACGAACCATAAAAAATGGTCTTGCACGCATATATAGACCAGTTATGTAGTCTTCAACTCTACTATTGATAATGTCAATTGTTCTGTGAATTACAGGCTTGTCGCCAGCATTCTTGAGAATGTGCGTGAGGTTGTCAGGATACCAGCAGCTTACTATAACATCAAAGTTATCTAGGAAGTCCTTTCGTAAAGCAACTCGCCCGGTCATAAACTCAGCCTTCGGTGGCTTATATTCAGGATAATCACGATTAAACTTATCTATCAATTCTTGGTTTACGCTTAACTCAGGTATGGCGGGCCTCATATTCGTTGTGGGCTTATGAGGATTCATCCAGTAGCCTATACTAAATACATCAAAACCAAGTTCATGAAAGATACGAAGCTCATCGTGTTCTAGGACTTCATGACAACTTATGTATAATAGTCTCTTTTTTGACATCCCAAACCACCTATTTTCCCTTTTGCTCAAACTTGAATACTTAACCAAAGCTCATTACTTCCAGCTAGGCTACGCCCCTCTGGTTTACCGGCGTTTAACCATTTTTTGTCGTACATAATCTATTCACCCTCTATTTTCCCTTGTTTAATAACCTCAATAGGTATAGGGCTTACATCTTTGTTAAAAATGAAACTAATACCAACCCTTTTTGCCCATGGATGTACTCTACGCATAGGTACTATAAAGTTAATGGTTTCACAATCTATAGTAGCTTGAGTTAGAATACCAAGGCAATCTCCTGTGCTTTTTTCAAAAACGCCGCCGCCTGATGAACCTGGGGCGGCTGTAGCGCTAATCTGGTCAAAGTAAGTGTTGTCCCCTTTTCTATCATACTGACAGTAAATGCCAGAAGTCAAGCTGTTAGGATTACGAATCCCGAATAGACTACCAACGTGATATACCTCTGTGCCCAACTCTGGTAGGCTATCCGCTTTGATATAATTTATAGTGTGCTTAGCAGCATTTTTTTGTCTTACATGAAGTAAAGCTAAATCTTCCGCGCCCGGCGGAGATATTCTTATGATGTCGGCAGTATAATTTGTTCTACTTGTTACCCTGCCGTTTTGGTAGTTGTCAGTGAATACTGTAACTGGTAAAAACTTATCTTCTGCTAATCTAACACACCTGAAAGTATGGGCACAGGTAACAACATAACTTTCACCGCCCACATTTGTTAAAGTGCCGGAGCCATATGCAGTAGTATTACCATTCTCGGCAACAACCGTAACAGAGGATTCTTGTAAAAGACGAGGTACAGAAATTGGTGGAGTAGTATATTTTGCGGTAGTTGCTATAAGCAAAGCCATTAAACTTACAAAAAATAAAGCTCCACCAATCCATACGGCATATTTATTTACCATAACACACCTCGAAAAAGAGAAATGGTTGCATTATGATAAATACACCGGCGTTACTTACGAGTTAAGTATCCAAGGCTTACACACTTAAGGATAACACGACCAATCTCAAGGTCGGTACGCTCCTCTATCGGCTTGACTACAACACCTTCACGAGTGTGATTAGCCCCTGGAATAAGACTTTGACCTTCAGCAATGGAAAGAATGATGTCTATGTTGAAGTTAGTAACTGCAACCAAAGGCACAACTGGAATGTTATATACGTTGTTGTAATGTTCCATCTCCCTCCAGTTCAACCACTTTGCATTATTCTTATCCCAGATGTCAAAAGCGGCAAACTTAACTTCGCCGGGTTTGGTGCCATACCTCAAGTCTTGAACTTGACCATATACCTCTCCGTATAGAGCGTATTCTGGATGAGCTTTGCAGAACTCTTCTATTTGAGGATTAGCGAGAAGGGCTTTCCACCAAATACTACGTTCGTCTTCTTTCTTCCAACCTGTACGGCTTCCACAGTACATTTGGCCATCATGAAAGGTATAACGAGCATTAGCTCCGTGAATCTTTTCAGTTACTACTACTGTTTCACCCTTTGTGAATTTGTCAACATATCTCTTAATGTTGTCAATATCATACTTAGGAATGTTGGCGGCGGGAGGGGTAACCTCATCACAGCCAGTAATAGCAGGAGTTTCAGGTTCGTAATGAGTAAGCCCTAGAACATCAAATAAGTCATCACCCTCTTTAGCTCCTTCTGGGGCTGGTACCAACACACCAAAGCTCGGAACTTGACGTAGTTTCTTAGCCTTAACCCTGTAATACTTATCTCCGGTCTTACAATCAGCAGCCAAGAAAGCAAACTCAGGACGAGTAGTATCTACAATAGTGTCTGGAACAATATAAACAGCTAGTTGACCCTCTTTCCATTCTTCCTTATTTACACAAACTGTATAACCACCAAAGACCCTAACGATAGATAGCTTGTCAGCATTAGGGTGGGTTTCCATATGGATTTTGACAACTTCTGCCTTATACGTTGATTTCATTATACACAACCTTTCTTTTGCTAAATAAAAAACATTCTACTGAGATAGAGCGTGACACCTAATACTAAACCTAATGATAGCCAACACCACCAAGGGGTATGTCTTCTTACTTTAACTACCGGGTTTTCTTCAGGTAGTATTTTAGAAGCCTTATCTATAAGTTTGGCGGCGTCAAACAGTAATTGTTTATATTCATTTGTTTCTTCAATAGATGCCTTGATTGACACAATTCCACTCGCATGTTCCCTGAGAGCCTTTGCGTGTATTCCCAGGAAATTGATAAGCGGGTTTTTAACTACAACTTCTGTGTTTGGATTATATGCCCCCATTTTTTTTGCCTCGCTTATGAGTTGAGGGTGAACACCATTGGTGTTACACCCTCATATTGTTTCTAATTTAGTGTATTGGTCTTCTTACCCCCAGGTTTGCGGAAGAACTTAAGACTTTCTCCCGCCCTACGGAGCAAGGAAGCCTTACTTAAACAGCTTGCCTTGGGCATTCCTGTCTTAGTTGCCACAGCATCTACTGAGTCTGACGCATTCCAGGCAGCTATAAAATCTGCCTTGCTCGCATACTTCCCCTTACGTTCTCCCATGAGTAATTCTCCTTAAAAATATTTTACCAACCTAACATCGCTTATTTTAGAAATACTAAAGTTACGAGGCTCATTGGCGGCCAAATCATCGCAATGTAAAACGCCGTTCTTAACTTCTTTGACCATAACGAAGCGGTCATTGCCCGGCTTACTGCCACCACTATACTTGAAGATAATCAACTTATCCTTATACTTGCTCCAAGACTTTTCAGTAGCCCAAGTTACAAACTCTTTGGTGCCGTTAAAGGAGCCTACAACATCTGTTATCGCTCCATTCTCGATTTTTTTTAAGCCAATCTTAACTGGTACTACATCTAGGACATAGTTATGCCCCTTAGTATGTAGGATGGACTTATCAACACATTCGGCTAAGTCACTAAGGCTATCTATCTTGTGACTAAATACAATATTTTCACCTTCGCCACACAATCTAATCAATACATTCATTATACTGTCTCCTTTATGTTTGACTCTACAAAAGATAGTGCTCGTTCCGGACTTTCTTTCCATACATCAAGTGGATGTTTCTTGAGTTTACGTGCTTCAAATAATATACTTGAAAGTCGTGTTTTTGGTAGGATGAATTGGGCGAAATCTTTTTGATTTTCAATGTATTTCGCTTCGTCCCAAATCCTTACCAGTTCAGACTTTGCGTTGTTTATAATTGTTTCAATCCTCTCATACTTTTGACGAACTTCTGGGAAGTAGGTAAGTAGCTCAGAACCTTCACCAGCAAGCACAAAAGGAACAAGATTTTTGTTCAAGAAGATATTATTATTACCCTTTAGTGTGTGTAAGCTAATATAACGTGCATTCTTAACCTTAATACGCATGTTAGTATTATCACGACACACAACACCCTCGAAAGTAGCGTCCAAATCCTTGTTGAAGATAGTAAGCAAGAAAAGAGTAGGCTTAGTATATTGACGCACAACCTTATTCCACGGGGAGCATAGTTCAAACACAAAGGAAGATTGGGGGCTTAGGAGTTCATTGGCGACTTTAACGCCGCCAAGGGCATCAAAGAATAGATTTTCCCAAGTGGGTCCACCATCACATACATTACCCTTTGCGAAACTTCCCCGTGTGTTGACTCGCCAGGTACCTTTGTAGTTATACATAACCATAAGGGAGCCATCTTCCTTAGATGTAACCTCAAACTTATTCCAATTAAACTTAGAAGTCAAATCCACCATTTCACCATAGTTGAAGAACCTGGTAAAAGAGCGAGCAACAACATTCCAGGTGTCCTTTTCTAAGGTAAGGGCGCGGCATTCCTGAGCGATGATTTCATTCTTAGGAGACTCAATTTGGTTATAGTTTAGGATAACTAAAGGTTCAGTAGGATGTTCTGTAACTTCAATGCCGTATTCGGCCTTAAGGTCCGTTAGACTCTTGCCGTTTATAAGGTACCTTTGTACAGCTAACATTTAGTTCTCCTGTGCTCTCTCTATCCAGCTATGCCTGGTACATCCCCAGCCCTAACCGCCTTCACAAACTCCAATGTTAGTTTGCCACGAAATACGATTTTTGCAATATCAATGTGCCTAAATTTTTCAGAAAAACTCCAGGGGTCCAAAAACCCACCTTATTCGGCGGATATCTCATCGTTTATTTTGCTGGCACTTCTTAAGAAGTAATCTTTATACTTCTTAGGCGTTTCCTGCAAAATCTTTGGAATCTCGCCGTCAAAAGTGTAAGTAAACTCACACCGCTGTATCTTACCATCCTTTTCGGGAACCTCACCTTTCCAAGTTACTACACCTTGACCGTTGACATTACGGGTAATGGTGAAGAGGCCTCCTGTGGCCGTCGCCCTAAACTTTTTTTGAGCCATATAGTTTAGGAATTTAGTTGGTGAAGTATGTTTTGACTCAAAGCTGTGTACCTCCATAATTATAGGAATGTTTTCACCTTCCAATTTGGCTGTAACACACAAGTCAAAAAATTCAGTATAGGTCAAGTATAGAATCGCTACAAACCAAAATGAAAACGTCTTCATATATTTCCTCCCTGTAACCGTGGCCAGCGCTCGTAAGACGCTATTGATGATTAGGTGTAGTAAGCATAGCCGTTTACCTAAGTGGATGATAGGGGAATCGAAACCCTGTGACGTAGCAATCTGTCGAAACTCTCGCCCTACGAGTAGATTGCTGTTAGTTAGACTAACGTGAACGTAAGACTTTGCTGGAGCATAAGAGACTGCGAAATCGTTCTTCATGCTCAACTGCCGTTGGGTCATAACCATACTCTTGACGTTTGTTGTATAGGCCGATAGTTGTTTGCCTTACACTCGGCTCAACAGTATGTTCATGAGTAGGAGCGGCGGGTCTTGCACCCGCACTGTACGGATTTTAAGTCCGCTGACTCTTCTTTTGGCCTACGCTCCCATAAGTAGCGAGGGAGGGACTCGAACCCACACTACCTACGTTCTAAGCGTAGTGCCTCCTACCGTTGGGCTACCTCGCCATCATAAGACTGGATGCTTCGCATATAATTTAAGACAACTTAGATAAACACGAAGCACCCATCGACATAATATACACTAAGAGCGATTTTGTACATCCCAATAATACCAGATTTTTAGAGATTGTCAATGGGAAAAATCGAGATTACTAACGATATGGTTGTATAAGTAATCTCCGTTACTAACTTTCACTTTTACAATCTGACCGATAGCGCGTTTTTCTACAATTTCTTCAATCTCTCTATCTTTAGCCAAACTCTCTTCAAGATTGGATTGATAACGGCCAACAGTATTAAAATTACCAAAGTCTTGTCGTTCAAGTAGAACGTGGATAGCAGGAAATTGTTTATCAAACATCTGAGAAAGTTCTATAAGTTGTTGTTGAAACGGAAGGCCGTGCATATAACAGCATTGTAAAAGAACTGGACTATCCGCAATAATAAGGTCTATGCCATTCTTCAATAACCTTTCTTCTTTGTGTACCTGATTGCCAAATATAAATAGTTGGTCCCAGCCGGTAGGTCTCTTACCCTCATAAGCCCATTGCTTGACCCATTCATCCACAAACTCAGCATTAAGAGCAGGAAACTCTTGTTTGAGACGCGAAATGAGAGTATGAGCCAATGTTGATTTTCCTATACCCGGCCCACCATATAAACAAATCCTAATTTTATTTTTAATCATTCTGGGTCATCCTACATTAAGAATCGGCCCGGCTGTACACGTTTTGATAATAGCCCCATCTCATGGGGCGAGCCGGATGGAAGAGATAGGACAAATGAAAGGCATACTATTGTGACCGGTATGCCAGCGGTATTTGGTTAAGCGGCAATTAGGCTGAATACCTCATCCACTTCATGGGCCGTTAGGGAGTTGGCCTTTCTTATAATTTCATCCCACAGCTTATCGGCAGACTGAATCAAGCGTCCGGCGAAGCTGTCTAACTCAAACCACTTGGTTTGAGGCATTTCTTGACCCGCCCTTGTGATGGCCTGGACAAGCCCGAAGGCACTCTTTCGAGGCTCTGTCGCGTAGGCGGACAGCAGTTTGGTTGCCTCCTTTTTGCTAAGATGAACAATCTTAGCAACCTGAGCGAACAGGGGCCTTTCGGAGTCAGATGCCCAGGTGTAGGCATTCAGCCGCTTCAATCCTTCCAGGTGTTCGGGAATTAGCGGAATTTGTAAGGTGATGTTGTCCTTGAGTTTTTGAAACTCAAGGTTAAGGTCAATAGACCTGCCTCTATGTACACGGTAGTAAGCCTTCCCGCTAATTTTGCCCCATACGCAACCGTTCTTACAGATTGCCCGGAAGAGCCAAGGGCAACTGCTTAATTGTCGGACGCCAATTTCGGAATTCCCAATACTAACACCCCCGCCGTAATCGGAATCATCTTCTGCACGGAGGCTATCGGGAATCAACACATTTCCCCAGATGGTATCGACCCCATCACACCTGTTCCAATGACTGAGGCGACCGCCGGGGATAATCCGGGCGATGGAATCAAGCAACCATTCATTGTTGAGAATAGCATACTTGTCACTCATCATGGCACGTAGGGTGCCGTCTGTGCGAGTGCGGAATAGGAATTTCTTGTCAGGATTGACGAACCTGAAACCATTGGACATAATCTTAACCAAGGTTTCCGCGTCCTGCGTGTCGTTGACCCGTTCATCGTTATAGGCCAACTGTTGCGGCAGCCAGCAGCCGCACCGTGCCCAAATGCTTGCCTGGTTAAGGCAGTGTTCTGTGGGCACAAATTCGCGACCGTCCTTATAGCGGAAGCAGAACTTGCCGTTGGTAGTTACGGCGGGTCGCATTTCGCTTAGCGTGGCCATAAAGTCTTCCGTTTGGCTACGGCTGTTGGCCAGCAGCTCTTTTCCCTCTTGGTATGACATGGTGCCCACATCATACCAAGTTTTACTCACATGGGCGAAGCCTTCGTTCGTTGCCAACTTTTGGCTCTTGAGGACGAATTCTCCGCTGTTACCGGAGCCGATGATAGGTTGGAGCGTTTCGGACATGTGTATGTCTCCCGAAAAGTTGGTTGTGTGTGTTACCTACTCTAGTAGTGTAGCCTATTAGGCCAAGCTTGTCAAGGGCTACCTACCTTTTTTCCGAAAGAAGCCTGCCGTGAAGGATAGCAGGCAAACGACAAGAAAGAGGTTAGTAATCCATTCGTCCCTGTGCATAGGGTTCCTTTCTGACGCCGGTTGAATTATCAACCGGCCTTATAATCCGCACGGCGTCGCCCGTGCTTGCTCAGTTGAGGTAAGACAGCGGAAATGCCATTGAATAAAAGAACCGCATCAGCGGCCTTGAGCGGAGGGACTCCTTTCAGTACAGGGCGGCTTCCGCCGTCTTTTGTTACTTCCATCGGGCGGTAAAACCCGCCCTTTGTCCACCCCATATAGACGGTGCCAACCTTGTCGAAATCTGGGGTGCCTTCCACATATTCCAGCCTCAAAGCAATCGCGATTGGCCGGAAAGCCCGGTACACGTCTTTATAGGACGTGCGGACGGATTTTGTCATAGTTATTCTCCTTCGCTAATCAGGGCGGTAGGTGCATATTTTGGACCACCGGAGAAACCCGGCAACGATGTGATTTTTTCCCAGAACGGAACGGTAATTACGGAAAAACCGTCTCGTTCCAGAAGCCGGGCGAAGCTGGGGTAACGCTCCCGGAGAGCGTTCCACCAGCACTCGGCGGCGTACTCCTCATCAACTCGCACTGCGAAGTGTTCGTTGGTTGGCAACATGTCGATTTCTCCCGAAAAGTGGTAAGACAGGGGCGGTCACTCACCACCCCTCGGTTAAGTGCTTACCCTACCATTGGTAGAGCGAGCCGACGATTTTTATTATACCCCTGGCTTTTGAGTTTAGCCAGGGCCTTTGCCGCCGGGGTACCGGCTGGCTGAACCCCGTGAATCAACAGGGCAAAATCGCCCTGCCGACGCATAGCGTGCGTGTCGTCGTGGTCGATAGGGAGTCCGAGGCTTTGGGCCTCTTCCTCACTGAACACCACAACTGCTTTTTGCAGTCGTCGTGCCTCAATCATCCAATCATGCCTCCCGCCAACGCTGGCGGTGAGCACAAAATTATGTGCCAATCCGGCATATTCCCTTTCTAAACGAACCCAAAAGTCTAAGGATTTCGTGTAGCCATAGAATAAAATGTCCGGGTTACGTTCGGCAACAATGTGCCAAGCTTTCATGTATTCATAGTTAAAAAAGTCTCCGGATGCGTGAATCCGGATAATTCTTGCCTTCTTCGGAAGGCTGGCATTGATTAAGTCGGCAAGTTTATGGACGCCGTCTTTTTGTGATAGCATCCTTTTCACTTGCTTAAAATTGTTCCAGCGTGACACTCTGACGCTGGGCTTAAATGCTTCCTCACTGGTGGCGTAGCACCGGAACTTGGTGCTACGCCCGTCCCGCACTTTACCAGTTTCAGGGTCAGCCTTAGACAGGCAGTCTAAGGCACCGGGACAGCTATGCCCCGCGGGTAAGCTGAATGTCCACAGGCCATTGTGGACGCGAAGTTTTTTGTTCCCCTTGGTGAAGCTTAACATCTTTCACCCCTTTATAACGGAGTTGGGACCGCACGCCCTTACGATAAGGGCGTCTGCATTAAGCACGGGGCGTGTTCCCCGTGCCCCCTCTGCGTCATTCTGGAGCATTTTCCACTATTACCTTATTTTTTGATTTATAAAAGACTGTATCATTGGACAAATGATGGAATTCCCCTTCCGCAGTCAGAAAAAAAAGACTGGTTGGGCAAAACGGCGTCTTCATGATGATGCCTGTTCTTCCGTCGGCATCATCTACGGTACGAAGTTCGACAACCATGGATTCGCCCGGTTTAAGGTCATGCACAGTAAATATTTGCCTCTTTTGCTGGTTATCAATTGTCACTTTTGCCATTTATTATCCTCCTTTTGCATTTTTTACACTAATTGTTGAAGTAGATGGGTAAAACAATACATCCCCACCTAATTCCCAAATCCGGCCTTCTTCCGAGTGGAAGAAGTATAGTTTGCCTGAGTCAATAATCGGCTTCATCAATATCCCAGTAACCCCATTGAGGCCCCTGGAATAGGATGATATTCCTACCACCATAGACGAACCGGCCTGTAGGTCTTCCGAGTAAAGCAGCCGGCTTCGCTCGCGACGTTCCGAATCTTCAACTTTTACGAACACCATCAGTTTCCTCCTTTCGGGTGGAACAGGACTGGTTTCCTACTGACCCCATAAAAAGGGGCGGGTATAATAATATATCCGCCCCCTACCTCTTTGTCAAGGTGCGGTGGCCAGGTCGCGGACTAAGTCCGCAAAATCCTGGCCGTCATCCAGGGCCTTTGCAATTTTCATGGCTTGTTCCCGGGTAATCTTAATTACCCGGAGTTCGCCACCCACTTCGGCTAATACCACAAAACGGCTGTTCTTGCCGTGTCTTGTGGCATTACAGACTTCGTAAAGCCCAGCGTCATCGACGCGGGCTTCTGTTGTTTCATTACGGCGGCCGCATTTGCGGCCTACGAATTCCCGACTAAAAACATACTTCTTGTCCCGGCCAGTAATCTGGGCGATGTACTGGCCGCTGAGGCCGTAATCGGCCTCTGCTGTCAGAGTGACCACGATTTTCCCCTTGGAGCGGAGTTGGGACCGTGCACCCTCACCGTAAGGGTGCCCGCATTAAGCACGGGGCGTGCTCCCCGTGCCCCCTCTGCCATGTGGTTAATACCACACGTTTTGTACGGTTACGCAGCAATATGATTTGTAGAACTCGGTGTCAACACCGAGTTTTACGAACTGGCCTTCTTCAGTCAAGAAGTGCAGTTCCGGAGGGTTAAACGCCGTCCGCATTACGACCCCGACCTGCCCGTCAAGGTCACCAATGGTGGAAAGTTCGGCAACCATAGATTCGCCGGGGCGTAGGTTATCGACGCTGAGTAGCCGGCGGTCAAGCCGCCGGTCCTCTACCTTTACTCTAGCCATAGATGCTCCTTTCTGCCTACCGGTTGCCTCATACATATATATAGATGCTGGAAATTACTATAGGATTCAGTTTTTTTTCTTTTTTTTCGCCGCCTGGTCAGGCGACAATAAAAAAGGGGCGGGGTATAATGATATGCCCCACCTCCCTGTGTTACGCCAAAGCGGCCACTAGCTCGCGGCACGGGGCATACGCCCCGTGCTCCCTCTGCTACCATGGGTAGTCAGTGTCCCAATATGCATCATACTCTGGCATTGGGACATCGTACCCGTCGTAGCGGAAGCGGTCGAATTCCTCTTCCTCAATCTCGAAGCACTCAATCGGTAGTGCTTCGTCCTCGAAGTCTTCGTGAAGACCCTCGAAGTCACTCGGATTGCGTTTAGCCATGTGAAGACCCCCTATTTCCAGCACCTCATAGAAAGAAGTGCTGTCAGGAAAACTGTGCCGGCCACGAAGCCGGCTGGACTGAAAAGCACGCCGATAAGTTGTTGGAGCATAACCGCCCCCTTCCTGTATTAGATTACCACGAATGGGCAAAGGATTCTTTTTTTTATTTTTCCTTTACCCCCCCTTACACCTATTACTATGCACGGCAGGGGGGGTACGATTTATTTGTTGTTTTCCTCATGTTCTTACCAGGTTGTTTTGCAACGTGGGGGTACATTCACAACAAGTCACCAAAAATCACAGATGTCCCACCTAAACAATCCCTATGGTTGCCCTTTTTCGGTAAACCTAAAATTATGACTAACTAAATCTGTCTGAATAGAACCGTTCAAGAATTTATTAGTTTGATTATCATAGAGCCATACATTATCCCAAAACATAGGCAGAGTAGTTACAGGAATCACAGTCATATCACAACCTACGCCATAAACAATGACATAAGATTTGGCGTTTTCGCTTTTAGCATACATTTTCCTCGTCCTCCCACTTTCTGTAAACCTAGCTTACGTCGTTGTTGTCTTAAGCTATATAAACCTACATTTGTTTGGAACACTTTATTAAACCGTATGAGCAGTTCTCTATCTTTGTAATTACCGCTCTCCCTAATCAACCATTCTTTTTCTTGCTGACTATATCTATGCTTCATGTGTATTATTATATTGATATAAGTTGCATTAAACCAAAGAGGATGATGTTATGAACGTAATCCCCGTTCCAACCGTATTATATATGAGAATGATAGAAAAAAGCAAAGCGGAAGATTTGGAAACGAAGGATAGTAGTGAAACCTTTAACAAATTAATAGCGGAGGCAAAACCACTCAATGGTAATTCCACCAGGAATGACCGAACAACAGGTGTTGGCGGCCATAGAGAAGGTAGTGGCTATATTAGCTCCTAAGTTTAAGTTCGGTTATTATGACGTAGAGGATATGAAGCAAGAAGCGCGCTATGAAGCAATAAAAGCGTTGTCCGAAGAGAGGTATGATAATAAGAGGCCGCTAGAGAACTTTCTATATACAGTTGTCTTAAGTCGTCTTATAAATCTAAAACGTAATAAATATAAGCGTAGTGAGCCGCCGTGCGTAGGCTGCCCATTCTATGATAAGTCTCGAAACAAATGTGCAGCATTTGAGGATAGAATGTCTTGTATTAAATTTGCTAATTGGACTAGACGTAATGCTAACAAACAAGGTTTACTCTATCCAGTTGATATAAGTCTCATTTTCGATAGTCAAATCTCCAAAAAATCTTCTGTGGTTAAGGACGTGGAACTCCGTGAAATCATAGCGATAATTGAGCGTAATCTACCTAAAACTCTTCAAGTTTTTTGGGAAAAGGCTAAGGGCGGTGGAAAGTTACGGAAAACTGAGAGGGAGAAGTTACAAAGGTATATAGCAACGATATTTGAGGTGAGGAAGAATGCCTAAACGTGGAAGACCAAGTGCTACGGAAATTAAAACAATAAGAGATAACGCAAGAAAGAAGACGCCAGCAGAAATAGCTATAATGTTAGACCGCACCGAAGACTTTATCATAAGTGTAATGAAAGAGGAGGAGAATTATGAAGAGGCTCAAGAGATTATTGCTGACTTCAGAAATAGGCCAGAATACAATCAAATCAAAAGACAATTCGCTGAAGACGAAATGGCTATTTTTGAACATAAGTATGTAGAGCTTACGTTACAGTTCAAGAATGATATTAAGCCAAGTGAACGTAGTCAAATAGTATTGGCCGTAACTTATGAATTGTTAATCAGTAAAACACTCATTCAGCGTAAGCAAATGGAAGATAGCATAATTGCCTGGCAACTTGAAATAGAAGAGGTTCGTAATGATGATAGCCTGGATGAAGAAAAGGTTAAGAAGCCCAGAATAGCTAAGTTACACGAGCTTATAACTAATACTCGCGCCGCATTAACTAGGGTCGTTGCCAACGTTAATGATTATATGGATAAGTGGCAGAAGCAAATTAGGGATATTAAGGGCACTAGGGACCAGATTCGCAAGAATGAAGAAGGCGCAAAGAAGGAAGTCGTTGAGTTATTAAGGGCGTTTGATAATGAATCCTTCAGAAAACACGAGGGCGAAGAGATGGAACTAATGAGGATGGCTGGCGAGAGAGAATTAAAAAGGCTGGCTAAGCCTCATAAATACATGGATGGGCTTGTTGACCAGCCCATATTATGTTCTAAAACCATTCAAATGTTAGAGGAAGAAGAGGGCGATGGTGAATAAAAAGAAAGCGTTGATATTCGGAATCACAGGACAAGATGGCTCATATATGACTGATTTCCTTCTTGCTAAAGGATATGACGTACATGGTGTGGCTAGACGCACCTCAGTACCAAATACAACCAGATTTGAGCCTAAAGTATTAAATCAAATTCATTTACATAGCGGCGATGTAACTGACGCCGGTTCTGTTACTCGAATCATAAGCGAAGTTAAGCCGGATGAAATATACAATTTTGCCGCTATGAGTCACGTTCACATTAGTTGGGCTGAACCTTCATCGTGTTTTCAATCTACCGCGGTAGGGTGCTTAAATTGTCTTGAAGCAATTCGCACCATTAAGCCTGATACCCGTTACTTTTATGCTGGTTCTAGCGAACAGTTCGGCGATGCCTGTGATGATGATGGGCACCAACGTATAACAACACCTTTTAATCCTCGTAGTCCTTATGCTGTTGCTAAAACAGCGGCTTTCCAAATGACTAAAGTTTATAGAGAGAGTTTTGGCTTATATGCGGCGTCCGCCATATGCTTTAATCATGAAAGCCCAAGACGCGGCGAAAACTTTGTTACTCGTAAGATAACTAAATACTTTGGTGAGTTAGCCGCTGCTATTATAAACGATAAAGTTATCTTTAATCTTACAGGCGAAATGAACTATCCAAAACTACATTTGGGTACATTAACAACCAAACGCGATTGGTCGCACGCCCGCGATTGTGTTGACGGTTTTTGGCGTATGATGCAACTCGATAAGCCCGAAGACTTTGTATTTTCATCTATGGAAACTCATACAATACAAGAGTTCTTAGAAAAAGCATATGCGGTTTTCGTAAGATGGTTATCAAATCATTCATCTTATTATATTCCTAACCTTTCTCTTGCTAAAATCGTAGAAATAGACCCTAAGTTTATTCGTCCACTTGAAGTGCCGTACTTATTAGGTGATAGCACCTATACGCGCGAAAAACTTGGTTGGAAGACTACTATAAGTTTTGATGAACTTGTTTATGAAATGGTTAATCATGATATTCAAAGGTGTAATAATAATGAATAAACTATATACAGTAGTTAGAGACACAAGGGAAAAGGAGGGGCATGGATGGATGTTTAGTCCTTGCGATTGGTGTAATGGTACAGTAATTGAAGCCTTACCAACTGGTGATTATACGTTAAAGGGTTTGGAAAACATATTTGTTATTGAGCGTAAGGCAAATACATCAGAGTTTTCCCGCAATATACTTGAGGCAAGATTTATAAAAGAATTAGAGAGATTACAGGAGTTTGAGTTTCCATATGTTGTCTTAGAGTTTAATATGGATGACATCCTTAACTTTCCCGAAAATTCTGGCATACCAAAAATGTATTGGAAGAGTTTGGCAAAAATATCCCCACGTCTTATTCTTGCAAAGTTGATGGAGTTTCAACTTAAGTACAAAACCAAGTTTATATTGGCCGGAAGTGGTAACGGTCATCGTATAGCCTCCTGTCTAATGAAAAGAATGGTGGAATTAGTTAATGAGCGCGAAAAAGAAAGACCCGCGACTAAGCCTAGAAGAAATAAAAAGTGACCCAGAGTTAGCGAAACAGTATGTAAAAAGAGCGTGGTTAAACTTACCTGATTTAATAGGCCGGGAAATTGATAATCCTCTAGCTCACATTACTCGTGAGGATATAGAGAGACCACATAAGTATCTAGTTAAACTTATTACTGATGTAAACTACGTTCATTTTACAGCTAAACATATTTTTAATGTAAAATTGTCGCCAATGCAGGTGGCTTTAATTAGGTTGTTGTGGGACCACCCATTTCCATTATTGGTGGGTAGTCGTGGTATGTCTAAGACCTTTACATTAGCGTTCTATGTTATGTATAAAGGCCTTATTAAACAAGGCTCAAAGATTATTCTAACGGGCGCCGGTTTTCGTCAAAGTAAATTATTGTCTGAGTATGGTGAAACTATATGGTATAAGGCAGATATATTAAGAGATTTACTTGGTGATACTGGTGCCCGTGGCTTAAGAAATGGCCCACATCGTAATATAGACCGTCATGAAATGATTCTGGCTGACAGTGTTATTACTGCTCTACCTATTGGTAATGGTGAGAAGATTAGAGGTTTGCGCGCCAACACTATTGTTGCTGATGAGTTTGATGCTATTGATACCGAAATTTTTGAAACCGTTATTAAAGGTTTTACTGTTGTATCAGACAACCCAATTGAGAATATGGAGCGTAAAGCAAGCTATAAGGCTATGCAAGAGTTAGGTTTTATTAACGAAGATAATCAAGTAAGAGCAAAAGAATTGTTTGAGTCCAAACGTAATCAGGTTATCATCTCCGGCACAGCATCATATAGCTTTCGTAATTTTGCTAAGTATTGGAAGAAGTATAAAGCTATTATTTCAAGCAAAGGTAATCAAGCCAAGTTGGCTGAAATGATGGGCGGTGATACCGAAAATATGGCTGCCCTTAACTGGAAAGATTATTGTATAATTCGCATACCCGTTGACTTACTACAAGAAGGTTACTTTGACGCCACCCAGATTGCTTCTAACAAAGCTACCTTACACAAAGCAGCTTATGAAATGGAGTACGGAGCAGTCTTTGTGGGCGACAGTGATGGTTTTTTTAAGCGTACATTAGTTGAAACATGCGTTACCCGCCACCCAATCTATATAAGTGGTATTCCAGTGCAATTTTCTGCTACTATTAAAGGTCATCCAAAACGTAGATATGTTTATGGAATTGACCCAGCCTCCGAACGCGATAATTTTGCTATAACCTTACTTGAGCTTTGGCCGGAACATCGTCGTGTTGTTTATGTTTGGACAACAGATAGGAAAAGATTTAAGGAAAAGTTTCAAAAGGGTATTATTAAAGAACATCAATTTTATGCTTATTGTGCCCGTAAAATTCGCGAGCTTATGAAGACATTCCCTTGTGAACGTATTGTTATGGATGCTGAAGGCGGCGGGCGTGAGGTAGCTGAAGCTCTTTACGACACCGACAAGATGTACCCCGGAGAATTGCCAATATGGCCTGTTCGTGACCCAGATGAGCCGAAAGATAGTGACAGCTATGCTGGCTTACATCTCGTTGAGTTAGTTAATTTCTCAGATGGTAAATGGGTAAGTGAAGCAAATCATGGTATGAAAAAAGACTTTGAAGACAAGGTTCTATTACTACCTAGATTTGATGCCGTTGAAATACAATTAGCTGGCGAAGAAGATAACCAGTATGAAAAAGACTATGGTGTACCAAGAGAGGATACTCTTGAAGATTGTATGATTGAGATTGAGGAACTTAAGGAAGAATTAGCTAGTATTCAGCACACCCAAACCTCAAATGGTCGCGAGCGTTGGGACACGCCTGAGATTAAGACTCCGGGTATGCAAAAGAAGGGTAGGCTTCGTAAGGATAGATACTCCGCACTTCTTATCGCTAATATGGCGGCTCGTACTATACAACGCGCGCCAGAAAAACCAGAATATCACAATATCGGAGGCGTGGTAGGACAAGTTAAGAAAGAAGAGGTAAGCAAAAGTCAAGGTCAGTCTATGTATCTTGGCGCTCACTGGTATTCTAGCCAAGTTGATGGAAATTGCAAGTTCTCTGTTATCGTCAGGAGTTAATCAGGTGTATGATAACTAATAGAATTACAATTCAATTAGAGGAATATCAATATGCCTGCTAAGTATATGAAGACAAGACATCAAACTGGTCCTATGTATATAACATGGGATAATGCAAAGAGTAAGGCCGAAGCCCTAACTATGTCAGCTAATGCTACACAAAATTTCGACCCAATACACCGCTCTTCTGCATGGAATACGTTCCAAAATGTAGCTCCCAATGTATCTGTAAGGGATGGATACTCTAATAACGACTACTACTACTTCCGTAAGAATGAGCAAACTCCTCGTAGGCAAAAAGAAAATATAAAGGAGTGTATGGAGGCTGCTCGTAAAATTGGTATCGTTCACAATGTAATTGATTTAATGTCTGACTTTGTTACTCAGGGCATAAATGTTGTGCATACCAACAAAGCTAAGGATAAGGTAGCTAAGGCTTGGTTTGAAAAAGTAAATGGTAAAGAACGCTCAGAAAGATTTTCCAACATACTTATGAGGGCTGGTAATACTGTGGTTAAGATGACTACAGCTAAATTAAACGCTCGTAGAGTAGAAAAGTTGACAAAAACATCCGCCGCTCCTGATATTACCAATCCAGAAGATTTATCTACAACAGAGAAAAACGAAATCCCTTGGAAGTACACATTTCTTAATCCAATTGATGTTGAAGTGGTTGGTGAGGAAGTTGCAGCTTTCGTTGGTGTTTCCAGATATGTTTTAAGGGTTCCTGAAAATGTAATGAGAGCTATGCGTTCTACTAATGACCCAAAGGTAGTAGAACTTGTAGCAAACTTACCTGCCGAATTGCTTAGTCTAGTAAAAAGTGGGGCTAAATATATACCACTTCCTGACGATAAAACGTTTGTTTATCATTATAAAAAAGATGATTGGCAAACATGGGCGGACCCAATCCATTATTGTATATTGGATGATTTAATTGACTACCAAAAAGCTAGATTAGCAGATAGAACGGCGTTAGATGCTGCTGCTTCCCGTATTAGAGTGTGGAAGTTGGGTAGCCTGGAACACCAATTTGTTCCTGGTCCAGCGGCTTTCGTCAAACTTAATAATATGTTAATGGCATTAGGTTCTGGTGGCACCATTGACATCATATGGGGGCCAGACCTAAAAGTTGAAGAAATATCAACAGATATAGATAAGTTTATTGGTTCAGCTAAATACGAACAAAGTCTTCGTAATATCTATGCTGGTTTAGGTATTCCTAGCACACTTACTGGTGACAGCTCCGGTGGTTTTACTAACAACGCTGTAAGTCTTAAGACACTCATTGAAAGACTTAACTATGTTAGAAATATCTTAATTATGTTCTGGAATCACCAACTACGTTTAGTACAGAAGGCTCTAGGTTGGAACGAACCAGCCAAATTAGTTTTTGATAAGATTTCATTAACAAGTGAAGACGCTGAAAAGGCTTTATTAGTTCAGTTAGCTGACCGCGACCTTATTTCTGGTGAAGCTCTAATGGAAAGGTTTAATCTGATTCCTGAGCTAGAAAACATTCGTATGAAGAGAGAATATCGTCAGCGTAAGTTAGGTGCATTACCAGAAAAAACCTCTCCATACCATAGGACGGGTAATCTTGAAGAAATGAAAAGGATTGCCTTACAGCGAGGTTTAATACGCCCAGAAGATGTTGGTATTAAAAGTAGTTTGGATACAAAGAAAATCTTAATGCGACAAACCATACCTAAAGCTCCTTTGGGTTTACCAGGAAGTCCTAAACAAAAAGGACAACCACAACAAGGTAGGCCGAAAAACTCAAAGGATAGTAATAAGCGTAAGCAAAAAATTGTCAAGCCTCGTAGTAAGGCAGAATTTGCTTCTATGGTAGCATGGGCTAAAGAAGCTCAAAGAATTATAACAGATATTTTAACTCCGGTGTATCTTGAATCATGTGGCAAAAAGAATCTACGTCAATTAAGCGACGAAGAAGCACAAGTTCTTGAAGAGTTAAGATTTAGAGTTTTAGCCAATCTTAAGCCTCTTAAAAAAATAGAAGAGGAAACTGTTGCTGGGATTATTAGTAATCCAGTGCAAGTTCCAGACAATGTTCGTCGTATATATGCTAATACTCTATTGGATTTTATGACTAAAGTAAACGCTGAACCAAGTATAGAGGATATAAGAACCATTCAAGCTGTAGCTTGTATTATCGGACTAACCGACGAGTAATATATGGCTGCATAAGCAGCGGTGGGCGCTAAGTCTGACTTAGACGGTTTTGTGCCGTCGAATCACGCAACGAACGCAATAAGAAATAAGCAAAGGAGAGATGTATATGGCGATTCCAATTTACAGACAAGAAATTTTGGATGGCTTACAGCATAAGATTAAGTCTAAAGCCTGTTTAGCCTACACCGCTGAACTTTCTCTTGCTGAAAATTTGAAGGCAAAGAAGATTGATGAGGAGAAGTTACATAAGTTACTTAAAGCTAATGTTAAAAGTCTAGTGGACCTACATCCGTTAAACTCAATAATGGTAAGTACCGGATGGAATCTTAATGATGATGTTTTTGAACGTAGTGAGACATGGGCTAGTCGCAATACGCCTGAAGATAAGCCATTGAATTATCAGCACGACTTTTCAGACATCATAGGTCATATCATTGGATGTTCTCCGATTGATGAAGAGTATAACATTATACCAGAGGTTGATAAGGATGGTAATGATACATCAATTGAAGACTTACCATCCAAGTTCCACATCTTTTCAACATCTGTATTATACAAAGTCTGGCATGATAATAAAGATTTGCAGAAGAGAATGGATACTATACTAGCCGAATTACCGGAAGGTAAATGGTTTGTATCTATGGAATGTCTTTTCTCTAATTATGATTACGCCATTGTTTTACCAGATGGTTCTCAGAAGATTATAGTAAGAAATGAGGAGAGTTCATTTCTTACAAAATATTTACGTGCATATGGTGGTACAGGGATATATAACGGTTGCAAGATTGGTAGGTTGCCTCGTAACCTTATTTTCTCTGGTAAAGGGCTTGTAAAAAAGCCAGCTAATCCAGATAGTGTTATCTTTGCTAAGCAAAATATAATTGACTTTGATGGAAGAACTTTTGCTTCTTGTAAAGAAATTGTTTCAAATTCTAAAACTGTGGGGTATATGAATGGTATTAGCGGTGTTACTCAACAAACACAGGAGATGGATGATATGACTTTAGAACAGCTAAATGCAAAGGTAGATGCTCTTACTAAGCAGAACAACCAACTACAAGTAGAAAATGAACAATTAAAGGCTAAGATTGCTGCTCTTGAAGCAGATGTTAATGTTCGTGATGAGCAACTTAGTTTTAAGGCTTCCGAATTAGCAAAAGCTAACGAAAAGATTATCGAACTTTCTAAGAAGGTCGATGAACTAAGTGCAGACTTGGCAGATGCTAACGAAGAAATTGCTAGGAATAAGGCTGAGCGAGTTAAGTCTAATCGTATTTCTATATTAGTTGAAAAGCTAGGTGTAGATAAGAATGAAGCAAGCGAACTATTCGATATTACAACTTCTTTGACCGATGAACTATTTGCAAGGTATGTAGAAAAGACTAGGGCTGCATATTTTAATAAGAAGAAGAAAGAAGAAAAGGATAGGGCTGAAGTTGATAAGAAGAGCAGGTTTAATGACGTAACCGCAAAAGATTTAGATAATGTTAGTGTAAATAAAGATGTTGCTTTAGCAACGTCTGGTGTAAATGAAGATAAGGTAGAACGGCGTCGTATTGCTATTGCAAACATGTTCGAGCAATCTAGGTCCAGGGCAAATAAGACGACAAGACTTATATAGGAGAATTAAAAAATGGCTCTATTAGGCGATAGACTAATTATTCAAGATTCTATTGATTATTTTTCAAGTGGCTTAGCCGAGAAGGGTCAAGTAGTAGTATTTGCCCAAGACCCTAGTGGTGGCGCTGGTGTTTCTTTAGATGACGCAGAAGCCTTTTGCTATGTAGCATCTACGGCCAGTGGCACTATTCCATTAGGTGTCATTATACAAGACGTTGTAAATAAGGATTTGACCCAAACACACTTGAATTTCTATAAAGAAGAAGTTCAAACAGGTGGTAAGGTCACTATCGTTCAGAAAGGTTGGGTTGTTACAAACAAAATCACTGGTAATCCAAAGGCTGGTGACAAGGCTTATCTAACCAATAACGGTAATGTTACCCCAACATTCGTAAACGCAACTGCAACTCCACAAGTCGGCGTCTTCGGTAGTCGTAAGAACTCTGACGGTTTTGCAAAGCTATACGTTGAACTTCCTAAGTAACGGAGAGAAACTAAAAATGGAAAATAGAATAATAGATAATTTAGACCTAGATGAGGCTATGTGTGCACTTAGAGACGCTGGTAGTGATGACCGTTATATAGCTTTTGCTGCACAACGCGAAATCGCTAAGTCGCTTGAAATCCCTCTTCGTAAGGGTGTTCTGAGTGGCGACATTATTGGTAACATCTTCCAGCAAGAGAAGTTTGAACCAGGCGTATATGTAGAATATCCATTGGATTTCTTAGCTCCTGGTACAGAGCGTGAGTATGTTGCTTATGCTGTTCCATCTCAGGGTATGATGCCTCAAAAGTTCGTAGAAGGCGACTTCGTAACCATGCCTACTTACGAAATTGGTGCAAGCATCGACTGGTCATTGCGTTATGCTAAGAATGCGCGTTGGAATATTGTTGCAAAGTTTATGCAAGTTCTTGAAAGCATGTTTGTCAAGAAGTTAAACGATGATGGTTGGCACACCCTATTGATGGCTGGTGTTGACCGTAACATCTTAGTATATGATTCTGACGCAACCCAAGGTCAATTCACAAAGAGACTTGTTTCTCTTATGAAGCTAGTTATGCGTCGTAACTCCGGTGGCAACTCAACAAGTGTCAGCCGCGGTAAGCTAACTGACCTATATATGTCCCCAGAAGCTCAGGAAGATATTCGTAATTGGGGCGTAGATATAATAGACGAAGTAACTCGTCGTGAAATCTATCAACTAGGCGACGGTGGCTTAACAAGACTATTCGGAGTCAACCTACACGAACTCGATGAGCTTGGTGAAGACCAAGAATATCAGTTGTACTACCTAAATGAACTTGGTGCTGCTCTACAAACTTCCGATAGAGAACTTGTGGTAGGTTTTGACCTAAGTGTTAATGACAGCTTTGTAATGCCAATTCGTCAAGAGTTGGAAATCTTCGAGGATGATAGCTTGTTCCGTCAGCGTCGTCAAGGTTACTGTGGCTGGATGGAAATTGGCTTCGGTGTATTAGACAACCGTAGAGTTATCCTTGGTAGCTTCTAATCTAAGACTCAACATTATAAGGGCTGGGAGGAGTTATTCCTTCCGGCCCTTTTTTGTATTGGGGTATATATTGTAAAAGGGAGGATTTTCTATGGCTTGGAATGATGTAATGGTCCCAATGCTTCGTATGATGATTGGGGATATGGATATAGATAATTACACTTATGATGATGAAAGGCTAGAAAAGCAATTATTGCTTGCTGCCCAACTTATTCAAGGTGGAGAATTAACATTCCCTAAGACATATACTATTAGCATACCGGCGATTACAGTTACTCCAGACCCTGTAGATGACCCACAAGATAATGCTTTTATAAACCTAGTTACATTAAAAGCCGCTTGTTTATTAGATACAGCAGAAGCAAGAATAGCTGCCGAACAAGGTATAGACATCTCAGATGTTGGTTCAAGAATAGCCTTGTCTGGTAGAGCAGGTAGTAAGATAGCTATGTTGAAAGATGTAGGATATTGTGCTGCTTATGCTTTAGCAAAGAAAGAGTTTGTGTTGGGTAGTCTAAACCCAGGACTAGCTGTGGTAAGTCCATTTAGGATATTTGCCGGTTGGGATATGGATGAAGTTCCTTCAGATTCTCTTTATTAAAGGTGATATATGGCAGTAGATGTAGCGACAAAATGTGTTGGTGGTCAAAACTTCCATCATGGTAGAGTTTTAGTAGCTACTGGCGGTAAAGGTAGCGGCGGAACTGATATGGCTAAAAAAAAAGAGCGTGGCACTACTGATACAAATACCGACACCATATTTTATGGTAAATATGATAACAGGTTTGATGATAGGAATTACTACACAACGTAGGAGTAAGATATGTTAGTTTTACCAAGATATTATAGGTTTAAGATATATAATAATAGTGGTGTGAGTATAAGTGCTAATAACGCAAAGGTTTACACCCGTAGATTTAAGTTTGGTGCAGATGGCGCATTATCTTATGAGAATTCAGAAACTTTAGTGTTGGATAATAGTAGTAGTATAAGTCCAGGTTCATATGATGCCGCAACAATGGTTGATAATAATACAGATAAGTATATAGGCGGAACCTTTGTGTTTCAAGTAACACTAACAGGCTCTCCTAATGGTAATGTTGTGTTGTTCTTTGAACGCTCAACCGACGGCACAACCCGCGTAGATAGCGATGGTGTTGGTGATGTTGTAGCTGTACTTAATTTTACAAGCGCAACAACGAAGCGTAAGTCATTCAGCCTATAAGGTGTATGATGGCCAAGATATTTCAGATAAGTAACGCTATTAGACGGATAGCACAAGATGCTATAGATGACCTAATCGACCAGCTTGGCAAAGATGTCAAGTTGGTATATCCGCCTACACCTGTTCCTTGCTCATGTGGACAGGATTTGATTGGTAAGAAAGGCCCTCATATTTGGAGCCATGGTGGCCCCTCGCCAAGAGTTGGTTCATGCGTGTATTGTGGTGGTAGCGGACAGAAACATCAGGAACAAACAGAAACTATTAGATTGTTGTGCAATTGGGATAGCAGAACCTTTGATAGAATAACCAATCCTGATATTCGCATGAGACAGTCTGGTTCTACTGTGCAGACTAAAGGTTACATATCTGATTTACCTAAGATTTTGAAATGTTCATACGCCATCTTTCAAGTTGCTATACAGGGAATACAAGAGTATAGATTTAGATTGGTTAGTGACCCTACTAATAAGAATAATATAGTTCCAAATAGATATTTTATCGCAATATGGGAGAGAGTTGGTGGCTAACGTTAATGATATGAACTTTCCTGTAACTCTTAATCTTAACATTTCTGAGCGTGAGCTTAGGAAAGAGATTATGAGAAATATGAAGGTTAGATTGGATAAAAGACTTAGTTCGATTGCTGATAAGTTATCAAAGGTTGTTGGGAAAATGTTTATTCAACAACTTAGGGCAAGTCCAGAGTATCAATCTCTAGTGACACCAAACGGAAGATTGCGACTGGAATTTGGTATAGAACAGCCAGAATATGTAATGACTAGATTAACAAAACTTATAGGTGATATGTTTAAGGTTAAATATCAGAAACCTGTTTCATCTTCTAATGTATTGTTTGGTGCTATAGTTGTTAGTTTTGACCGTGACCCAGAAAAGATATATAATTTGGTTCAAGTTAGTTATCCTACTGTTAATGGTAGGCGTATAACTCGTAAGGATAGGTTAGGGTCATATCCGAATAGAAAAAGTTTGGGTAAAGAGAGGACGGGATTAAGGGGTAGGCCAGCAGAGAAGTTTGAAGTCTTCAATATAGACTGGCTTAAATGGTTATTAACCAGTGGTGCTGAACCAGTAATCTTTGGTTATAGGGTTAAGTTTGGAAACTTTCCTACATCTCGTACAGGTCAAGCTATAATGGTTCCTAAGAATGGTGGAGCCTGGGGTGTACCCGCTGAGTTTGCTGGTACTGCAAATGATAATTGGATTACTAGAAACCTTGATTTATTTCGTCCAAAGATAGAGGAAATCATCAATAGTATGATGAAAGGCTTGGCCGATGATGATAGAAATGACAACCTACTAAATGCTTTAGTAAAATTCTTGGGGAAGGGAGATGGCGATACTTAATTTCAAAGGTATAAATCATATTGGTGAAAGTACAATTTCCATGCAACTAGAAACTAACATTGTTGCATGGTTTGATTGGTGTCAACTTAATATAGGTGGCTTTTCTAATATAGAGTATGGTGAATCTGGTGAGTATGGTGGGAACCTTTCTCAACTTAGAAATGCAGAAGCACCAGGGTTTTCTCAAGGTCAAGTGTGGGAAGGTTTTAGAAAAAATTGGGTGTGGGAAACTGGTATAAACTACGATTATCAACCAGTTAGAGTGACTGGTATCAAAATAGATAATACATTTTATCCAACTGGTGCCAGAGGAACATATGCTTTTAGTGTAAACTATCCTTTAGGTAGAATAGAATTTGATAATGCTATACCAACCGGCTCGGTTGTCACAGCACAATTTAGTCATAAGTATTATAGTTTTGAACCAGCAAGCGTAGATTGGTTTCGTGAAATTGCATATAGAAGTTTTAGGGCGGATGACGCAACTTTCTTTGAGTATGGCTCAGGTTTTAAGACTGTATTTGATGAAAATAGAATACAATTACCAGCCGTAGTAGTTGAGGTGTTGCCTTCTAGGAAGTGGACACCATTACAATTAGGTGGCGGCAAATGGTGTTATGTAGGTGTTCAGTGGCATATATTTGCGGAAACGCCATATGACAGAAATAGAATCGTTGATATTATAACCATGCAAACGGAGACTACTATAAGCGGTTTTGACTTCAATAAAATGCAAGAAAACTCTGGCATTCCACTAACACCACACGGCTCAATATGGTCAGGTACAAAGGTGTATCCTCAATTGCTTAATGATTATCCTTGGGGAACAATAAGGTTTATGGACCTAACAGGATATGAGGTAGAATCCGAGCCTCCATTATATAGAGCGATAGTTCGCGGTATGTGTGAGTTATATTGCCCAGGATTATAAAAAAGTGGTGTAAGTAGTAGTATCCCTGATGATAGGTTTTCCTATGGAGATAAATAACAATGGCTAATAAGAGAGTGTTTTATGCTATTGAACAGATTCTAATAGCTCCAGCAACTAGCACAAATCCTAGCTACACATTTACGAACTTCAACGATAGCCACGTTGTGCACGGTGGTCAAAGCGCTGGTCTTCGTACAGATTTTAGACTAGAACAGGTTTTCGAGTTAGGTCAACTTGCTAACTATGAAAATATAGAAAACATTCCTAACATAGAAATGACTGTAGAGCGCGTACTTGACGGTTATCCGTTAGCATGGCACTTAGCAACTTCTACTGGTAGCACAAGCCCGTCTCTAATTGGCCGTAGTAATGCTCGTGCTATGGTAGCTATGGGTATCTTTCCAGATACTCAAGATAATGCTTCCGGTACAGCCGTTGCTGCTATGATGTTAAGCGGAGCTTATGTTAGCGCTTTAAGCTATAATTTCCCAGTTAATGGTCACTTTACAGAAAGTCTAACCATGGTTTGCAATAACAAGCTGTTGTATTCTACTGGTGGCGCTAGAGGCTCTGGTCCTGGTGTATTAACTGGTTTCTTCAATGGTCTATATTTCAATAACCCAGATGCTCCAGTTGGTATTGGTGGTGTCAACAGACGTGAAGATTTGTTATGGGACACTGGTGTACCAACAGGTGGCTTATATACTGCAAATCAATTTTACGGCACTGACGCTAATGGTGTTTCCGTATATGCTCACGCAACCAACATTCCAGTTCAAATTGTAGGTAACGCAAGCGGTTTGAACTTACTAGATGCAAATGGAGATAGACTTGTACACGCTCAAAACATTAAAGTCAACTCTAACTTTGGTCGCGATGAAATCTTTGAGCTTGGCAGACGCGCCCCATACTTCCGTTATGTTCGTTTCCCAACAGAAGTAACTTCCGAATGGGAAGTATTAAGCGTAAGCGGTGATGCTATTGAAGCTCTTGAAGAAGGTATTTATTCTGACGGCAACAATTTGCGTAACGAGTCTATTCGTATTGCTACCCGTGAAGGCACTCGTATTAACCTTGGTACGAAGAATAAGTTACAGAGTGTAAACATTGGTGGTGGTGAAACTGGTGGTTCTAACCAAACTATTACATATACATACACTACCTTTAATGACTTTACCGTATTACATACAGGCGACCCAAAGAGCAGCTTCAGATTCCCACTTACTGGTTCAGGTAATGGTGGTGCATATTGGATAAATCCAGGTGGATAATAATCTGAGTTAAGGTGTATTATAAGGGCGGCGTGGTACAGGAACCATGCCGCTCTTTTCTATCTGTTTAGGACAACAGGAGTAAGGAATGAATGACACAGAACGTCAGTTAATGATTTATCGTATTCTTAATGGTAAGATAAAATGCAAAACTAGGTTTGGCACTTTTATATTAAAGCATCCTACTATTGAGGATAAGTATGAGGCGGAACGAGTATATGAAGAAACATATACAGAAGCTCTTACAGAAGGAGCGAAGTGTGAAGAAGAATTTGAGGAATTTTTAGAAAACAAAGCTATATGGAATCCAGTTTTGCAAGCAAAGTTTGATAAGTTGTCGAAAGATTTAGAAGAACTAAAAGTAACATTGTGTAATACCTATATAAATAGTAACTCACGTCTAACTATTAAGGAAGCAATTCGTAAAACAAAGCTTGAGTTAGACAGACTACACACACGACACCATGAATATGATTATGTTTCTGCGAACGGTTTAGCCCTTTTACAGAAAGCTCGCTATCTTACTGCCATGTCAGTTTACACTATAGATGGCAAAAAGATGTTTGAGTCAGAAACCTATTGGACATCTAATCCGGCTATAGTTGACGAATTAAATAATGACGCTAGTAAATATAAAATCACCGAGGCTCAATTCCGTGAGTTAGCTAGGACGGAGCCGTGGCGTAGTATATGGTTTTGCAAGAAGGCCACAGGTGATAGAGTTTTTCCTTGCTCAGCAATCGAACTTACAGATGAGCAAAAAGCACTTGTCTATTGGACCCAAGTGTATGATAATATATATGAACACCCCAATTGTCCACCAGAAGAGTTAATCAATGATGATGATGCTCTTGATGGATGGTTTATCATACAGAAGCGTAAAAGAAGTAAGGAAACAGATAAGGAATGGTTAGAATCTCATATTACTAACCCGGATATTAAGAACTCGGGTGATGTGTTTGTTGTTGTAGGTAAAGATGATGAGCTTCGTAAGAGAGTGTATGCGGCCAACGACCCGGCAGCTAAAGCACAGCAAAAGACTCTTATGAAGAAGGTTGAGGAACATGGAGTATTAGAAGTCGTAAACCAGCCTGATGCTATAATTAAGAAACAACAAATGATAGCCAAGGCATATAGTGACAGAGTTAAAGGAAAGGGATAGTATGGGAAACGATTTATCACTACAATTATTAAAAGCGGCCAAGGAAAGAGAGAAAGTTTCCTCAGATAATAACTATAATCAAAGGTCTGCGCAACGTTTATCTAACATAGGTGTCAAGAAAATTAAGACAAGTATGGTTGGATGTGTGGCAGAAATGGAAGAAGCCTTTGGTGAGTTATGGGGAAGAAATAAGAAACCAGAGGAAAGAACTGAGGAAGAAAAACGATGGTATGAGCTATTTCAGATAGCGCGTAAAAATATGCTCAATCTTGGTAATAACCAAATAAGAGCTTTTCAAAATGAAATCAATGAATATATTATTACATGGAAGAGGTACAATTATATTTTACCGATTAAGAGCAACAGGAGTAACTAGGAATGTCTAAGATTAAAGGACCAAGTGTACCGATTAAGGCCAAACTAAATGATAAGCAGATAGTTGTTAGATTACCTACCGCTGAAGAATTGAAAGAAGGTGATAGAGTACACGCAAAAACTTATAATGAATGTCTTGATATGGGTATTCCGTTAGCCGCTAAACTGGAAAAGTCACTCAGGGAACAGAATGTTTGGACTGAGGAAATGGATAAGAGGTTTGCGGAACTTAAAAGGAAGTTATTTGATAGTGAGTTAAAGTTAAAGAGGCGCACAGAGCCTATGCAAAAGGGAAGTCATGGCGTGTTTGATAAAAATACATACTATGGTCTTGCTATTGAAATGCAGGAACTTAGGAATGAATTATTTGAGATGACATCCCTTCGCACATCTCTTGAAATGAACTCCGCGGAAGGACGCGCAAGTAGTGCCCGTATTAACTATTTAATCTACGCCTGTACGGTGTATGAAGATACTAATAAAAGAGTTTTTTCTTCCTATGAAGATTTCTCCGATAAAGCTCAGTACAAACGCTCCGATGATGATAAAGAGTATCCAGTTATAGAACAGGCTACATCAGCTTTCTATGAGCTATTTTTTGGTAATCGTCGTGATTCTCTGAAAGACTTACCCGAAAACGCATGGTTGATTAAGTATGGATTTATGGATAATGAGTTAAACTTAATCAATAAAGAGGGCAAACGAATCAATCGTAAAGGGCAACTAATTGATGAGTTTGGTCGCCCGGTAAATGATGAAGGTGATTTGATAGACATAAATGGTAATGCTTTTACGGATGAAGGCGAATACTTAGTGGAACCACAACCATTTGTAGATGAGCAAGGTAAGCCCATACTGGATGATGAGTATAAAGCTGAGTTAGAAGAGTTTAGAAAAAAGAAGATTGAATGGGAAGAAAGAAAGGCTAAGTTAAGGCAGGCTAAAGAAGAGACGACTAAGATAGAAAACAAGAAGGAATAACCCTTCTATTAGGATAGCATTAAGTCGTAGTACGCCAAGAACTCACGCTTGGTACGCTGCGGCTTTTTGCTTTTAGTGAGGTTTAATGTGGCAATGAATGCTTATGTTAATTTAATAGTACGCAGTCCGCAAAACCTTGGTACCGTTTTGGCTCAAATGAAGTCTCAACTTCAAGGCTTAAACGCAAATATCAAAGTTGATGCTCCTAACATTGCTGCCGCTACCACATCTTTAAGAGCGATTAAGGATGGGGCTGATAAGGTTACTGATTCCATATATAAACTTGGTGAGCAGACTGGTATAGCAGCTAAGAGATTTTTAGCTTATACTATTGCTGCTGGTGGCTTTATTACATTTGTTGGTACTCTAAAAGAAGCCATTGGTGAGGCTGTTAAATTCCAGCGCGAATTAGTTAGACTCGCTCAGGTTAGCGGAGACACTTACGGTACGATTTCACAACTAGAAAAGGAAATCACTGGATTATCTAAAACTCTTGGTGTGAGTTCCAAAGAGTTATTGGCCGCTGCCGTAGTCCTCAAACAAGCTGGTTTAGCAACACAAGATGTGCAAACCTCTCTTGAGGCATTAGCTAAGGCCGCTCTAGCTCCTAACTTCGATGATTTGAAGTCAACCACCGAAGGTGTTGTTGCTATAATGCAACAATTCAAGACAGGAGCCAACGATTTGGAAGAACAGTTAGGTTCTATTAACGCTGTTGCTGGTGCATTCGCCGTTGAGTCTAGGGACTTGATTGATGCTATTAAGCGTACTGGTGGAGCTTTCAAAGTAGCTGGTGGTGACTTAAATGAGTTAATAGCTCTATTTACAAGCGTTCGTGCTACAACCCGCGAAAGCGCTGAAAGTATCGCTACGGCTTTTCGCACAATCTTTGCTCGTATTCAACGCCCAGAAACAATTAAAGAGCTTGAGGCGCTCGGCATTCAACTTAGAAGAACGAAAGAAGAAGCTGTTTCTCTTGGTGATGCTAACCTAGAAGGTAAGTTCGTAGGTCCATATGAAGCTATTCGTAGATTAAGTATAGCTCTTAAGAATCTACCAACAACAGATACAAGATTCGCTTCCATTGTTGAAGAGATTGGTGGCATACGTCAAATCTCAAAGGTAGTGCCACTTATTCAAGAGTTTGAAACTGCTCAGAAAGCTCTTAACGTAGCTCAATCCGGCGGTATTTCCCTCACTGTTAATGCTAAACAAGCGCAAGAGGCTTACATAGTTCAACTTACTAAAGTTAAGGAAGAAATCTTAGCTCTAGGTAGGTCTATTGTACAATCTCAAGGCTTTAACTATCTAGTTACTTTCTTAGCCACAGCAACCAAAAATGCTCTAACCTTAATTGAGGCCATTAAACCACTTGTTCCTTTGCTTACAGCTTTAGCCGCTGTTAAGTTAAGCTCTTCTCTAGGAGCGTTTTTTAATAGTGTTGGTTCAGGTTTTTTAGGGCGTTCTGATACGTTGGGAAGACCAATTAATAGGGCTGGTGGTGGTATAGTACCTGGAACTGGTGACGGAGATACGGTTCCAGCTTACCTAACTCCAGGTGAATATGTCATTCGCAAGCAGTCTGCTCAAGCTATAGGTTATGGTACGCTAGAGCGCATAAATAAGTATGGTCAGGGTGGAGTTGTTAGGGCTAAAGACGGAGGTAGAGGATTATCATTACTATACTTAAATCCTAATAAGAAGGGTAGTTCAGAGTTTGCCACTATTGTTGCTCCTAGAGGAAAACTAACAGAAGAGGCACGCGAGAAAATTGGTAAAGCAAGAAAAGCAACGGCTACTATGCGTACAGTTGGACCATCTGTTAAGGCTGAGAATGAGTTGGGTATTAAGTTTAGGTCCAGTGTAAAAACTGCTGTAAGTCAAATAGCTAATGATGTTTTTGGTGGAAATGTTGAGAAAATAGATGATGATTTAGTTGATAAGGTTGTAAATCCTCAAGGTCAAGGTAGAATCTTTGAAGCAGCACTACAAGCTATAGCAAATACTAAGATTGTTAGTTCTAATCAAGACTTTGATTTTCCTAAAGTTCCTAAGTCTATTGATAAAATTTTCCCAGGAACATTGGGTAGTAATGGTGACGCCAAATTAACGGATAACGAGGAAGCTAGAATTAAAGTTTTGTCCAAAGCTATTAGACGGTATGGTGTCGAAGAAGAAGAGACTGACGAGCCTCGTCAAAAGCCACCAAAGGAGATTGATAAAAAATATGGAGCTATATCAAGAGCTAGTGGTGGTGAGGTTCCGGCCTTACTTACTCCTGGTGAGTACGTTCTTTCTAAGCAAAGTGCGGCTCGTCTTGGTAAGCAAAACTTAGACAAGATGAATCAGACTGGTGAATTACCTCGTTATCATACTGGTGGTGTAGTTCAACGCTTTCAGACTGGCGGCACTCCTATTCCGGCTAGTTCTGGTATAGAGGGCTTTGCTGTTATAACCGTACTTGCTGGAACCATGGTTAATTTGGTTTCTAGTATAAAGGAAACCACTAACGCATTCAAAGCACTGAATGAGGCAAGTAAACGTGTATATCAGATTGAACGTCAAGAAAGAAGTGCTGTTAGGGGTCTTAAAGATACTGCCTCCTCACGTAAAAGAGCAGAGCGTGATATAGCGAGCCGTGAGGTTTCTGACACTAGACTGGTTAATGCTGGTGTTGCTTTAGATACGGCTAAGTCTGAATTGAAGGATAGGACTCTTATAACAACCATTAGAAGGCAAGAAGGTTTAGGTCTTACAGCCGCTAAAGCTAGAGCTGCTTCTGCTACTCCGGATGAGATAGCCACTTTAGAGGGTGGTATCAATGAAGTAGATAGACAGAAGGCATTAAGAGCTTTCAACAAAAGACAGGCTACACTTGGCCTACCTAGTTTTCAGAAAATAGAACGTGAGGCAGAATCGGCCAGAAAGAGTTTTGAAAGTCAACCTGATGTTCAAAGACAACGTGATATTATAGAGAGGAGTAGAAATAAAGCCCAAGAAGAAGCACAAAGATTAAAGGAAGCAAGAACAACATTGCCGGATGCTAAAAAGTATGAAAAGGAAGCTAAGAAACAAAAATTTGCTCAACTTAGTAAAACAGCCAGTGTAGCTGGTGTAACAGGTATAGCCGCCGCGTCTGTATTGTTTGAACAATTTGGTAGAACAAAAGGTTTGTCTATTGAAACAGCCCCAAATGAAGCATTAAGAAATCAAGCTGTTAGAGAAGAAAGGATTGGTGGTGCACTTTCTGGTGCTGGTATAGGTGCCGGTATTGGTGTTGCGTTTGGACCGATTGGTGTAGCCTTTGGTGCTGCCGCTGGTGCCGCATTGGGTTTTGCTCAGGCTGTTAAGGAAACTAATCAAAAGTTAGCTGAAGTTGAGCTTGAAAAGACATTTACTAAATTTCAACAACAGTTAGAAGAGTTCAACTCTGGTAAGGGTGGAAATATTGCATCTATTAATTCTATAACAAGACAAGTAGTTGATGCTTCTATTAATAAAACTAGTAAGCAATTTGAACAAACATTCGTTGATGAGGGATTTAATAGAGTTAAGGCTTTTGGTAGTAGATTCCTTGGTTTAATAAGTGGTAATACTTTTGGTGATTTAAGCGCCACTGAATACGACTTTAGACCCAAGAATCAAGAAATAGCAGATACTACTCTATCTAACATAAAACAACAATTAGGTTTGCAATTACCTGCTCTTGCTGAAGCGATGAATAAGGAAATAGCTAACTTCGCTAAACAGATAACTACTAGAACATTAAATGAACAAGAACTTAATGCGGAAGTAGAAAACTTCAAGAAGAACTTTGCTATAAACAATAGAGACATTCTCAGCTCTATATCCTTAGTAAAGAATGTGCCAGTTGATAAGGTTTTGAATGACTTTGTTAAGTCTTTTAGGGAGCAAGCAAAGGCATTATCTATTGAACGAGGAAGAAAGGATGCTGCTATCGAAGTAAATAATGTATTGTCAAGCATAAATAGATTGGCTCAGGCTTTCAGCACGGCGTCACAAAGCGTTACAGACCTTGGACGTTCGATTACATTAGTGACTGATAAGTTCGACAGTGGTTTTACACCTATAGCTTTTAGAAACACAGAGGAAGGTATTAGACAATTTGGCGCTCCTAATCAGGACGCTTTCAATCAAAGTATATTAGACATAACTGCTCAAGTGCCTAACAATCAATTAGGTGTACTCGCTAATGGTCTAAATAAAGCCGAAAGAATACTACCATCAATACTATCAACAGTTCTTAAATCAAGCGCGTTTGGTAAAAAAAATCTAGGCATTGAACTTCGCGAACAACTTGATGCTAATAATATACCTAAAGAAATAACAGATAGTATCGTATCCAAAGCGGAAGGGTCAAAACCAGAGGATATAGCTGAAAAACTTAGGGAATCTCCAGAAAAAATAACCGAAGAACTTCTTGGTGATTTCAACCCGTTTAAGAAGGCCTTAGCTGAAATGGGAAGAGCTTTGTATGACCAAGCGGGAAGACTAAATGCGGGTCTTGCTCAGGGAGCTAAGCAAGGCAACCTTGTCAACAGCGAAAGAGGTAAGATTGACAACCTTGAACTTTCTCTTGCTAAAACCAACGCATTATTCCAGGCTAGAGCAGAAGGCCGTCAAGGTAGTGTTACTGATTTTCTAACTATAAATCAACTTACTCGGCCATTCCAAATTGGACAGGAGAGGCTTACTGGTCTAAAGGGTGCTGAGGCCAATGACCCAGTCGCCATAAGTAAAGTTATAGCTTATAATGAAAAAAAGGCCGAAGAAGCTCTAAAGAGAAGGGATAGTGCCCCAGTTGGTAGTGAGGCATCTGCTAAAGCTGCTGCTGAATTAATTCAATTCCAGAACGCCGCCGCAAACGCAAGACAGGCTCTCCGTAACTTGGCGGAGAATGCTGATAAAGCTGCTATTGCTTCTGAGAAGTTAAACGCTATTGAGCAAGAAAGAGGTGAGCGTCGTAGTTTAGCTAAGACTCTATTGACTTCTGACCCTGAACAACTACAGAGATTAAACTTGGGAGCTAAGGGCTTACTAGCAGCAAGACAAGTAGGTATAGAAAATCTACCTTTGGAAATTCGTAAGGCTATCTTTGAATTGACGGGCCAGTTTAGAAATGTGCGTTCTGCCGCATTCGGTGGAGCAACTCTTGGTGAAGTCGAAGAACAATTAGTTGGTGCTACGAATGTCGGTAAGACAACCGATATAAGTCCAGAGCAAAAGGCTCAGATTGAAGCCCTACAACAGATTGTTCAGGATAATAATAAGCTACAAATTCAGGCCCAACGTGAATTGGTTAATAATCTGAATCAGGCTAATACTAATTTTATAAAAGATATTGAAGAACAATTTAAATCATTTTTGTCTAAATTAGAAAATAGCCAAACCGAAGTGCGTCGTGCTGATTTACAGCAAAGAAAGATAAAGACTGAAGCAGCAATTTCTCAAATAGAAAATGGTGGTATAGCGTCTAAGAAGATTCTTAGTGAAAAATTTGGTATAACAACCGATGAGCAGATAAATTTGATAAGGGCTAATCAATCCTCTTTTACTAAACTAAAGGAGCTTAATGAGAGTAAGAGTAGATTTGATGAAAAGGAAATTGATAATATTCTTACTAAACTTGGTCCCATATACAATAGAGCAGGTAGGGGTATTGAGCACTATAAATTTGATGATGGTGGCGGTGGTGGTGTAGCAAGTCAATTATCATTAGCAACAAGGAACCCACTTCTTGCTTATATCTACAGTAAAATAAACGATAAGGATGGTCGTGTCGTTATAAGCGAATCACGTAAACCATTATTAACGAAACAACTTACTGAAGCTGGGATTCCGGCTGAAGTCGCTGGTAAGGTTTTGGAGGTATTTGAGAGAAGATTTGTTCAAGGTGGAGATAAGTTTAGAGAATCGCTTAACAACCCTAATAATTTACAAAAGCTATTTAGAGAGTCTATTGCTGAAGTATTCCAAGCTGAATCCAGTAATCTCACTAGGCAAATAGAGGCTCAAGAAACAGAAATACAACAGAGATTCACAAGCGCTGGACAGGATGATTTGTTTAATAGGATTAAGTCTGACCCATCCAAAATAACAAGGATTATTGATGAAGCTGGAAAGATTGGTTCGAGCCTAAAGGATTTGGACACACAGTTTCAGGCTTTGAAGAAAACGCTTGAAGTAATTAACGGTGCTATATCTAAGTTACCACCAGAACCAGAGAAGAAGGCCGCAGGTGGAATTATATTTAAGCCACACGGTAGCGATACTGTTCCAGCAATGCTAACCCCAGGTGAGTATGTTGTTAATGCTAGAGCCGCATCCAAACACTTAGGTTTGTTAAACAAAATTAACTCAGGTCAGGATGTTATTTATGCATCATCTGGCGGACTTATTGACACATCAATTGGCATGATTATTAGTATAAATTTACAGGAGAAAAGGCGTAAACTTAAGGAAGAAGAGGATTACTTAAATCGTAGGCTGAATAAAAAGAGAATTACTTATAAACGCCCACAAGCTAGACTAGCAGCCGAACAAGATATTAGATTTAAGCAAGCTGTTCTTGGTGAGCAAAATATTCTTGGCAACACTGGTTTACCAGGATTTGACGCTTTCGTAAAGTCATCCAGACAGGCTAAGGGTAATGAGTTTGAGAATATAGCTGAGAGGCAAGCAAAAATAGAAAGAATTCTTAAGTTTAGTAATACTCCAGCAGATAAAAGCGGACAAATAGAACGCGCTAAGGAGATTAGGTTATTAGAAACAGAGTTATACTTTAAGGACCAATTAGCTAAGATAGGCAACTATAGAAAGCTAGAAGTCCTAGGAACTACTGATGAACAAATTGGTGATAAACTAGATAGTGAATTTTCAAAATTCTTAAAAATAAAGAAGTATGAAGATAGACTTAAGGTTATTAAGAGATTAGAACAAAGATTTGCTATATTGCGTAAGCGTAATTATAATAGCCCAAGTTATGGCTTTGTTGAGGCAGGCAACGAGTTATTTGTCTCTGACATCGTAGATGAGATTGGCTTGGGAAGAAAGAATAAAGGACAACAGGAGGTTCGCGATGAAAATAAGAAAGGACAACAGGTGTTGTTTATTCATAGAAAGTCTTATCCTGAAACAGTCGAAGATAAGATAGCCGCTATTGAGGCAAAAGAAAATAAGTTAAGAGATGAATTTTTTAAGTTAAATAAAACTGACCGTGAGATGGTATCCGAAAGACTTAAAGAGTTGGCTAATAAAAAAGAACTATACCTAACACTTCAAGAATTACAAAACCCTTATAAACATAGATATATGTTGACTGATGATGATGCTAGAGACTTCCTTGGTATTCTACCTGAAGAGGATATTCAAAAGAAGATTGCAGATTTAAGGGATTACGAAAGAAGATTGGTTGCTTTGAGTAATAACGAAAACATAACTAAACCAGGCGCTAAATTGGAACAACAGCTTGCTACAGTTAGAAATAACCTATCCAAGTTGACGGATTCCAAAAACGTGAGATTTAGAACGTCGTATTACTCATCTGGCCCTGATGAGCCAACCACAGCCTACATAACTACATTTGACGAAAAAGGTAATCCTGATGCTCATCTTATAGAACAAGAGCTGGGTCCATTGGATGTAGTACGCAATTATGACAGAAAAAGGTTTGCTAGATATGCTAGTGGTGGTGTTGTTACCGGACATGGCGCAGGGGATAAAGTACCAGCATTGTTATCTGCCGGTGAATATGTTCTTAACAAGAATGCTGTTTCAAGAATAGGTACAGCTAACTTACATAAGGTTAATTACTTTGCTCAAGGTGGAAGCGTACCAATACCAACTGGAAACGGAGGCGGTGGATTAAGTTCAGCAGTAGATAGTTTTAATACAGCTACAGCTACACTTAAGTCTGTATTTGACTCTTTTATTGGAGGAACGCAAACATTGGCTCAAGCAATGAATAATTTCCCAAGACAAATTGAGGGTGTATTTACTCATAGGATGGAGGTATTATTCAATGGCGCCGAAGTCTTAACAAGATTACAACCGGTTATGAAGGAAGTTGCTGAAGAGGCGGTATATCAAGCTATAAGTAGTCTAAAGAACGACTTTGATGCTCAAGGAATTAGAATAAGTTATCCTAACAATACAGGAAAATAGGAATGTCTGACATAATTCTAAGTAGTACATTCTTAGGGGATGAACCACCACTGATGGTGTTTGGCGACCCACCAACACCATCAAATGGTGATATTCCTTTGAGTATGATAGCTGTAGGCGAAAGTGAAGTTACATATAGGTCCAAGTTTATAAGGATAGAGAAGACCTATCCATTAAACGCATGGAATAGTCCTATATTGACTAATAATGAAGATTATTTCCCAAAGGATTATATAGCTGGATATTGGCCTACACTAGACTTTAACTCGCCCACATTACGCAATCTTGGTTATGCTCCAGTGGTTTATTATGGAGCCTATGTTACTCATAATAGTGGTATTGATGGCACTTTATCAGGGGCCAGCGTACAATATGATGAGCAAAGAGGATTGTGTCTAAACTTTCAAAATACTGGGGATAGCGTATTTTTTAGTGGTATTCCTTATAATATGCACCACTTGGGATTAGATGGTAGTATAAGCAGTGAAGGCCACACAATTGCGTTTTGGTATAAGACCACAAAGAAACCGTCGAGTCCTACTACAGCGGCCTATGTTGTTGTACAAAATGGTCCTATATCCATATTCTTTAGAGAAGGTTCTGAAGTACCAAGCACATTCGCGCAATTATATCCAACTGAATTTACAAATAGAACCGCTGGATTTACAGCATCAGATGTTTCTTTTACAGGAGCATTGCGTCCAAATGACTGGAATTACTTCTCATGTTCAATGAAGCCATTGACATCACCTATTTTTGGTTTTTCTTATTGGCAATTTACAACCGCAATAAATGGTAGGGTTGTTCAGCAAAATGATGTTATTGAGGGTAATGGTTATAATAGATTGGCTTATCCTGGTCTTGGTTATTCTTATGGTCCTAGTCAGTATCTAAAGTTTGGCAGTGGAGATGCTGTTAGTTATGCAGATGAGTTTGGTGTTACCTTTTATAATACTACTGGGTACAGTGGTAGCTTAAGCGACGTGTTATTTATAGACAAGCCATTAGAAATTAGTGAGCATGTGGACTTATATCGTCGTCAAAAGAATAGATTTTTCCAAACACCTGAGTATATGCAACCTATCTCTATAGAAAGCAGTGTGTTATACCACGAGGGTATGGTTGGAAATCTATTTATCAAAGGTTACGATACAGACTCAAGAAACATCCCACTACACTTGGAGGGAGAACCTTTACCTGACAGTTCAATACCTCTATGTATATGGGGAGTACAAGATTCTGGTACACAAGCCGCCCTATTTTTTATTGAAAAGACTTATCCTTACGATTACCCACACTTACATTCTCTTGCTAATTATAACTCAGTCTGGGAAGACGGGCAAGTCGCATTTTGGCCTATGAATGAGGGGCATGGCCCAAGTTTGTATAACAATACGTTTAGTAAGCATAGCACTGATATATTAAGGGCTGATGCTAAATACTTCTATTGGGATGGTAATTTAGGCGGCGAATCTGGTGTTGGGTCAAATGACGAGTATCAATGGGATTTCGACCAAGACTTTGGTAAGATAATTAACTTCCAGGAAGAACTTGGTCCTGGTGGAACAGACTTAAACATATATGGTGAGATAAACAACTACACTTCTGGTACTATAGACGCAACTGGTGCTATAACATTAAGCGCTTGGGTGCGTCGTAAATCTCCAAAAGCGACATTCACTACACTCGAAGGCCCAATTATTTCTTGGCAATTTAATCGTGGTTATGACCTAAGATTAGTAGGAGGATACTCAGGCATTGGAACCGGCACTCCTGTTTCCACCATAAGATTTGCCATAAATGGATATACAGTCGGTGATGTTATTTCTGGTGGAGTGGAAAATTCTATTAGGTATGATGACACGGACTGGCACCACATAACCGCAGTGGCAATGCCAAACGAATATACAACTCCAGACCCAAGTGGCTCTGGTAGTGGTGAAGAAACTGGCGTCTTTCTATCTAGTCCACCAGACTTTATGATATTTGGTGGTATAAGTCCGGGCAGTGGTAATGGCACAATGAAGTTGTATTTGGATGGACTATTGATAGCCCAAGGTCCATGTACATTCCCTATTGCTTATAATACTGGGGATAAGCCAAGATTATTTAAGACTGGTACTGAGGATGGTATTGATAACTTTCTTAAAGATACATTCTTCCATGGATGTGTTAAGGATGTTCGTGTTTATCGTGATAGAGCTTTTGAAGCAGATGAGGTATGGAACTCCTATACCAGTTATCGTGATATTTATATGCCAATAGAGGGACCGATTCCAGTTCAAACAACAGTGAATGCTGGTGCTGGTAGGTTTACATCATTATTTATTGATGGCGTGTACGGGGCAGATGAAGGGCTTAATTTATTCATTCAAGGAGAACTTACAGACCCATTCTTCTTTAACTCTACTGGTGTTCCTCTGTTTGCAAAAGGAAAGGATGACGCTTTAGATTTTGACCCAAGCCTAGACTTATATATACATTCACCAGTTAATGAGGACTTGAATCTATATATTGGTGGTGGTGGAGATAGTAGTCTTAGCATAAACCTAAATATGATTGGTGTTGCGGAAAACATTGGGTGTGGTCAACTTAATGAACTTTACTTAAAGGTATGGACACCTACTGACTTATCCGAGAACTTGAACCTATGGGTAGAGGCTTCCGCGAAACCACTGAATAGTCAATTTGACCTATACATGAGTGGCGGCGAATTTGACAACTGGGTAGATGGTGTGGATTTATATATCCACCCTGTTTACACTGAATTATTCATTCGCGGCAAAGATGATGGTAGTGGGGATTTGAACCTATACATCAACTCAATTGATGATTTTAGTAGTTCTATACCATTATTTATAAGCACAATAGAGCAATCGCCCATAGACCTATTTATACACGGTTTTGATGTAAGCAATGAAAGTCTAAATCTATATTTACAGGGTAATCCTATTACTCCACTAGACTCTAGGGCTGACCTATGGATGTTTAGTACAAATAGCACTGGGTTTACTTCTGGTTTAGACTTATACTTAAAGACAAGTGAAATAGAAGGTGAATGGCTAGAAGATATGCCATTATACCTAGAAACTGTAGCCTTTGAAGAATTCGATGAATCAATGAACTTGTGTATAGAGGGTGGATGGAGTGAGTTTGACAGCACACTACCTCTTTACTTGCATAATAGCGTATTAAGTGCTACAGATAGTATTGACCTATGGATAATAGGCTCAGGAGAAAGAGATGGGTTTATAACATTTGATGACAGTATGAATTTGTTTATTGAAACAGCTATTGGACAGCAAACGCCTTTATATATCAACGGTTATATTCCTGGTATATCTGGAGATTTTGACCTATTTTTGAATGCAGCCTCATCAACTTATGACAATGATATAAAATTGGTAATGCCGAAGACTTCTGATAAAATCATCAAGCAAGGGAACCTATTTGTAAGAGGATGGTAATATGCCAGTCATATATGATGGAAAAAAGCTAATTCCCGCTCCTCTAGTAACGATAGGTAAAAGCTATCGTAGGGCGGGGGACTCAAGAAAGATAAGTCCTATTTATAATATAAGTGTTAAGGGTAAGATTATACCATACAAAGGCTCGCCTATTGTAGCTACAGGAACTACAAATGAGGCTTTATTTGATAGTGGTGGTACGTTTGATTATCCAGCGGATGGCGCTCTAAGTGTAAATGATAGACAGAATGCTATTCGCGTGAAGCAGGAAGCTATTCGTGATTTATTTTCAAGAGATGGCCGATGGTTTGAAATCACACCCTGGAATGACCAACCGGGTATGAAGTGTCAACCCCGCGTTAAAGATATTAGTTTTCCAGAGGGCACATGGGTAGAAACTTGTGATTATACTATTGAATTAGAAACAGATAGACTTATTTGTGGTATTCCTTCGTTAGCACCTTATGAAGATGCTAATGACGGCGACCCAATATCTGCTGACAAAAACGATGGTAGTGATATACCAAAGGATTACTATGTTCAGAACGTAAACGAAAGCTGGACAATGGATTTTGATACAGAAGTTTATGGAATCTTTCGCATTCAGCATACCGTAAGTGCTGTTGGTTTAAGGACTTGGGAAGATAGTGAAAACCCGACTGTTATTAACAAAGAGGCGTGGGAAAATGCCAAAGAATGGGTTGAAAGTCGTCTAGGTTATAATCCTATGCTTGCTATGAGTGGGACAATCAATATAGATACTAATGTATATGCGGCCTATAATCATGTTAGAAATCAAAACATAAATTACTTTAATGGAGAGTATTCGGTTACAGAGAGTTGGGTGTTATCAACTGGTAATTTTTACGAAACTTTCAGTGTAGAATCTCGTAAGAGTCAACAAGATGGACTAACAACTGTAAGTATCCAGGGTGTTATCACAGGATTGGATAGTACAGATATTGATAGTGTTGAGTTTCCAGCTAGTCACTTAAAGTACGCAAATGCGAATATTGCATGGAGTGGTATTAAACCATTCTTAATTACAAGAGCACAAAACTACTCTGGTCTTAAGCTCAATGTAAATACTGTTAATGAAGTTGTGGGGCGCAATCCTTTTGCCGGGACAATTACCTATAACTACGAGTATAATAATAGACCAAGCAACTGTCTTGGTAGCGGCGTCTTAAGCGAAAGTATAACAATCACAGATGACAACCCTTATGGTGATGTGGATGAGGTAGCACAGATATTGGTATTGAATAGATTTCAAGGTCCAGTATTGCAGGGTCTTGGAACAACTAGGGCTACAAAACGCTCAGTAGTAATCGAAGCGGTTGTTGGGCTTACTGGTACTTGTATGGAAAACCTAGTTGCACCAACATCCGTAAGAGCGAACGTCATTGCTGTGTTGACTAACCTTATCCCTAATTATGAAAGTCCTTACATTTTTGTAAGTAACGACCAAGAAACATGGAGTCCATCTACAGGAAGATATACTAGGTCATATGAATGGACATATGAAAGAGGATAATAATAATGACTAAGAAAAGACATGGAACAGAAGCTATCAAGTTTCTAGGGTGTTCCGTCGCCGGATTCAACTCGAATATAGGGTGGGGGGAACAGGGAAGTACATGCACAATCAATCTTGTAGAGGATAGACTATATGGTGATAGTTTTGTGTTCAACAACTCTCCAGACCCAGGTATAGGTTTACCATATACATTTACATTTGGTTCATTTCGTTTTAGAGGTCTTTTGCAAAGTTGGAGACAGACAAATGCTCGCGGCGGCAATCCTACGTTTGAGGTTACATTAACTGATGCTAAGGAAATTCTAGCAGGAACTCAACTTGTAACGTCATCATATTATAGCGCCACTTCCGCAGTACCAAATATCATCAACGTATTTGGTTTCTGGGAAAACTTAACTGGTTTTGGCACATCTCATACTAATGAAGGTGGTATGCCTTGGCGAACAATTTATATTGCTCTTAACTCAATTGTAAATAATGGATTTGGTCCGGGTTTGGGTGGGCCGTTACGTTTTAGAGATTTACAAAATCGATACACTCTTGACCTTACTGAAATACAATTTGCTCCATTCTGGTACAGAATTAGAGGTAACCCACAAGTAAGTTTGTTAGATGCCATATCTCAAAGATGTACTGATGCTGGCGTAGATTACTTTCTTGAGATGAGTGATGATAATGTTATTAAGGTACGCACAGTAAACCGTAAAGTTCAAATAGCTTATAATAACGGACCAAATTCGGGTTCCATCAATAGATTCGTTGAGTCTAATAAGCAAGTAGAAAGTAAAAATAGAGGATGGGAACTCCGTAATGATGGACCAACCAGCAAGTTTTTGGTTGGAGCTAATATCAGCGAACTTTATCTGGCTACTCAAGCTAGTATATTACCTTATTGGGGTGCTGATTTGAATGGTAATCCTTTAGTTAGTGCTAACCTGGAAGATGAGACTGGGGTAACACTTAACAGTTTGTCCTGTGTGGATTTCATAGGACCATTCTATAACTGTACGGTGGCTGAGATTCGTATGGCTGTGGCTGGTGAGCAGTATTGGAATAACTATATTGCTAATCAAAAGCCTCAACTTGCGAATATTCTCGGAATAGCTAATCAATATGATATTTCCGCCTTGCAAACTGTTGTTCAGGCTGATATTGGACCAAAGCCTGGACAACCAGTACACAAGATGGATGATGCTATGTCTGATTTTTTGCATGGAGCAAGAACTGGAACCAATAAAGGTTTAACTAAGGCGTCTAGGCTTCATAGACTTGTCTCTAGTGCTGGTAATCAGTATATGGGTAAGTCATTCTTAGTTGCTTTACCTTTCGTGATGACATATATTGAAACAGAAACAGCTAACATTAAAAATAGTCACGATATTGATACAGAGGGAGGCTATGTCTCATTTGGCTCCACACCACTAGGCTTATCCCCTCTTAATCAGTTACTGTTTGAACAGTCTAGTTTTAGATTAGGTAGTTTCGCCTATTTTAATGATAAACGTATTGATGCAATGTCAGCCGTTAGTAGGAGTAGCGTGTTACAGTCTAATGGGGCTTATGTTCAGGCTTCTATAGATGGCGGCATAAAATACTCGCCATTTCCCCATGTAATAGTAAATCTATCTCAGACAATAACAGCAGTATATAAATATCCTTATAACATAGAAGAATCTATTCCCGCAATTTTTGGTAATGGTTTCAACACAGCACCAACATTAAAATTCTTAAGTACAAATATGGTTCCAACTAATGGTATAGGCATTCCGGCTAAATGCTTAATGCCGGCAGCTATTGCTGTACCTATTCGTAATAATTTGATAACCTATGGTGGTGGACCTGCGGGCGTTGGTTTTTGGTTCTTAAACGGCGCTATCGGACGCTCCGAATTTGAACAAGACACTAATTTAGCCCCTTGGAATTTTGGTGGATATGCTGGTATGCATTTGGCAGCCGTATCTAAGTTATTCTCTAGTGCTACAAACTTACTGGTAAGTGAAGCGGGCGATGTAAGAGTTGCTGGTTTGCCAGCGTTTAGTTTAGGAGACAACTTGGTGGCTGCTGGTTCTAATATTACAGGTATAGACGTAAGTATAGGTCAACAGGGAGCGGTAACATCTTATAAGCTCAAGACATTTGACTATAGATTTCTAGGCAGTCTAAGCAAAAAACAGGAAGAAAGGTTGGCTAGGATAGGAAGAGGCATACAGACGGTTAGGGCACGTGCCCGTGAAGCCTTTCATAAGTTCTATGATAATGTTATTACTATTTATCAAGCCTATCGTGACGGTATGCACTCAGCAATAAATACTAAAAGCCCACATGCTATTTTGTTTGCTACACATTATAACATAACTGACAAGGGTTACTCTGAAGTTGCTGCAATGACTCCAGGCGATGCTTTAGCATCAATTAACCCAAGGGATAATTCTCATTTTCAACAAACAGCTATGATGTCTATTAACGGCTTACTTCGTCCATATTCCACAAAGAAAGATGATGAGTATATGCCAGCGTTTATTGAGCCTATTCTTCAGCTTAAAAATGATGACCGTAAAATGACTTGCCAAACGCTAAATCCATTTAGGCAAGATAATGATATTATAGTTTATTCAAGAGGCACAACCTTCAATAAAGATATGAAGAGTTTTGATTATAACTATAAAACTAAGACAATAACGTATTCAAGACAATCAAAAACTGGTGATAATGTAAGGGCTATTGGTCTTAAGGGACCGCTAATTGTAAGTGGATATGGTTTTAACATATATTGTCGTTCTGCTCAAGATACTGTAAAAAATAATGGCGATTGGGAAGTTGCTAGAGACTATCTAAACGAAGAAGATAGACGCGATATTATGAAATATAGAACAGGACCAGTTGATTTACTTTGGGATGATATGCGTGGCGTATGGACACCACACGGTACAGTTTATGGGTATTTGCTCGAAGACTTAGACGCATGTGACTCAGACCCAAGAGTATATAAAAAGGATAAATGGCCAAAAGCTAAGATACGGCTGTTAGGCTTAGATGATAAGAAATTAAGCAATAGTATAGGTTTGGATGGAACAATGGAAGTTTACAACTGGTCTAGTGCTGTTATAAGTGAGAAAACAAAAGTTTTGTGTGGCTATCTACCACAGGCTAATAAGTTCGTAGTAATTGCAGCTAATTGCTAAAGGTGTGCATTACATTAGTGTATTAAATTAGGTGTAGTAATTCGCTTATTTACATGAGGATAATACTGTATGGCTGCAATTACATTTTATGGTATAGGTGGAGGTGGTTCTACCTTAACCGATTTAGGTGGCTCTGGTATTGGTTTTTATGGTGACGCCGGCTTTGGCGCTAGTGTAAAAGTCAATGAGTTTCAAGGTACTACTTATATTACAAACAGTGTTGGTACTGCTAACGGTGGCGCTCTTAATAATAATAGAGCGGTTCCATTATCGAGTTCTAACGTAATTAACAACAATCGTGGTACAGGCACCATTCCTTTATTGTACCTATATAATGAAGAAGCTACTTGCAAAATTAGATTCTCACACAGTTCTGCTGTTGAAGTAGATAACGTTGTGGTTAGAATTTTCGATAGAAGCAACATTGATAATCCTCCAAGCGGTGTACGTTGCTTCTTAGCTGAAATTATTAAGCCATCTGGCGCATCTGGTGTAAGTGCTACTAGCTCAGGTAAGGGTGATAGTGGTTGGATTGAGATTTATGGAAGTGCTGTAACCTTAAGTCTAACTCCTAATCCAGGAATGGGTGGCTTTGGTTCATGGTCAAACCCAATCAATGGTGGTACGGGCGACACTATTCACGATTGGTTCTTGGCTATGTCTGCAACACCAACAAGTATTGGTAGTAAAGATAAATTTGGGCTTTATGCAAGTTTGGAATATATGTAATGTACAAAAAAGGTTGGCTTAATCGCACAACTAAGTTGGAGAAACAAAAACAATAGCACAATGGTCACGAGAGGAAGCCTTATCATGAATATATTCGGAAAAATAGCAAAAGGTACAAAAAACTTTGGTAGTGCTGGATGGACCACTGTTAAAAGTGGTAAGCAATGGACAGATGTGGCTGTGGTTAGTATAGTTACCGGTATAGGTGCTGCTCTAACATACTTAGGCACGCAAATATCTACAATTGATTTCAAAGATATGACTTGGGCCACTCCGTTGATTGTTGCTTTAATAACTTTTGGTAAGAATTGGGTAACTAAATGGCTTAATGCTCATTCTGATGACCCCAAAGATAAAGATAAACTAGACTTTGATATGATTAAAAGATAAAGAAAAGACGGGTAGGGTTAAGTTCCCTCCCGTCTTTTTTTTTATGAATTAGAATGGGGCATCATCATCTTCATTTTTCTTTGCTGAACTCTTAGCAGGTTGTTCTGTCTTCTTCCATCTCTTCCAGCCCCTATGTTCTTTATCAAACTCACCATTCTCAAGTTTACGCTTAGGGAACAGTGTGTCACCTTCTTGGTGTTGGCCAAACGACAAAGTAGCCCAACAGTCACGACACTTCATTTCAAAGTATTGGTACTTCTTAACTTTCTTTGTCTTTGCGTCTTCTTTCTCTACATTTCTTTCATTGAAAAAGATGTTATTAGACTGGCAGCAACCACATTGTTTTTCGCCGAATACTTCCTGATAGGTTTTGTCGATGTCGGCAAGAGCCTTAAATAGACCAAGTTGACTATCTGCTTCTGCCTCAAATTGCAAACCATTACCTATTTGTCTAATTGCCTTCATTGTTACCACCTCTCTTCTTCTTGATAAACTCTTGTAATTCTTGTGAACTTGTTATTATATCCCCACTTAACAGAAAGTTGTCATCTTTATCTAACTCTACCTCAAACATTTCTATGTCAGGCGTCCACATTATGTCAGTATCACCATTATGCTCATAAGCTGCTAGTAATAACTGCGTAAACTTCTCAAACGTCTTTGTGGTTGGCATTATCTTATGTTCAAGATTTCCCAGCTTCCAAATCCTTATTTTCTTTTTCATCGTCGTCACTCTTAAACTTATCATTATTGGTGAAGAACTCAAACCCACCACTGGTCCATAGTTTGTATATTTTTGTTTCTGGCATTTCTATTTCTTTGTAAGCAAGAATGGTTAAGCGGTTAAGTTTGACAACATCTTTGTCTATAAAAGAAGTGTCTGTCCATACGTCAATCAATGTTTCTGGATTAAGAACACCAGCTACAGCCTTAAGTTTCGATGGTTTAGCTTGTGGCACCATCATCATCACACTTTGTGGTGGAAAATTCATTATAGTTCTCCTTTATTACGCCAATTCGGGTCATATCCCACTAAATCCTCTGGAATTTGTAATGTTCCATTTTGAATCTTAGTTAAAGCCCTAGCCATTTTTATAGCCTTATCATAAGGCACTTTTTCTATGTTAGTATATTTAGTGCCATCATCTGGCAAAAATCCGCGACTATTTATATATCGCCAAACATCAATCTTATTTCTCCTACACATAATATCAATAAATGTAATCTGTGCTGGTTCAATATAGCCGGTGTCGTTTGTAACCTTATCAGCAGAAGATGTTGTAGCCTCTTCCGCCGACATAACACGGAGACGAAGCGCCTTTCTTAAAGCTCTAGCTTCGGCTCTTGAACTAGCTGTTGCCGGTAAGTGCTTAGATACTACTTTACTTGTTTCATTACCTTTGATATTATCTGGTGTGGCATCTGCTATTTCGGCAAAAACCCTAGGTTCATTTTCATATGGAAATCTTATTTTAATGGTATGTATGACACATGACCTATCAGCACTATCGCTAACTGGTGTCGGTGCAGAATATACAATTTCACCCAACAGTTGTTCTGTAACTCTGCGCAACCCGCTTACTTTAGGATAACCATTGTTATCTACCTCAGCTTCATCAAATTGCATCATGACATAATCATGCCATGCAGGGTCAGTTGGTAGTGGGTGCTCCAATTTGCTTGCAGCAATCTCTTCCAACTTAATTCCACTATCTGTATTCACTACAAAATCTCCAGTATCGTTACTATCAGCAGGATTGCCAAAATTATTAGTTTTCTTGGGTCTAGCCATTATTTCACCTCAATTTCTATATATTGTTTAGTTAATCCTTCGTCCTTCAGCTTCTTCAAATGAAACAATAGTTTATCGAGTACCTCAAGCTCAACTCGCCTTGATACTGTATTAACATAAACTTTGATTCGTATGACTGTATAACCCGCGTTGATTAGAAGGCCGTTTTTTTCATTATCCCACTGGATGTGTTGTCTTAAAGACTCTTCTCCCCATATAGGAAAGAAGTGGCTTGGCCCATCGACCTCTATAGCTGCCTGTAACTCTGGTACTATAAGGTCAACGTGCATTTTTTCGCTTTCAGCAATTGCTTCTGTGTGAAACATCACACTATATCCCGCCCGCCTCAATTCGTCAAGTAGAAACTTCTCAAGTCTTGAACCTTCTTTGGCGGCTTTCCTAAAAGCATCAATAGCTTTTTTTGACATTTCCGCTCGCCCATCGTCTGGCATACTAGCCCATCTTTCCTTTGCTAAATTCACGCGGCGTTGTCTTTCATCTTCAGAAATACCCTTCCATTTACTAGCCACAGATAAACTAATCTTATCCTTTGTTTCTTGACTACGATTAGTGCCGCGTGTTGGGTGCTTGTGTCTTCCTTGTGATAGAGCTAGACTTTGAGCCTTAGACTTGTCTCTAAGTTTACTATAATGTTGTAGTATAGCCCTGCGAACCTTATTAGGATAAGTGCCTAACTCCTCGGCTATTTGATGAATACTCTTTTCTTGCTTCCAGTAATGTTCATCAATGTAATCTTTATCTAATATTAATTTATCCATCCTAATCTACCTCTATGTTTGTGAGCAACTGATTGATATTGAAATCTTCAACTACACCCGCTGATGTACCCCATATGTTTTTGATGAGTTCAGCATTCCTCTTAGTTCTTGTAAGCAACTTAATGCTTGGGTTTTGGTAAAACTCCGACAATTCTTCAAATCTCCAGGGTTTAGTTCCAATTCTCAACCAGTCTAAATCATAAACATAGTAATAATGGTCAAAGGTGGCTGGTAACTTCATAACCCTACGGGTACTTTCAATGTTAGTAGTAATAAGTTTACCTTGAAACCCCCACAACTCTTCCCATCTCATAACCCCGCATTTCGGCTCAATACATGGGGCATAGACAGCCTTTACGAAGAAATTGAAGTTTGTTAAATAATTGTTAACTAAGTAATTATTAACATTACGAATGGCGTAGTAAGCCATCTGACTAGAGCGTAAGCTATCCATCATTATACCTATTTTCTTAATCATTCTTAATCCTCTTAACTAAAGCATTCTGTAGTTTGGTTTCTAGGTTTATATCAAGTGATGACATAATAGACTGAGCCAAGTGATAATTAGTGTAACTTCCATAGATGATATCCTTACCTAGTCTAAGTCTAGCCTGCTTACTATCGTCATTATAATTTACCAACAAATCTTTTACTTGCTCAAGGTAATTGTCTCCAATTAGTTTTATATAATCACTACCAAGTGTTTCATACGTCTTCTTACTATTCGTTAGAACTTGAGTGCCTACAGACACAGACAACAAAGGATTCCATGTGAAGTCCGTATCATTGGGAGTAAGATATAGATAGAGCTTAGCATTATACATAACATTCTTGATATTAGCATATTCAAGTATGCCAAGAGCATTGGGCATTGGCCACTCCCCGTGACCATAGATTCTAAAACTACATAATTTACTTTCAGCAAGTGGAAAGATGTATTTGTGTATGTTATGCCGGTTTGTTGGATGATAGCTACCAACGAATACAACATCTGTGTTGAGTTTAGTATTTGCTACCGGGTTCATAGACACACTCATATTGATAGATGGATATATAGATAGGCGCCGAACATCTGGCATGAGTTCGTCACTTATAATTTTATCTACTTCACTGAAGAGTAAGTCGGGTTTTAGATTTTCGTAATCTTCAGGTTTCGTACTATCAACATATATAGCGGCCTTTGGTTTATACTTGATTAAGCATTTCTTAATGGCTCTACTAGCTAATTTAGCGGACCCAATAAACACGCCGGGCTTTATGTCTTCAAATATATTGAAAGCCGGTATATCTTTTTCGGACCAAGTGACTACATCCTGTCCGGCGTCTCTAAGTGCGTTTACAACACCAGTCATTTCTTGGTCGGCATTATATCCAACTTGTACTAGAATGTTCATTCTTCCGCAATCCTCACTCTCTGTATAGCTTTCTTGATTGTGATTTCTGTGCTTTTGTTTAGGTCGCCCTGATAATTAAGCGTGTAACCATCTGGTAAGATGTTATGAGTAGATAGAACCTCCGGTATATGGATACCAACAAACTTCTCTGTTATTCTAAGAACAAAATCGTGGTCTGGAAATGGTATTTGTTCATCAAACTTACCTGCAGTAAACACAGCTTTTTTGCTTACCATATAGTTAGGTTCAACATAATTTACATTCTCTAACAAACTTCTATTGAATGGTGGCATATATCCAGTTACTTCATAGTCTTCAATATGATTTCGTATCATCTGGTCACTATATATAAGGCCAATAGCCCTTGGGTCTTCAAGAAACTTATTTACCATTATTTGTGTCTTTAATGTCGCCAACTCATCATCGCCCTCTAAGAATAGGAACAAGTCACTTACGTTAAACGCCATAGCCATAGCTTTGTTCTTTGCAATACCTGGACCGCATCTATGTTTGTTTTTTATGGCGTACAATGTTACGTTATGTTCACCTGTGCCAACTATTATTTCTGGCTCATACCTTGTCTTACTCTTAAAACAACTCTTGATAGCTTGCCAGCTTTTATCTGTAGAACCATCATCTACAACTATTATAGCCTTTGGGTCATAACTTTGATTGGCAGCGCTCTTAATAGCATTTACTATCGTTTTCTCTTTATTGTAACAAGTAACGATAATACATACATTAGGTTTGTTCATTTTTTGTACCCATCCTAAGCATTGACTCTATCTTATCACAAACATTGATTTCCCAATTGCCCCTAAGATACATATGCACTCCAACATGAACTATTTCATTATGTAATCCATCGTCGTCGCCTCTTTCACACAAAACCATTTTCATTTCTCTAATAACCTTCTCCTTAATATAGGAAAAGATGTTTTGGCGAACTGGCTTGCCACACTCTGCAATTATATAGTATGGCGCAATACACTTCGTCTTTGCGAAAATATCTATAGCCGCCCTATCCTGAATCATTTGGTCGTCGTCTGTTCTATCTGTGATGTATTCTACGAACCAGGGTGGAAGTTTACTACCTTGTGGTGTCATTAACTCATACTTTTTGACAGCACGTACCATCTTTGATATTCTCATTGAGTTATTGGTAATGAAGGTTATTCTTATCGGCTTAACTTCTTCTTTAACAACACTGTCGAGTGTAATTGTAAGTCCTTTAGCCACTTCATGTTCTGACCAATTTGGACCAACATACACAAGCAACTCCGTTGTTATTGCTCTATAAACTTCCTTGTCGGCGATTTCCAATAAAGCATCAATATCCTTATCGGCCCATCTCTCTCTCCAACCAGATAACCTACGCATCATACATACGCGGTTTTTAATAACATATGACTCTGTTTCAGTGTCATAAACTTCGATAATTTCTGCACCATTATCTTTCAACTTGTCTAGCATACCAGCGCGACAACCAATCTGAGTTTTCCCATCCCACTGTGCAAATACACAAGGTTTGCATGGTACTATTAGTCTAGCATCAGATAAAGGGTTGGTATTTTCAACATTATCCATTATACTTTCTCCGCTGTCAACATATGCTTATGATTGACGAGTTTTTTACTAATCGTTTTCATACCCATAGATTTCAACATTTCTTCCATGGTTGTTACACTATATAGGTTTTTCTTAAGCTGCCAATCTTCACCACGTCCATCGTATATGAGTTCGTTGGCTTGTGTTTCAGTTATCTCACGACGCATTAGTTGCCTAGCAACCTCATAGATGTTTGGGCATACCAAAATAAGTTTGCCACCCTTTCTTAGCTTCTTTACCCAATTGCCAACTATTGATGCAGTATTGCGATATGGAAAATAATCTAAAATTGAGTCTGCAATTATCTCGTCCGCCTCTCCATCATCTATGGTAGCATCTAAATTGGATATGTCAGCAGCAATCTTTCCATCGCCATCAACAGCTAATGGGTCTATGTTAATATAGCCTGCTAAAATATGCTTACCATTTATAAGTAGGTTTATCTTCATATCCTATCTCCTTATGGTTCTTTACAACCTTATCAAATACTTTATTTAGTTCTTTTGTATATTGGTCAATGTTTAAGTTATCAACAGCAAATTGCCTAGCTGCTACACTCATTTTATTAGCCAAGTCATCATCCTCAATTAGTCTTCGTATAGTACGCTTAGCTGTATCAACATCCTTACAAATAAACCCATTCTCACCATCCTTTACAAAGTCTGTTATGCCGGGATAAGGATAGGTAACAACTACACAGCCAGAAGCCATAGCCTCAATAACTTCAATTGGAAATACGCCACCAGTTACAGTATTAAGATAAACTCTTGATTCTTGATAACGCTTAGGTAACAAGCTATAGGCCAAGAACTCAGATGGTAGGCCGGGATTATGACCGACCAACGTATATTCAAAACCCTCGATAATCTGTCTCCAAGAGCTAAATTGTGTTTCTTCATCACGTTGAGCAAATCTATGGACCAACGTCATAATGTTCTTCTTACGGATAACATCATTACGAACCGTAAATCTTTCGGTATCCACACCCGGATGTATAACCACACTATCTTCTATTTGCCAAAAGCTTTTAAGTCCTAAGTTACCAAAAATGTTGGCATGTGCTTTCATATCCGCAAAACTATGGATATCGAAATCGGAGGCTATAGCAATAGGAAAGTTATCTGTCATGGCTACCAACGGTATTGACAAAATCCTAGATGCATTCTTACCAATCTGAAATTGATATGGGCGTTCATGTACTAAGATTAGGTCAAAGTCTAAATGTGGGGGCAATGACTCCAATAAGTCCTGCTCCATTTTTATATCAAACAACGTATAGTTGCTCGGCTTCATCATGATGTCGGGATTCCATTTGTAGAACATACCCGGCACTGTTATTGCGTAGAAGTTATGGCCTGTACGACATATAGCCGCTTCATGCTTTTCTTCATAACAGAAAGTTAATATATTAAGTTTGTCATTAGATTTTGTTTGTCTAATCAATGAACTTACAGGAGTAGGCATTAGCAATAATCCTCATATATTACATCCAAATAGTCTATAAGTATTTTGTTTCTGATAATATCATTAACATCAAACTTAAAGACAGCTATACCTTCTTTTTTGTTGTTAGTAAACTCTCTAATGTGTTTGCTTAACGCATTACCATATGAGCTATGACAAGCAATATCAGCTTGGGTAACGTCACCATTTACCACAATCTTTGAATTTTTCCCTAGGCGGGTTACAGCCAGCTTAAGCTGTTTCATACTACAATTTTGAGCCTCATCTACTATGATAAACGAATCATCGAAAGTGCGTCCTCTCATGTAAGCAATCGGAGCTATTTCGATTTTTCCTCTTTGTATAAATTGAGCAACCTCATATGGCGTCAAAAACTTATGTAGAGCATCCATAACTGGCTGTATATAAGGTTTGAATTTCTCATTAACCTTACCGGGCAAAAAACCTAAACTTTCTCCAGCTTCCATTACCGGCCTTGTTATAATCAATCTTTCATACTCACCGCCCAACAGCATTTGTAATCCTACGGCTGTAGCCACAAAAGTCTTACCACAACCGGCTGCGCCATCAGCAAAAATAATATGATTGTTTTTTATAATCTCTACATATTTTTCCTGACTCGGTGTTTTGGTCGCAAACTCTTCTTTTGCCTCTTCTATTGGTGGTTGCATTTCAAGCTGTTTACGACACCTTTTGGCCCCACCCGTTTTACCGCTACACCTTTTCTTATTGCTCATTCTAATACTTCCTTTAGTTTATTACCTATATTGTCAAGGGAGTAGTTGTATGCCGTATCTAAACCTTCATCCGCCATTTGTTCTAATAACTTTGGTTGTTCTGTATGAACTTGATATGCCTTTCTCATAATTTTTTGTAATGAACGTATGCTTGGCTTAGCCCAATCCTCATCTGATGTAAACGCCTCACTGTTACCGGTGTAGCTGAAACATGGCTCTAACTCATATCGAACCTGATTAAAAGAATTTTTATTGGTTAAATATACTGAAGGGCCAGCCCAATTCAATGCTATAGGAGTTTTACCAAAAGCCATAGCATCAAACGTGGGCATACTCCAGTTTTCATTTGAGCTTACATTAATGAAACAGTTTCCTGTGCTATGTAAGGAACATAATTCTTCTCTTGTTAACCATTCTGTTACTATCAACTCTTCTTTATAAGCATCAAGATTAGCATATATCCTAAGAGACATTTTTAGATTAGCACATAATTTCTCCATCTTATCCCTAGTTATTTTTGGGGGCATATTAGCCGTGCCAGTTTTAACAACTATACTTACTGGTTCGTCAGGCTTAAATTCTGTATGAAATGCTCTTAGTACCTCAATTAAGTTCTTACGCATATCCGACCTGGCTATCATATAGAATATAAAGTTACCTTGAGTTACATTTTCTATATCCGTCAACCTAGAATAACTGCGACTATATTCTTCTAAATTCGCGGCATATGGAACTTGTATTATATTGCTAAGCCCAGCATCTTCACAAGCCTTCATTGCAATTGGATTAGCTATCACAATCTTATCCATTAGTTTCATTCTATGTGCCCATGTAGTATTAACCAAAGAGTTAGTCTCCACATTGGTTATACCTATACACCTTTTGAAACTACTATCATACTCAAAGTAAAGTGGTGGAGTATGTAAGACAAGTCTATCACAACCAAGTGGACTTCTTTTTTCTAACTCTTTTATTCGCAATGGAACATCTATGTGTGCATCCAATATACATCTAGGCACTACTTCAATACCAACTTTATCAAGAGCAAGAATATAGTTAATAGCAGCGTCAGAATAGTCTGTTCCAGTTCTATATGGAGCCACATATAATACTTTCATTTCACAGCCTCCATCCTACGCTTTTCCCATAAATTACGATTATCTATAAACTTAAGTAGCTCCTTAACGCAATCTCCACGATTAAAGTTTCTCAACTTAGCACGAACACCAAGGGCAGACAAATCACTAAAATATGGAACCCCCATATAATCATATGTTTGGCCAAAGTTTAAGTCTCTAACAAGTTTTTGTTCTAAGTAGGTATTGATAAGTCTAGGCTCTCTAGCCATATGTATTATAAGCCAACGCACAAATTCCTCATTGCTTAAGTTTGGCGGGCATCTATCTGGATGTTCTGGATTAAATATTCGTGGAGCAGAATGCCAAGTTTCTTCTATCGGTCTTGGTTTATAACTATCAAATACATCTTCCCAAACTTTTGCAGTATTATCCCAATTATAATGTTTCTCACATAACTCACGAGCCTTTCTCCCCATACTCTCTCTAACTGGACTAGGTTTAAGTAAGAATTGCTTAACTTTGTTTATAAAGTCGTTATTACTAGGCAAGGCCATAATCCTATGGGTTTCAGCCTCTCTAAACCATCGCTCTACATCAATTGGAGTACCACCTAACTTCTTAACTACGTCTTCCATACCACTATAATTTACAGACATTATTGGAACACCGCAAGCGGCTGCCTCAATTTGAGGCATACCAGCACCTTCACAAATAGCGTACTGAACGTAAACATCAAATAGGTTGTATATACGAGAAAGAGTTTCAATTGTTACGCCATGCTGTGGACTTGGAAAAGTCATAGAGTTTAGACCACACTTACGGCACGGAACATTGATGTCCATATACTTACTTGCCGTAACATAGCCACAATGTTTACATATGTAAGTAAAGTAAACCTTGTGAGAAACACCGCTTTCACGCAAAAGTAAAGGTATATCCCAGCCAACATCAGGGAAGGATGTATGGCAGTATAGTAATACTCTCCTAGCCAAATCCTTCGGGACTGTTTCCAAAAACTTAGCAAAAGCAAGAAATAGGTCTGGGTATAGCTTACGCTTTTGATTACGCATAACAGTGCCGATAACTAGAGAGTCCTCTCCCAAACCCATATTCTTTTTATGTTGATGTTTATCAGGCATAGGTGACAACACACTTAAGTTAGCTCCGGGTGGGGCGCTTTTAACAAGTTTGATTTTATGCCCAGCTTGTTTTTTCAAAGTTTGGAGGCCAAAATCAGTATAGGTTAGAATGTTGTCGGCCTGCATGAAGTCGTTAATCCAAATGTCTTCTTGTGGGTAAGCATCGACAGTTGGCATAAGTATATGATAATAGTATGGTCTATATGGTGAATAGACTTGATATTGAAACATCCAGTGGTCACGAATGTCAAAAACAATGTCGGGCTTAAAAGCTAGGCATGTTTCTTCAAACTTCCATTCGCCAAACTGGTTGGTGGTTTTAGATTCATAAATACGTTGTGCGTCTTCATCGCCCTGGTTAGGTAGGTTAGGATACCATTTCCAAGGTATGCTTCTGCTGCGTGGGTCAGCACTTGTTCCATAGGTGGCGAACTCAGCCAACTCATATTTTCCAGTGTTATGTAAACGACTTAGAACTTCTTTACCGTAGGTTCCATAACCAGTGCTTAGATAACTAGCTTCATTACACATTAGTATTCTTAGTTTTCTATCCATTTTTACATCCTATTCAGAACACATAAGCCAATTGTTTTGTGGTAAATTTCCTGTTAGTGTTACTGAACTCATACTCCATATAGCTAGTCTTTCTTTCATTCGGTTTTTATTAACACAACTATAGTTTTCTTTGAAAATTATTTTAGGTACTTCTTTACCACCATCTTTTATCGTAGGATAAGGTCTTGCCTCACAATCAAATAATTCCTTCCCACTCATACTATTTATCTTTGCTAGAAGCATTATACCCAATCCATTCAACATCAAATGCCTCATACTTAATTTTTAGCTTACATTCTACTATTGGGAACTGTATGTGCCTACTGATAATTCTCTCAGCCTTATGGGATACATATTTACCCCAATCTGGATGTATAAAGAGTTGTGATTGAGTTTTAGCTTCCAGATTAACAAAAGGCTCACAGTTGTTGTACTGTAAGCCTTTAATAATCCAACTCACATTACAACTTCATCAACCTTATCTGTAGTCTTAGATAGATACTTTATAGGTTGAAAACTATTTACCCTAAACTTAATCTTACTTCTTTTTTGACCATCAACCTTACTATCCCATTTATCTGTTTTAGCAGAAGCATTCACAAGGATAGCATCACCCTTCTTATATGTGCTAGCAATCAATTTAGCAGCAGTATCCCACGCTTCGCAATCAAGATAAGCGGATTCGTTAATGATGTCACCGCTTTTAGTGCGTCTGGAACTGCGAGCAATAACCGTAAAGTTGCATACAGTATTACCATTACTTAGATTTGTCAATTCTGGGTCGTGTGCTAGTCTTCCATCAAATATGCATATGTTCATGTATATTCTCCTCAGTTATTATTCAAACTTCCTAGTTAATTATGCCCTCAATCCGGATAGTTTGTCAAGTACATTTCAAATTTGAACCGCTTTTCGTATAGCGAAAGTTCCTTTTTTATCCGCTTCACCGTGGACTATCAGTGTGTTACCCTCAACAAGTAATCCGCCTTGTGTTTCATACTCGTTACACCACATAACCACACTATCTATCACGCAAGTAGGGTCAGCCAAACTAACAAACGCCATCTTACGACCAATGTTTTTGCCATTCTTAATCTTTATTTCTCTACAAGAACGTACTTCGGCGGCTAATGTAATTGGACCCTTCTTTCCATTAAGTACATCTTTGCAAGTGGCATTTGTAGCATACTCTGTATCCTTACCATCTAACACGCTAGCAGTTAAAGGTATGCCAAGCAAATTAGTTTCGTGCCAGACAAGCCAACGAGAATCATCTACTAGAGGCGTAGCTGGATTATCCAAAATTTTCTTTGTGCCTTGTATAATTTCTACTCTCTTAAAATTAGCTGCACCCCCACCTTCCTTCTTTGTTCTACCAACAGCACTTAAAGCCTCACTTAAATCATTAAACTCTCTAGCCTTAATCCATTCACGTTCTTTATCAGTCAGCAAAGACCAGGCCTTCCATTCCTCTAACATACGTCTTCTTTGCAGAAAGACTACGCCGGACAAAGCACCTGATAGTATAAATATTTCAGAAGCAGCACTGTTAAGATTATCCAAGATATGACTCATAATCTCAAACCACTTCATTTCAGAAAATTTACGTCCTAGCTTATTTTCAGCGGCACTAACCACATCTTTCAATTTGCTTATCTGCGATTGTCCTACACCCTTAATATTACCAAGCCCAAACCAAATCTTACTTTCTTGGTCTGTTGCAAAATCTATATCCATTCTTGTAATTTCGGGTGGTAATACGGTCACATCAAATAATTTAGCGTCTTCAACAAGTTCCTTAACTTCATCATGCGGATTTTGTTTATACATAGCATAAGTAAGCCATGATGTGAAGAACTCTATAGGAAAGTGAGACTTTAAGTACGCGGTCACAAGACCAATCTTACCATAACATATAGCGTGCGGTTTATTAAAAGAATAACGCTGAGCCTTCTCAATCCAACTAAAGATTTCGGCGGCTTCCTCTGTAGTTAATGCTCCAAGTTTAGCGGCTCCTTCAACAAACATAACTTTCACTTTAGCCATCTCTTCCGGTAACTTCTTGCCCATGGCTTTACGAAGGTTATCGGCTTGCATAAGATTGAACCCGGCAACACGAGCCGCTATAATCATAGCCTGTTCTTGATAAGTTAAAACCTGATAAGTTGGAGCAAGGATAGGCTCAATGGCTTTATGAAACACGGTCGTTTCTTCTTGGAAGTTTTTCCTACGACAATAGTGTTCTGTCATCGACACGCCATTCTCGTCTTTAGCTTCAAGGCAGTTATGCACAACAACATTTCCAGCAATAAAGTTATGATTTGGACCATTTACAGTTATATCATATGTATCCTTGACACCAATATCAATACATCCATCATACTCGGCCCATTGTGTATAATTCTCGTACTTATACAAGTCTCTGAAATTTTTTACATACTTACTTTTGCTTATAACCGCTATTCTATCCCCAAGTCTTAATTTTGACAAAGGAATCCATCCTCTGTCAAATGTTAGTAGTTTATGGTCATATGTACATTCAAGAGTATAAAACTTATCATTAACACGTTCCTCTTTCCTATTCTTGATATTGACTTTGTACACTCTTTTTTGTCCACTATATATTATATTTTTAATTCTATTATTAAATAACAAGCAACTTGATTCATCTAATGATACAATACCATGTTCAGAATTGAGATGCCCACGTCGCCATTTCTCATAAAGTTCTTTAATAGTAAACTTCTTCCAATCTCCATCATACATCTTAACTGATATAAGAGTATCACCTGATATACAACCAGGCCTTAACAATGCAACAAGAGCCGCCATATGCTCAAGATTTTCAGGTTTTAGTTTCTTAACCCAATTACGACCAAGTTGGCTTTCTAGTTGAAATACCCCCTTTGTTAATCCACTAGCTAAAAGGGATATGGTTCTTGGGCATTCAAGTCTTAGTTCATCATAGATGGTTGCTACATTTATCTTAATTCTTGGGGTCTTGTTAACCCCTCTATCCTCTATAACCTCAAACTGACATCCGCAATCCATCGTATAAAGTTTCATTCTAGCCCCTTATCCTTCCAGTCCTTAAACTGATTGGCAAAATTCACCTTTTTAGCTTGATTGCGTTGATGACGCATAAATCTGGCAAATATAGCCGCACAATCCTTACAGTCTTGTAAAGCCTCATGCCCACCATCTTCTGACATTCCAAAAAACTTTCTTAAATTATCAAGAGAATACGACTTTACACGAGTATCATCTTCAAGCCAGAACCATAAATAATTCATCGTGTCGATAAATTCACGTTCGTGGAATATTGCCTTGTCCTTCGGGCCAAGCTCTCGTTGTATGCGTTCCAATATGATACAATCAAACCTTCTAATGTTGTGTCCAGCCAGAATTGGCAAACCCCAGGATGTCTTACTAGTACGATGCGTGTCTATATAAGACAATAAAGAGTTCCATACAACGCTTAAAACCGGAGCTTCATTCCAGGCCTTTTTTAGTTCCTCTGGAGACTTTTTTAACTTCTCTGAATGCCATTGTAAGGTTTCCTTATCTATAAGGTCCACACTTTTACTTGGCTTAATCATAGAAGAGAAAGACTTATCATATTTTACTTGCATAGTCTTACCATCAATAGGCACGACGGCAATTTGTACTGGGTCACAAACATTAGGATTCATAGACTCTTTAGGAGCGTATCCAACTGTTTCAAAATCTAACACCAATATATTATTGTTGCTCATCCTTTTCTTCCTCAAATTCTTCAACCGGATTGTTTGGGCCAACTTGAACTACGCGGAACTTTAAGTCACCAGGAGTATCCTTAACCTCTATAATATCTAATCTAAATTTGCTATCCAAGTCTTTTACCGCATCAAGCAAATCCTTCTCGACTAAGACTTCGCCGCCAGCCTTAACAACAAGAGTAGTAACAGCCTTAACCAATTCGGCATTAGCAATTTGATACTTGCGTATTTCTGCTAAAGCATTACGCTTTAATTGCTTATACTTCTGTCTCGAACGAGTAAGTAATAATGCAAGTTTTTCAGCCTCACGATTTTCTTTTTTATCTTTCCAAAAGAATCCCATTTTTAATCTCCTCAAAAAGGGCAACTGTTTTTTTATCAAAATTTCCACCCTTCCTAAGTAGGAAACTTGGATGATACCAAGGATAAATCTTAGCTGCCATATAGTTTACTGTATGTGGATAACCGACATGCTTACTCATACTATCATTTGGTTTAAGAGTAAGCAAAAGAAAAGTAGGCGTTCGTCCAAGAGTAACAACAGCTTTTGGTTGTATGGTCTTAAGTTCATACCATAACCACCTTTTACATTGTGATAATTCATTAGCGGTTGGTGTTCTGTTGTTGGGTGGGCGACACTTAACAGCATTTGTAATATAGACATCTTTACGGTCAATACCCGCTTCTTTTAACAATTTACTTAGTAGTTGACCGCCGCGACCGACAAACGGCCTACCGATAATATCTTCATCGGCCCCAGGAGCCTCTCCCACAAAAACTAACTTGCTGTTTGTATTACCGAATCCAACAACAACTTGTTTACAACCACTCCTTATAGGGCAAATAGTACAAGCACTCATGCTGTTAAAATCAATTGGCATTTTTTTCTCCTCTAATACTTCCTTTCTCAAGAATAGAAATGACACCCATGATTTTATCAAGAGATGCCACGCCTAGAATATCAAACTTTGGTATGCCAAACCATTCCAATCCTTCGTATTCCATTCCGGCATTTACCGTCTTGCTATGATTATCATATACCATAGGGCAGACTTCGGCAAGTGGAACTGTAGAAATTACAACGCCAGCCGCGTGTTTACCCATGTTACGCAAGGTTCCTTCCAACCTAATAGCTTGTTCAAACAAACGGGCCATAGGACCATCACATTTACCTTCCTTGTCAAGATAGCACCATTCTTTAAGCTGGTCTGAGTTATTACGCAAAGCCCATGTGATAATACTTGGATTTTCACCGGCATCTTTCATTTCCTGAAGTTCATCCGCAATCCTGGCCTCATCAGGAATAAACTCTGTTATCCTATTCATAGTATCAAAGCTACATGCTTCATGTGCCCTAAACACATCTTTGATTGCACCACGACCCCGCATTCTACCAAAAGTGACAATTTGAGAAACATATTCTTTACCATACTTATTCATCACATACTCAATTACACTTTCTCTTTTGCTTATTGGAAAGTCAGAATCAATATCTGGAAAGCTAATGTGAGTAGCTGTATTTCTACCGGCGTTATAAAATCTTTCAAAGAGTAGGTCGTAAGGAATAGGGTCGATGCTTGTAATACCAATTAAGTAAGAAATTAAGCATCCGGCAGCAGAACCTCTTCCTGGTCCAACAAGCCAACCTTGGTCTTTAGCGTATTTAATAAAATCTTGAACAATAAGAAAATATCCTGGTAATCCAGCACCGTTAATAACCTCCATTTCTTTCTTAATTCTATCAACATATACTTGTTGTTGGTCCTTGGGTATTTTAGGTGCAATTTTATATTTCCAACCTTCTCTACATAGATGGCGTAGATATTCCGCCTCATTCATACCATTTGGACAATCAAAGTGCGGTAGGCTTGGTTTACCAGCTAAATTGTAAGTCTCACACTGCTCCGCAATGTTTGCCGCATTTTGTATTTCGTGTTCATATCCACTATGCAAGTCTAACATCTCATCTAATGATGGTATATGGTAGTTATTAGATTTGAAAAATCCACCAAGCCCAAATTCTTCTTCTATCTCTATCTTATGATGAATCGAACTTAATGTTGTTTGTAAGGCTGTAACCAATAATACCCTTTGGTCAGCAGCATCCTTGCGGGATGGATAATGAGCGTCTGGTGTAGCAACACATGGAATACCTGTTATTCTTGAAACCTCTCTTAGACATTCAGCAATTACTATGGTAGATGGTAAGTTAGTTTTATCAACTAGCTGTATCTCAATATAGAAGTTGCCTTTGCCAAAAATATCTTGATGCTTGCCAGCTATAGCTATAGCTTCATCACGCCAATTATCTTTAAGGACCATTCTAGCTTCTGTAGTAGTCTTAGCGTTATAGCCAATCTTAGGGTTCTTGAATAGAACATTAGCTAGTTGAGAACCTGGATGCCCGCTAAAGGCAATTAAATTACCAGTAAACTTAGACAGTGTATCTAAATCCAGTCTTGGGCGATAGTAAAAGTTATCAGGTTTGTTGGACTCACTGGTAGCTTTAACTAAAGATTTCCAGCCGTCTTTATTCTTTGCAAGAACACAGAGATGATGCTTGTTTCTATTTTCTTTTGTTTTTATGCTTGGAGACTTATCAGCAAGATAAAACTCATTACCCAATATCCATTTAATAGATTGGCCTTCTTTTGTCTTTTTCTCCATAGCCTTAATAAAATCAACCGCCCCGCTAATAGAACCGTGGTTGGTTATAGCACAAGCCTTGTAGCCTAATTTATGACATCTCTTAGCAATCTGTTCTGGCTTAGATAATCCGTCAAGCAAAGAATAGTGGTCATGTACATGAAGAGGCACAAATTCTGGCATTACTTTCTCCTGTTTCTTTTGCGACTAGCCCTAGCGAACTTCCTCTTTGCTTTACGCTTATCGTGTTCTGCCTTCCTACGCTTATTGATTTCACTATTAAGCTGTTTAACTATTAAGCGGGATGCGGCCCTTAAATATGCCATATCTATAGGTGGAGACATAACTATGGGTGTATGTTCTTGGTTATCCATGATTTTCTTTCACTCCTCATTTACCAGTGGAACCATAGCCTCCAGAGCCTCTTGATGTGTTTCCAAGTTCATCTTTAGACTTAACCTCCTCCCAATCAATCTCCTCTACCTTGCAACAAACTACTTGAGCCACCTTATCACCTACATTAAATTCATATTCATGTTGTCCAAGGTTAATCATAATCACACCTAAACTTCCACGGTAGTCCGAATCTATTGTACCAATCCCATTAGCCGTTGTCAAGGCGGCTTTTGCGGCTAAACCGCTTTTTGCCCGAATTTGTAATTCATATCCATAAGGTATAGCTACTTCTAGGCCGGTCGGAATAACGAGATGATTTCCTGGTGCTGGATAAATAGTAATTGGCTTAATAGCATACAAATCATAACCAGAACTACCGGATGTCGCACGCACTGGAATTTTAGCGTTTTCCGCTGTTCGTAGAACTCTAATCTTTACGGGCGGAAACAATAATGCTCTTAACTCATCTATACTTATCTTAATTTCATTCATACTTGCCTCCTCCAGCACCATACTTAGTTAGTTTATTCATATCTGCATATTTTTTAGTCGCTCTATCTATACCTAATTGAATAATCTCATCTTTATGGTGCATACATATCGTTTTATCATCTTCATTTGGCCCAATCTTTACCTTACCAAAATGACATAACTTTGTGCATTTCCAATCCGGATAGATGAGCTTAGGACGTTGTGTGGATTTGATTTTCTCGAATCGCTCTTTAATCATCTCTTCCGTTCTTTCTAACTCGTTACCACTAAAGCATATAGAGAAAGGTCCACCGTCCATTATATAGAAGATTGTAATAAAAACATCCTGAATATCTGGATAAAGCTGGCGAGCAGCATAGTAATAAATGCGAAGTTGCGGGTCATCCTCTAATTTAACTATTGTCTTCTCTTCATTTGTATTCCAGTCTTTACGTTGGCCGGTTTTCCAATCCACAATCTCTATTACGTTTTCGTAAGGTTGAACTATAAGGTCAATAGTACCCTTAAGACCTAAGTATCCTTCAATATCGCCCCATTTATAATGCGACCAAGGTTTAATGATTTCAAAATCGAATCTTTGTTCAGCAGCCAACACATTCATATTAAGTGGCGAGAACATTCCTTTATTAAAATCTAAAACTATATTGATAGCTTTCTCACACCAATTAAAGTCAGCAATCTCCCACTGATGATTAGTAAACTTACTTGTGCAGTGTGCCCACGCTTTTTCTAAAGCAAATTCAGGACTAATACTTTTTGCAGGAATGCTATCTTCACCAAACACTTCTATATCGCTTACCCTTTCTTCATTTCTCAACTCAGCTATTCTTCTTTTTGCTAAAAGTTCTAGCGCTTTATGCACTATATTACCTTTATCTGCCTTCTTGTTAGATGGCTCAAATAACCCTAATACATATTGTAAATAATACTTATGTGGGCAAAAATCATAAGCTGAATAACTAGAGGACCGTAAATAGGTTGTAATCATTTAGGCAAGAATACCCCACTCAATAAGTTTAGGTTTAATAGCTTGATAGGTCTGAAACTTAGTTTGGTTTTCATTATCTACTATCAAGTCGAATTTAGACCAATCAAACACATCTTTATCCAAAGAGGTTTCGCTCAGGTGTTTGTCATCATAAACTTTACGAGTAAGACGGACAACCTTACCACCAGCATCTTGTATTACAGCTACTTCATTATGGAAACGACAATCACATATCATAGCTACGGATGGACTATCTCTTCTTACTCGCTTTATTAAATGTTTAGCCCATACATCAGGATACATACGCCCAAATATTTCTGTACCTATATGTTGCATAACCTCACGATTAGTCATAAAACCTTTCGGAGCCTTTGATTTATTAGATATTTTCATCTCCATATAATTAGGCATATTTTCCCACTTTAACTTGCTCTTAGAATCTTTTTGAGCATCTGTACCATAAACATCCTCAAAAGTGAAGTCAAACAGGTCCATGCATATTTCTTTGATTGGCTCAGCGAAACTATATAGTTTAACATGAGGCCAGACTAATTTACTAGCATAATCAACAAAAGATGAATCTTGTCTAAGCAAATCCAGATTACCCATCACTACTCCATACGATGTTTGGGCCGGAACCAACAACTCACCCTTATCAGATATAGCATATTTGCTTATGACCCCTTTTTGCACTAAGATTTCGCCAGCTAAATAATTAGCCATTGTATTTTTACCAGACTGTTTCTTTCCTGAAAAAGCGATAATTTTTGACATCCTAAAATCTCCGTTCAGCCGCCTTAAATATGGGCAATAACTCATTTCTTATTTCAGTTATAGACATTTCACCAACATCATGTTTATCAAACCTTGGTCTTGATAGATTATAGAGACGTTGACATTTTTTTCTTATTCTTTTTTCAGCCTCTTCCCCGGCCTCATCGTTGTCTGTCATTATAATAATACTGGTAGCACCACTTGTTTCAAGTAGTATTTCTTGTTGTTCGGTAAAAGCTGTACCAAACATGGCTACAGAATTATGAATACCAGCTTCCTCCAATCTCCATACATCACCTGGACCCTCTACAACTATAACCGTTTTACTGTCCTCAATAAAAGGTTTGGCGTTCCAAAAGTTATATAGATGTTGACCAACGTTGAAATTGTTGCTATTTTTCCATTTTGCACAATTAATCTTCTCTTCTCTTGTTTCTGGGCACGCCCAACCACTAGGATGATGATACTCGCATTCTGGACACTCTTTATGAATAGAGCGACCCTGACATCCAACCATCATAAGTTTGTTATCGTAAACTGGCACGACAATCCTATTGAACATCTCTTTACCTTCCTTGTCGCATAGGCCAACATCATATCTATCAAGCACATCTGTGCTGTATCCACGTTTGATATAATACTCTGCTGGTATTTTCAACGCTTTTCTAACAGTCAGCCTATGTATGCCTTTACTCTGTACACTTGCGGTCTTAGTTATAGTTTCTACTTCACTAATAAACCTTTTACGGTCTATAGCTGAATAATCTATACTAAGCTCATCTCCTATAAAATCAAGTAAAAATTGCACAGTCTTTACAAAGGAGTATTTCTGTCCGCCTGAACTCGTCCACCTACATCTACGATTAGACAGAACCCCTCTAGTAAAACCTATGATGTTTTGAGCAAAATGCTTTTCACAATGCTTGGTGTTACATCTCCAATATCCATTCATTTTATAGCCTTCAGGATAAAGATTAAGGGCGGTTGTATTATCTCCCATATGTATTGGGCATGTTCCAATATAATATCTACCACGCTTATTAAATTCTAAACCCAAAACACTAAGAAGGCCATCAATCTTCAAGCATACAGCATCATTGATAGCCTTCAAAGTATCTTGGTCTAGTTTATTCAAATCTAATCGTGTCATCGTCTTTTTCCATCACAAATCCATCATTCTTGGGCTGTTTGTTATATTGGCTTTTTGTCTTGCCCTCTTTCACCCTAGCAAACTTACCATCAAAGAATATGTTAATATAGTCGCCTTCTGAAAGACCTTCACCGTGACGAGCCACAATAGGAACAAGTTTACGAAGTGCAACCCTCCTGTTATTAGCTATATCATCAGCGTTTTCTTCTTCAGTCTTCTTCTTAAAGATTGTAAAGTTGTTACACAACCAAATAATTCTATCGGAACCAGAAGCAACACCTGCATCTTCTTTATTGATGCCATCTCTGTTAAGTTGAATAAAACTAAGAATTGGAATATCCATACGCTTAGCAAAGATTTTCAAAGCAATAATTTGAAAGCCAAGAGCTTGATACTCTTTGATATCGTTGCTTATGCTCTCAATATTGTTAAGGCGGAAATAATCGTAAATCATCAAACAGTCTTTGATTTGGCCATCGGTGTTACGACCTATTTTTTTTAGAACTAACCTCTTAACTATAGCTATAGTTTCTTCAAATGATTTGCCTGCTATGTTCACATAATAAAAAGGTAGGGATTTGATAGTCTCTTTAGCAATCACTAATCTTTTACGCTCGGCTGCGTCAAGTCTGCCCTCTTCTATCTTGCTTATTTCAACATTGGCTAAGTTGGCCAACATCTTTGCCCAAAAATCCTCTTTATCCATTTCCATATCACAATAAAGCACTGGTATTCCAAGGGAGGCAACATGCAATCCTATATTGATACCAACCGTAGTCTTACCAATCTTGGGACGGGCACCTATGATATTTACAGAGCCACGTCTAAGACCGCCGCCTATACATTTGTCATAAAGAGGGTATCCGCTCGAAATACCAACACACTGTTTCGGATTATCAAAGATGTTCTGTAAGTATTCATCAATACCTTCGCCTATGATTGAGGAAACCTCTTCACCGTCTGTTGCTAATTTAATACCAAAATCAAGTATTCTGGATTCAACTACAGATAACATCTTATGAAGACTCTCATCGCCAGTTATACTATTTAATTCTTCTTGAGCAAGCGAGAGTTCCGCATTTAATTCTCTGGCGACTTGAAATTTACGAAGACGAACAGCTAATCTACGGAGACTATCAAAATGTATTGGGTAATTAGATAGGCTCCGTAGATACTTCTGCTCTTCCGCCTTATCAAAATGACCGCCATGACCTATTGCTTTAGCAGAAGCATAAATGGAAGCTATATCCGGTTTAGCTTCTGGGTCACTGGTATTGTCGTAGAAATGTTGAAAGCATTTCCATAGTATTTGGTTTGTCACATCAGCATTGAAAGAACCAGCATTTACTATTTCATTGATTTCAACAAACGCTTTATGTCCATGATTAAATACGCCAGCTAACAAAGCTCTTTCAGACCCAGCCTCTATTAGCCTTTCGTTCATCCTATGCTCCTCTGATTGAACATTCGTTACATACATATCGTCTTATATCGACAAGAGGGAAGTTCTCTGAGATTCTTTCTTTTGCCCCACACTTACGACACATCACTTTAATTTTGCGATGTTTAGGCTTGATTCGCGGACTTCTAGGGATAGGAAACTTAGCATCCAACTCCTCCTTACCAACTTCCTTACTTTCAAAGAAATTCAGTTTACTAGGAGGAGTATATGGCTCCATCCTCATTGGTCTTTTGCCAATTTTATCAAACCTTCTATTAGCATGCTTTTTACTGCGATGTTTTCTACCAACATTCTCATGATGAGTTGTTGGCGTGATTGGTTTACTAGCCGGCACTTCGATTTTATCATCGGAATTGGGGTTTGGCAACTCCGCTTCCAATTTTTCGCCAAATATATCCTCGTAAGCTCTTAACAATTCTGGAGTTGGGTTTTTTAGAATAGCTTCTTTCATTTTAGACATATTGCTTATTATACTCATTAGTTTTTACCTCTAAAAGTTGCCGCACGTTTACTTTGCTGTAAATCTAAAAATGTTTGAGACATAAATTGTACTCGATTGGCTAAGTATGATAATTCATCTATTCTAGCCTGGGCTAACACGCGAAGTCTGTTATATTCCTTGGCTGCATCATTATCTGATATGATTCTCAATCTAACCTCATCCTTACTTACCCACTTGCTTCCCTTGTAGCTACCAAAATACTTACCAACTATACTATCAAGAGATGCTTCTATTAAGTGAATAGCTGCTGTTTCCTTATTAACAAGTCTCTGTATATAGTAAGCATATTTAGCCAAAAGCACAGCATTCTCACCGCATTCCTCAAAGCTCATAGTTTTCAAAGCATCTCTATCTACATCCAACAAATCCTCTAAATTATTATCAACATTAACACTAAAAATGTGTCTATCATCAAGGAACCTATCTAATGATTCCATTAGTTTATCAATAGAATTTTCTTGGCTAGTCTTCTCTGTAGGCATTGGCCAATTTCTCCTTCCAAATATCATATGGTTCATTAAAGACAAACTCAATCAATACAATGTCGTTTAACTCACACCATTCTTTCTTTTGCTTATCTCTTGTACGCGCTTTAGCAAAGGAAAGTTTATTGCGATGAAAATGAGAGATAAACTTATAATGTTGTTCACCTTGTACTTCCACCGCAATCTTCATGATAGGTAGAAAGAAATCTATATACACAGAGTTGCCGCATCCAGGTATATGAACTTCCTCTACCGTTCTAATCAATGGAAAAACTTCCGAGATAACTTGACGAGCAAGCAAATGGTACTTAGACTTATTTTCTCTTGATATTTCCTTAACCCTTAAGTCTAATGTGTATGTCCTGTTGTCAAGTCCTGTTACTTTCATATTATTTTCCCATTATGAGTTTGATTATGTCTGATTCAAGAGTGTCAGCAATTTTAGGATTTTCCTTTAGAAACACAGCCATTTTTTCGACTCCGTGTGTCTTATACTTACTCTTGGTTGCTTCATCCCATACCTTTTCACCAAACTCTGCTAAATGGTCTTCAATAAAGTCTAATAGTAACCATGATGAACCACTAATCAATCCAAACCCTTTACCAAGTGTAATAAGCTCGTTAATTTCATCTATACCACCACCATAACGCAATGAAGACTCGCATCTACTTCCTGGCATTCCACCCAAAGCTGTACAATCAGCTTCCCACGTCACCTTTTGTCCAACCTGTTTGTCACCAACTATCCAATCGGTTACACCTCGCTCGCGAAGAATAATATCGCCTTGATAACCTATAGCATAACCACCCTTAAGCACGGTTGATGAGCCATACCCGCTTGTGTTTGCTTGTATCTGCTGAATTGTAAGAATGATATGGTTCTTAATAGGTACTACAGCGCTCATTTGCCTTGTAAATTGAGCAACTAATGCAGCACTACCGCCACGAGTAGAAGCACCGATACCTTCAGTCAACTCCTTTTCGTGCGTTAAAGCAGCTAAGCTATCAATAACCATAACTATCTTACTATTATTCAATAAAATTTGTTCTGCTATTGTTAGAAAGTCTTGTGCAGATAAAATCTTATCTTCGGAAGATTGAATCATATGAAAATTAGCATGGTCTATGTCTAAACCCTCAAAATTCATTGGCTTAAGTCTATGTTCTACATTCAAATAGTATATAGGCATCTTAAGGAGTTTTTGAGCTTTATAACATATCCACAACACAGTAGTTGTTTTACCACACTTTGGTTTTCCGCCAAGATTAACCCACGAACCCGTTGGTATTCCACCTCCCAACATGGCGTTAATAGCAGGACTAACTCTAAGAATATCCCATTTACGTTCTATTATGTCTTTTGATGACTTAAAAATATCATTACCATAATTCTTCTTAATGTAATCCTTAATTACATTATTACCTGATACTATTGCCATCGTCGTCTAACCTCATTAACTTAGAATAGATTGATTTTTTCTTTACTGGCTGACGAGGCAATTCTTTCACAAGTTCCTGTTCTGGCGGGGCAATCATATTAGCCTCTCTATTATCAATTTTAGCTTGTTCCTCTTGAAATATCTTATCTAAGACAAAATCAGCACCCAGCGAATATACGTCATAAGCTCTTTTGTCTCTAAGCGCTGCAATGATAGCCTCTGCTGAATATAATTTCAACAAAGAGTTAGCAAGATAAAGTTGTTGTTTGTAAACCTTTTCCCATTCTGGTTTATTCCAGAACTTATCAGTTAAAACTTTCTTTTCTTTGTCGGCTAGTTTTTCACATACTATTTCAGCTATACGTTGAGCGGCAGTTATCTTTCTATCGGTATATCTGGATGTATAAACTTGTTTCATGCAAACCTCTTTCTATACCGAGTTATATTCTTTCCTTAGTATTAGAGATGGTGTATTTATATCCACAATTCTCTCATCAAACTCTACCAATAGTAAGTCTGGTAGTGCATATTTGAATGTCTTTGTTTTTTTAGTTGCCTTATCATAATATCCTATGATGGCATATTGGCGAGTTGTACTACTAAATAACTTACCTAGTGCCCCTTTCTTAAAGAAGTATCCATCGGCATCTAATGGTAACGGCTCAACTATATTATTGTAGTTTTTGAGATACATCTTATGAATGTATAGATTGTTAGCAGAAATGTAATCTTTCAATATATCCCAAGAGCGACGATTATCGTGACCATACTCTCCCTTAAAAAGTAAGTATTCGCCACGATAATCGTCTTGATATACCACCTCTCCATTACTCAATTCGACAACCCACGGAGCTTCTCTTTTAATAAGACCGAGCCACTCGAAGTATTCATCGAATTTGGTACATATCATGATTAGTCTTACTTTGGCCTAAATATATAATCACTTAAGTTATAATAATCATTTTTATTTATTCTTTTGTTATATTCGTCCGCTCTTTGGGAAGCCTCTTGGCTTGCAATCACTACTCCACCAGATTTGTGCCTACCGAACAGTCTTTGGGACAGCCCCTTACCGCGTCTTAAACTGCGAATGAAAGCCTTAATCTTGTCTTTGGTCGTTTTAAGCTCTTCAGCAATTACACTAAGTTGCTTATTTTTAATGTTTGACAGAATGTATGCCTGTTCAATTTCATTAAAAGGCTTATCATCAGTAACGGGCTGTTTATTTTCAGGAGAAGAAGCAACACTGTCTATCTTTTGCTTTATATCACTCTTTCTGCTTGTCTTAGCCATGCTATATTCCTCGTTTCTAAAAATTTCTTATACAAATCAAATACTTCTTTTCTTACCTTACGGTAAGTATATTTCTCGCGACCATATCTATCAATTGCTGTAAAATCACTCTTATTATGGTTTAAGCCATTTGGATTTACCATATGTCCAGCATCTCCACCATATGTGGCATACTTAACATAGTATTGTATGTTTTTGCCGACATGAACTACTTTTGCCAACGATTCTGGTTCATCAGAATCAATAATCTGACCACCCATCGCATAACCTATTTCTATTTCTATATTTGGTTCTTGTCTTAACTTAATCTTCTTTTCTGCCATTTTCGTGCCTCTTAATAATTAGTACAACAACATTATCTTCTTCACGCATTCCGTTGATGTACAATTCACCTTCGTCTTCTAATGTTTCTTCATTGAAGTCATATGAGTACGGAGCTTGATGAAACATACCACACACTTCTTCTGTCTCACTTTCGCCATCGCAATATGGACAAGTGGCTTTTACTTTCCACGTGTATCTAGCGTCTGGTCTAGTTATCCAAAGTCTAACTAATGGTTGCTTACAATCGCTATTGCTGCAACTAAGTATGACTTCACCACCATCGCTAATTATTGCTTTGTCGGAGACATTTCTAATCTTTTTTGCTTTAAGCATTGTTGTATAACCTCTACTAATTCCTTCTTGGCTCTTTGAGCCTCTTGTAGATTCCTGCAAGGTAGGGAAAACAGATATTGTTGTTCTGGTTCTATTGATACAAAATCACCTACCGCTCTTTGTTCGTGAGTTCCTATTCTTAAAACCAATGTCACATTATGTGGTGCGTGTGGATGACTCATTACATTTCCTTTGGTTCTGTATCTGATGTAACATAATCCCTTAACTGTTTTTTACTCATCTTTTTAAGTGCTTTATTAGACATCTTAGGCCAATATCTCTTAAACTTGCTTTTGTTATTCACCACACCGCTCGAATTGGGCGATAAAGCCTTTCTAGCTTTCTTAGCAGATTCTTCATGTTCACGCTCCATTTTTTCACGATAATATGAACCAAACTTATGGGTGTTGCGTTCAGCCAAAGAGCCTACTGTTTTTGGGGTTGAGTCAAATACAAATAGGGGAGCGGTTACCTCTCTTTGAGCTTGATGTCCACAAGTACAATTAGGCAACTCCCCCTTATCGAACTCAGTAAATGTTTGAAAATGGTCGAATTCATTACCACACGCAGAGCAGCGAAATTGATATATTGGCATATGTTATAACTCGTAAGCAGCTTTTTACATTATATTCCAGTCACTACTAATAATATACCCCTTTTTCCTTAGTCTTCAACAATGTAGTTTCTCCACTCAGGTTGTATCTTGCCAACTATAAAGACCTGATGAGCTTTTGGCTCATATGGCTTCCATAACGGTTTCATTTTGTCGGTGTCTCCCTTTATGCGATTACACAAGATACATGCGGTAACCAAATTATCCCAAGTGGACTTACCACCCTTAGACTTAGGATAAACATGGTCAACGGTTAGTTTTTCCCTATCGAATGTTTGACCACAGTAAGCACATTTAAACTTATCCCTAATAAAGATATTCTTCTTCCTCATCTTCACTTTTCTACGGACAAACTTAACGAATCTATCTTTAATTACAATAACAGCAGGTAACTGGTAGTAGCCCTTTACAGTCTTAACATGCTCAGGATACCTTTCTAGGACTAAACCCTTTCCCTGATATTCAAGACATACAGCGTCTTTCCAGGGTGCTACCCTTAACACACGATAATCTTTGTTTAGAATTAGGCAAGGTTTCATTGTTGAATTTTACCACATTTTTTACTGTGTGTCAAGAACATCTCGTTAACTACACGCACTCCATGAACAGTCTTTACAAATCTTGCAACCCTCGGAACGAACAAGGTTATCACTTTTACAACTAGGACATTCGTCGCCAGTTACTTTGGTACCATCAGGTATATACTTCTTCAAAGCTCTAGCTACAGCCTTACTAAAGGATAGTATGTTTCCCTTAGTACGCTCCAATTGTTCTACAACAAAGTTTACACGAACGCCATGACGAAGACTTGCACTCGTCAACCTAGCTAATGATTCCTGTTCATCGGAGCAATAATCAGCTACGTTATCATAGATTATGTTGCCTTTGTCAGAAACCAAACTATAATGCCCTCTCTTAACCTTATGCAAGAAACCAGATTCTATAAATGTTTCTTTATCCAACTTATCCATAGGTAATACAAAAACCTCATAAGGCTCCCTATTCATTAAGCCAACGATTATCATATACCTTTTATGCGATACGCTAATTTTATGCAATTCACAGAATAACTTTCTAGGACGTTTTACGGCATCATTTTTCTTGATTGACTCATTTTGTTTAGCCTCAACAAGTATGCCGCTACGACATCCATCACGATAGACAGTCATACCTTTACAACCCGCTTTCCATGCAGCTACATAAATCTTCTTCACTTCATCTACTGTCACATTATTAGGTAAATTTACCGTACTACTAATAGAATGGTCTATATGACGCTGAGCCGCCGCTTGTATCTTCACTCTCATTGTCCAATCTATATCTTCTGCGCACGCTCCAGCATAAGGGGATTCTGTGGCGTCTTCAGCACCAGTCACCTTCATCCAATACTTTATAGCAGGATGATAAACTATAAACTCCTCCCACTTATCTCCATTTTCATCAGTAAAAGCAACTTGAATACTACCAATGTTTTCCTCACTAGGATTAATTTTTTTACGACGCTTATGTAACATCTTATAACAAGGCTCAATACCTGAGCTAGTGCCATATAAGCGTATTTCTTTATCTTTGAAAACCTGTGTAACTAAACTGGTGCTACCAGTAGGAGCGGTAGTCAACAAAGCTATATTACGCCTACCATACTTTTGCATATCAGCATAGAGTTCGGCGTCCTCACTCTTAATTCTAAGCAAGAACGGGTTGTGTTTTTCGAGAGCTTTATCCCAAATAGGAAAGGGACCAAGTTCCTTAGCCATATCAACGCTTGACCTGTAACAACCTAACTTAAGCGTTTGATAAACTTTGTCTGTGAATACCACACTTTCTTCGCTACCATATTTGACATTTACAGCGGCCATAGCATCAGCTAACGCTGTAATGCCAGTACCAGTCCTACGACCCTTCTTGCACTTTTCACGAATACGTTTCCAAGTTGCAAGCTCGGGGGCTTTAATATAATCAGGCTCCGGGTCATTATTAATCTTCTTGATTATACGGTCAATACATTCAAGTTCAAGGTCAATTATGTTATCCATAAAGCGTTGGGCAACTTGGGCCAACTTATAGAGCAACTCATAATCAAAGTAGGCATCCTTTGTAAATGGATTACGAACACACTTGAGTAGGTTAACTACTAATAATCTGCAACTATCAAGTACGCATAGTGGAATTTCACCGCAAGGATTTGTGCTTACAGTTCTAAAGCCAAGGCTAGCGTAACAATCAGCAGGACTTTCCTTGAGAATACTATCCCAGAACAAAATACCCGGCTCGGCTGTCAACCAAGCGCTATGAATAATAGCATCCCACACCTTAGCGGCAGATGTCTTTATACTAATCTTGGGCTTGTCGTTATATTGACCATCATAGTAATAACCTTCCTCACCATCACCTTTTTCTTTGCTTACAGGCCATCTAAGCTCAAAGTCTTCATTATTTTCAAGGGCTTCTAAAAATTCATCACTTAGCTTAACTGAAATGTTAGCTCCAGTAACTTGAGTTAAGTCATGCTTCATTGTAACGAAATCAAGAATCTGTGGATGATGAACACTCAATGTAATCATAAGAGCGCCACGCCTTCCACCCTGCCCAACTTCGCGAGTGGAATTGGAATAGCGTTTAGCAAAAGGAACAATACCTGTGCTTGTCCTAGATGAGTTTTTTGTTGCTGATTGTACTGGTCTAAGATTACTTAGGTCTAGGCCATTACCACCGCGACGTTTAGCTATCTGGACGAGCTGTTGGTCCGTGTGAAGGATGCCACCGTAACTATCTTCAGGTGTGTCAAGAACATAGCAGTTTGACAGGGTTGCAAATTGATACTTGTTGCCTATACCAAACATTGGTCCGCCCTGCGGGATAATCGAACCAAAATCGTTGATGTAACCAAGAATCTCTTCATACGACATAGGATTCTTAAACTTGATTTTTTCTATCCTATGGAACTCTTTAGCTATTCTTTCGTGCATTTGTGTTGGAACACACTCTAGTAATTCGTTATCAGTATTCCTTAAAGCATACTTGTCTAAAAACACTCTCGCAGGCAAATCTTCCCCACCAAAATAGGTTTTACTTGCTTTTAGAGCATCATTATACTTGTAGGGCATTCTTCATTCCTCCACACTCCAATTTCCGCGGCATTTCATGATGGTGTTCCCATTCTATACCAGAGAGTTTAGAATTGTCGCGATTAGGTATTTTATCACTCAAAAGAAGGAATGTCAATAGAAAAGCGGCGGCGTTTTTTGACACCGCCGCCATAAATTAACTAATCATGTCAAAGCTAAGTCTAAGTCTCTCAGCTTCCAGCTCATCTTTTGTGGCCACCTTACCAGTTGATATTAACGCCTTTCTTACTTCTTCGGCAGTTCTAGGGTCGTTAGTAACCTGGCTAATAATATTTTTCAACTTCCATAGTTGGAAGAAATCAGGATTATTGGCCACCTTTTCAATAGGCTGCTTACACCTATCAACTAAGCTAAACACTATCTTCATTACACTTTCAATAAGAATAAGAAGACTTGCTGGGTCAATAGCTAAAGCTGGAGATTTTGGGTCCACTTTTATATTGTTCATTACTTTCTGTGCTAAAGTCATATGTTTTCCTTGCCGCAACTGCGGCATATAAATTAACGTCAGCCAACACAAGAGCCGCCGCCCATCATTATGCGTGGAGGTTGTTGTCTAATTACAACCGGCTGAGATTGTTGTACTGGACGACTAATCCTCATTATATGTTCCCTAACCTCCTGCGTGTATGGTAGTTGAATATACATAGCTTTACCATCTACAAACTTTATTTTACTTATACCATTAAAGAATCTACTATCACCATCGGCATTTACATATATGTAACCGTTTTGCCTAGCATCATTTGCGGCTTTTTCTTTATCAACACCTTTACTGACAAGTATTATCTTACCAGTACGCCTGGCTAAATCAATAGCTTTGTCGTAATCCATACCATATGCCACCACAACCACTTTAGCCTTACTTATCATACTGAAGTCTTCATCTCTAAGTTCAGTATCTTGAGCAAAAGAAAATTGTGTGGACAGTAAAAGCCAAGCTATCACTGCTAATGTTTTCATATATACCTCTAACTTATTAAATCGAACAATCTTGCATCAATAATATCGTTTTGACCTGGGAAACCAACGAAGTTACTATAAGCGAAAGTTTCACCGGCTCTAATCATAGACTCAATTACTCTTTTACGAGCGCGAATACAACCAACGGGCAGATTTTCTCCCGTCTTGAAATCCTTTAACACTCCATGAGAATCACCCCAGCTATTAAGAATGATAGCATAAGGGTCAGAGTATTCGTCATCTACTCCTATAATACACATCTGGTGTCCCCAATTTCCTTCTGGATTATGAAAACCATTACTGTCGGCACGCATGGTGAATCCTTGATTAGATGCAACCGTACATGGATAGCCGTTACAAATAGCCTGTACTAAATCATCCCAACTTCTAATTTGGGCGGCTGATTTAACTAAATGTTGTTTGCCTATATCAACAAATTCTTTAGGTGGCCCAGGACTATTGCCCCATTTCTTAGCTACACTACCAGAGTATTGAGGCAGATTATTTTCATCAGAAGCTATTGCTCCATAATCAATAACAGCCTTTGCCATCCAGCTACCTAGACTTCCATCTCCACTCCTATCTAATTGTCCACGGCCAACAAAAACTCTACCAGTACCATATAAGTATGGAGGATAGATAGGCCTAAACCTTTCGTTGTCGCCATTAATTAGTATTTCACAACATTGTAGATACTCAATGGCGTTCTTTGCTCCAAAACTCACGCAATCTCCTATTTGCTGAGGATAGTTTGGCGTATCCTTACCTAATACCTTACGGACGACATCATACAACATCATACGTCTTTCAGCCTTAAACGGAGATGCCCCTACGATTCTAAATTCTACAAACTTATCTTTTATTAAATCAAACTCTTCGGCAGCCAACTCTTCGCCCGCCCAACCGCAGAACTGTTGCACATTATCTGAATCAATCAAATCAAAATCACTATCTTGTAGAAAGCTCATGCTTTATAACTCCTTACTTTGCGGCATTCAAACCTTGGGCGATTTCATCCCACGCAGTAGCAAAGTCATCCATTGTCTTAAGTTTTCCAGATGAGTTTAGATTAACAAGTACAGATTTTAAGGCTTGGTCCCAAGGCTCAAATTCACCACGGATACCTAAATCCCTTAAAGCAATGTCATTAGCAGCTTTGGTTTCTTCTAAAGCCTTCTTAGGATTAGTAATAGCCCCAGCCCTTATTGAGCTTGCAATAGAACTATATGACCTAGCTAATGCTCTAGCCGCTTGTACTCTTCTAGCACTATCTAGGGCTGTAACCTGCTTTACAGCATTATAACTTACTTTTGCTAAATCAAACCTTCCTATTGGAAATATAGGGTCAGGGTCCACTGGATTAGGTGGTGGTACAGGAGGATTTGGGCCTCTCAACTTAACCTGAGCTATGATTGGGTCTGCTAAACGCATACCTGACTCCTTAACGACTTTTACTTTCTTGTCGTCTTTTGTAGTGAGTTCTTCGGTAATCTCGTAGTTATAAGCTCTTATAAGAAATACCTTTATATCAACGTTCGGGTCACTACCAGCGCCAAATACTATACTATCATTCATTGCGATAAACCTTGTAACAATCTTACCGTCTCTAATTATAATCCAACGATACTCTACGCTCTTTAGATACTCCACCTTATCTTGGATTGGAGAAACCCTAAGAATTACAATATCACCAGTAGGAACCGGTTCCTCTATACCAACGATGTCTTGCTTTGGTATAACAAACTTGTTGCTATCCTGAGCGAATCCTGGTGATGCCATAAGTAAGAATCCTAATATGAATATGAACATGTTCTTCATTTGAACACCTCTTGGGCACTAAAAAACCCTGTATGTATATAATACACACAGGGCTGTCATTTTTATCTTAGCCGAACAGTTTCCACAACCAAGTCGGCCATTGTTTGTCCATCAGATATGCTAAACCTAGCATTGTAACCGATACTATTGAGCCATATAGCATCATAAAAAATTTCCAACGCTGCTTTTTATCTTCTAGTATCAGGCCCTCATTTTGCTTTAATAAAAGCGATATAGTTTTATTGTGGAATCTACTTTGTTTCTCTAATATAGCCATCCTTAATATAACCGGCCTTACTTCTCCACTACCACCATAAATGGAATCCTGCATTTTTTGCATAGTTCCATCCAACTTATCTAAGGTACGAGTTAGGTGTCTGAAGGTACTACTTATGGTTTCGTGAAGAGTATCAATTTTGGCCGTCAGATGAGCTAACTGTACGTCATGATGATTTAGCCTACCATTGATATTATCAGACACTTAACCCATCCTCCTTAATTAGTCAGTTCTTTCATTATAATCAAGCTTCTTTGGTTCAGCAGAGCCGTCACGGAAGACAAGCTCACCAGGAAGTGCCCTAGTTGGGTTAGCTGCATTATCAATGTTGTTTGTATTACCATCAAGAGCCTTGAATACGTCTTCTGCTACTGTTGGAGCGGTTAGATATTTACCCTTATAGCTCCAACCAGCTAGAACAGAACGGGTTGTCCAAATGGACTCAATCTTATGTATAGAGCGAAGATTGTTGATATTACGATTAGATGGGCTTTTCAACTGTGTAGTTGGAACGCCAGCTAATGTATTACTTAACCATGTCATAACATATTTACCGGCTGTCATCGTAGCTAAATTACCAGATGATAGAGCCTTCTTTAATATGTTGCTAGCAGTAGTAATCTTGCTACCAATGGCTTGACCTATGATAGGAAAAGCCACTATTTGTGAGTGTGGAGCATTGGTTATTCTACTATTTGCCGCTTTATTTCCGCCCATAACCACAGTACCACCATCGTTCTTAATAGAAGCACTGCTAACGGGCTTAGTTGTTATTGCCATTTCGTAAACCTCATAATAAGTAGGTAAAGATGTAACCTTAAAAAGAAATACACCAAGCTAATGCTTAGTGTAAATTCTATGAAGTTTTTCTTCTGCTTTATTAATATTTTGACGAGCAGCCTCTTTAGTGAATCCTAACCTATTCCCTATTTCCTCTAATGTCATATCCTGAAAATAATACATATCTAATATATCATAATAAGGTTTTGGTAACATGGTCATACATTCAAGAAGATGACTTATTGACTCATCTTTTGTTTTGTCAGCTATATCAATAGCTAATGTATCAATAGGTATTTGTCGCTTCTCTCTTTTTCTTTCCTTAAGCCTCTTCTTACACTCCCAATCAACAAATTTGTATAAGCTAGTAGTGAATTTTTGACCCATACCATCTCTATGATACTGTAAAACTCTCCATAATCCATGCAAACCACATCTATATAATTCATCCTTCCTTATAGATTTTATATACTTATTTGTTACGCTTTTTATTATTCCTAAGTTGTCTTTGTTCCTCATTGCCGCCCGTAATTCCTCGTTGGTTACTTCCCTCTTTTGTGACTTTTTCCTTCGGATTCCACTCATATATTAGTTCCGCCTCCGTCTTTGTTGGTGAATACTGGATGTTGCCCTTATCATCCTTAGTTAAGTAGAACTGGCGATGCCGCTTCTTCAATGAGTCAGCAACCATATTGATTAGCCTTTGTTGGTTAATACCAAATCGTCTATTGGTAAGCATTCTGTCTATATCAGCCATAACTTCCCTATCTTGAAATACCTTACCAATTCCAAGCCTAAATCTATACCTAGTCCATACATTAAATACTTCTACACCAGGAGTTTCACATATTTTCTTACTAACTTGTTCATCTATATCGAAATTAGTATGACCAATCCAAAAGTTGAATATCTTAGCAGGAGTATTATCTTCATGAATTGGCACCATGCCCATATTAGTAACTACTACAGGCCCCCTAATGGGAAATGGCCTATCAAGCAACATTTCATCCGGCATATGCCCCATATGAAAATGCTCCTGAAAACTATCTTCAAGTAATGATTTATAATCATCTATAGCAGACTGTAGCGGGTCATACCATTTCTCCCATACTATTTTACGGTCCATATCTATGCCTCCCTAACATACTCTTGAATAAGATGCTCAAAATACTCAGGGGTTTTAGCAAGAGAAAAATCTAGGTTGAACGTAGGTCTAGTTTTAACATTCAGTTTTTCCTTAAACTCCCTTCTCTCTCCTTCTCCTAAGCCGCTGTGAGATAGTAAAGCGTCGATTTGTTTATCATTTAGATTCCCTGAAACTATACTTCTCATTAGACGCATTTCCTCAATTGTAAAAGTTGTGGACACAAAATGATAATCAATAAAGGCTGAGAATGTATATGGAAACATCTTTTGTATCATAGCCGCTATAATGTCAGAATACACCCTAATCTCTTTTTGTGCATGAGAATCTGAACGCAAACCTATAAAGTGTAATAGATTACGAATATCGCATTTCCAATACCAAAATGTGTAAGTAGATAACGGTAAGTCTATCCTCGCCAATTCACGACTAACATCATTGTTAATCATTAGATTATAAAGACCTGCACCGCGCTTACGATTACGCTCTAATTGCCAATGAAAATAGGTTTGATGTTCAGCAACATTATCATTTCTTCCTTGCTTATTACCACTTGACTGCCTAGTTAGTTTATCTGGTGTGTAAAACATAAGTGGCATAACGCTATATCTACCACTATATTCATTTAAGCTCGCCATTCTATGCCTTACCCACTGTCTTGCGACAAAGATAGGCATACCTATATGAAACTTAACTTCGGCCATTTCAAATGGACTCATATGTTCATGACGCATCAAGTAGCGAATAAGGCCAAACGTACTTGATTTTTTCTTGGTGCCATGTCCATATGAAGTTCTAGCAGCATCTTCTATACAGGCATCTGTGCCCATATAATCTTTCAAGGCGATAAATCCATAGTCCAGAACAGGAAAATAAAGGTCTAACAACTCTTCGCCAGCTTCATTGATTCTTCGGGAAGTATAGTTTTTTTCTCTAAAGCGTGGTGGTGCTAATGTATTACCGCGCTGATTGTTGCATTTGTAACACGCCAATACGATGTTACTTTCCTTTTCTGAACCTCCGGACGCTTTCGGTACTTTATGGTCAAATGTTGCAGTATTGTCCTTTATCTTGTCATTATCTCTAGTTTCTGTGCATAAAGCAACTCGACACCAATAACATTTACCATTTTGATTTCCATATAGTTTATCAAGTAAGGCTTTTCTTCTCTTAGGGCTTCTTTTAATACTCATCTTTCATCACAATCCTACGAAGGTCGAATACTTCATTTGGCTTAACAATCGGGCCGGACGAAACATTCTTTTTGGTGTTTATATTTAGATGTAAGTTAGCTAGAGCGTTCTGTACTCCAACACTAAAATCTTCATCACCAATTTTACTAGACTCTACAGCTATACTGTTTATAATAAATGGAGTTAATATGCCCTGTTCAATAGTAAATATCGTTCTAGCCATAGTCATAATCAAAGAAGCTCTAAGGTCTGGATTATCTTTATAATCTATATGAGGCCATTGTACCTCAATTTTAGTGATTTCCTTATTAAGCATAGTAATCACTATTTTCGGCGTCTTCTTTTTAGACCACCATCTCTTTAGTGCTTTAAGCATTGATACCTCCACCCATTCCAAAAGTGCGTAAAATAGTTTTGTCGATTTGTGATATACTACTCTCAATAGGCATAATCTTATCGACAGTCAACCAATCAATATGTTCATTAGGCTCACTAGACTCAGGTATTACGCACGCATATACAATTATGACACAGTTTTCGTCCCTGTCAAATTTTATATCTTGTGGCGACAAAATTATCCAATTACCCTCATCGTCATCTTCATTATATTCTATTCCAACACAGTCTTTCAATAATTCGGCAGCAATACCAACAGGACTTTTTCCTTTGCTTAATGGCTTACTCGGCAGTCGGTACCCCTTCTCCAATCTTTCCATCAAAAAGAGGATAGTTCTCTTCTGATAGCTTTGGGCACTAACTATTAAGCAAATCTTTACAGGGAATGTATCCATTTACCATCACCTTTAATAAATCCTTCAAATCCTCTTGCTTAAGTTCCACTAATATGTTTTGAGTTAGAAACGATGTTTCGTATAGATATAAACTTGCGTTGCCATCACCAGCTTTATGTATAATACGTTTTGGCGGATGGTGCTCTATAAGGTGTTTCAAGTGGTCTGTACGAGTAATATATGCTCTAAGAGGATTGGTTAGCACTTCAATCCAAAAATCTGACTTGGTAATTGATATACCACTTGGTTTGTTGGATTTTGGGTTGTAAAACTCAATAGCTATATTACCTGACTTGTAAGCGTATATATCATACTTAATTTCAGCGGTATATATGCTTCCATCTAAAGAAAAGATAGCATCATAATATGAAAACTTCTTCTTATCCTCGTTAGCCTGAATAGACACGCCACCAGAATTAAATAAGTCTATAACATACGCCTCCCCACTTTTACCAAGTCGTATATCGCTAACAAAGCTCATATGTCCTCCTATGCAAATCTCTGAGAACGTCTGCCTCGCCAGTTTACCCCACAATATGAATCCTCGGTCATCAAATGAATACCAACAATCTCAGGCAATAAATGTCTATGAGTTCTTGCCCATTTGAGACTAAACTTTATATCAGAGTAATCGGCAGCATGATATTCTTCAGGATAATAACCGGTAGTGGCTACCACATGGGAATTAGCATTAAAGAGTTGGAAGAATCCTAAAGGTACATAACCACCATACTCCAGATACATCATCCTTGTGCCTATTCCCCAAGGACCAGGATGTATATAGATGGAGTTTTCGTGTTGTGCATATGTTTCTTGTAAGTATTTCCTCCACTCCGCAAACGTAGGACAATTCATCCTATCTATACCATAAATATGCTGTTCATTCAACTGAGCTTTGTCCAATACCGCTCTCGTCATAGGTGGTAAGACAATATCAGCATCCATATGTAAAATCCAATCTGGATTTTGTAGCCATTGAATACCGAAGTTTATACCACGACCCTTATTAAAACTTGCTCCGTTGTCATAAAAAGAGTTTGTTGTTACAAATGGAACTTTTAGGTTGGCACACACCTTTTGAGTTTCCACGTCTTCTGGAGTAGTAACAATAATTAACTCATCGAAATGGCGTTTATTAAACGGTAATGTTTCGGATAAGTAATCAGAGTAATTAACGCATGTAATTATCGTCTGAATCTTCATCTGTAGGATACCTATGTGTTTCGTTGTTTCTAGGAACAAGAATCTTACTTTTGTTCCTTTTATCTTTTTCATACCTTTTGTCTCGACACTTCATCCTGCCTTTTTTATACTTACTGAAGTTGCCGTGTTGATTATCCCTACGAAATGTCTTACCCACCTAAGTTACTCCAAAATGTAGAAACTGTATTATACCAAGTAAATTTATTGGCAGTAGCTAAACCAGCCACATTAAGCCCAAGTTTACCTTCTTGTTTAAGTTGATGATAATGTCTCATGTGTGTGACCATCTGCTCTATTTGACTCTCTCCTAATGAAAACCAGTTGCCTTGACCGCGAAACCATTTGTGGTCAAAAGCAGGCTCTAAATCTGATACACTAATTAAAGCTGCATTTTCTGAGTTTACAAACTCTGTGTGTGCAGTTGCATTGGTGGTAATAACATGCTTACCACAAGACATAGCCTCAAGCAAGTCAAGATTCCAACCTTCAGCACGAGCCGGGAATAAACCTACATCAGCATGAGCTATTAGTTGGGCCAATTGATGTTGAGTAGCCAATCTCTGAGTTAATACATCAATTTTGTTACCTAATACACTATTCTTATACCTAGAAACCCATTCATCCTGAATATGACTATCAAGGAAAGGATTAACACAACACATCACCAACCTAACATTGTCTTTTGTTGTGAACGCTTTCTCAAAAGCATCAATAATAACATCGTGGCCCTTCCTAATTTCCCACTTTCCTACGTTAAAGAAGACGGTAGCCTCACTTGTCCTATTAGTAGGAATTTTTTCATGAAAGATAGAGCGGTCAACACCAAGAGGTACAACTACGCTTGGTGTTTTAATCCTATTCTTCTCCAAGATAGTCTGTGCCCATTTTGAGCAAACGAAAAGTTGGTCTTGGTTGGATAAATGATGTTGTTCGGTTTCATCAAATGTATCCAACTCAAATATAGGGTATCCAATACGAGGATTGCCGCAATGTAGGGCTAAATCGAATTGATGATACATACGAACCGATGGTAGCTTAGGATTAAAAAATCGTCCTCTTTGGAGAGCAGGAATTATCCAGGGCATATCATAATCTTTGATGTCTGGACTACCAATCGGTTGCCAAGCTAGTTGCTTACCTGACATTTCAGAAAACTTCACTATATTCAAACACGCAACGCCATACCCTAATTGATTGATAGGTCCAGCTAGATTAACCGAATCTTGCATTTTCAATTATCCTCTTACATAAATCAAAAAAGTATTCTTCTTGAAAATCCTGTTTCATCCAATTAACATCACGATGAACCCATTGTACATTACCTTCTATATATCCCTTACTATTATCTATTCTATCAAGTGAAGCGGTTTGTTCTTTAACCTTTCTATTGTAAGATGTAGTTATATCAAGACCACTTAGTTTGCACTTGAATTTTTGACTTTTAAGTAAATTTGAAATGTACTCTATAGTGATGTCAAATTGAAGTTTCCTACGCTTTGCACCCTCTTTCATAATCCTGAAGTAATCCCCCGACACAATATCAGTTCCCTTCCTTTTCCCTTTAGCAACACAACCGCAAGATTTAGTGTGTTTAGATATTAGTTTTTGCGGTGTTGTAATAAACTCATTACCACATTCAACACATCTAACACAACATTTTCCATGTGTGGTTCCTTCAATACTAACAACACGAAAACCGACAACTTCAATTCTTCGTTTTATTTCATCTTTTCCTAGTTTTGCTGGCATAATCTACTCCTATGTAAATTCTCATAGTAATAGATTACACCAGTCATGCGAATTAAAAACGATTTATCGGCCCTATTTTCTTAACGTATAGCCACGACGACCAAGTATTAGTTTAACAATGTGTTCTTCGGGTACTTCAGAAATGTTCTTGTATTCTAAACCAATAAAACAAGAATCCATTGGTATGCTACATAGTTTATTGCCATTAGCACAATCAACCAAATCCATAAAAGGACCGATAGAACTCTTAATATCGCCAGAACGCCTAACGACCATCACTTCTTTCTTGCTCATGTCCATTATCCTCCATCGTAGGTTTGAGCCAAATGATGTTAGAGTCAAAAACCATATCACGAACCATAGGATAGGATTCCAACATGGTTAGGGTTTGCAGAGTATTGTGCTTAAAACACTTATACAACTCTTCACGAATACGTTCCTTCGACACATTCGCTAAAGCCATAACCAATGCTGGACTCCACATACATTGTGCTACAGAGGCGTCTAAAGCAAAGCCCTTGGTCAGAGCAAAGCGTAACGCCCTTAATAGACGTAAAGAGTCTTCACTAAACCTATGGAATGGATTGCCAACACAACGAATGACCCGCTCCTTAATGTCATTTAGACCGTTAAATGGGTCAATGACTTCAGAATCATTTTCTCTTATTGCAATAGCATTCATCGTGAAGTCACGACGAGCCAAGTCATCAAGGATGGTGCCAACTTGAACAGAGTCCGGCCTACGACACAGAACGAAGTCGGCATCTTGTTTGTTCAACTTCGCCCTAATCGTAAAGTATTCTGGTTTTTCAAGAAAAATGGTGCCACCATTAGAAAGAATGTACGCTTTCATGGTTTCATAGCTGTCGGCCTCAACCGCGAAGTCAATATCTTTAGACTTCAAACCCATAAGAGCGTCTCTAACAGCACCACCAACTCGGTATAGCTTCGTTTCCAATTGAATACCCCATGTTTTTTTGTTGCTATTTATCACCTATATCTATAGTGAACATAATAGTAATTTACTACAGGTACGCCATACATATTGTAACCAACCCTGTATTCATTGATAACAGCTATGTTGCCAATGTAGTTTATTGTATAGCTAGACCGATAACTAACAGGAATAACTAAACCATAGAATATCGCTGGGCGATAATGATAGTTTCTCTGGTTATTAACCATAACCGGCCCTTGCTTAGGACCGTCTCCACCAAACATAAATAAACATACACTCATTAAAAATGCAAACATAATCATCCTCCTTTAAGGTATAGCCTCAAATCTCCACAAAGGAACGTGGGGTGGGAGTCTGCCATAGAAATAGTTACGTTCACCAATTAATTCTTGCAATCTCTTAAGGGCTTTTCTTCTAACTGTAACATAGTAATATTCGGAACGAGCGTCTAGTACAGCATCCCAGATTTGATATAACTTATCTGTCTCTTTCATTACTACCCGCAACTCAGCCTCGCGAACTTGTTCTAATATTAGCCTTTCTTCCAGATATTTCTTGAATGCTCTATTAAACCCCAACATCTCATTTACTATCGGTCTATCTGGAAAACGATAACAGTCATTCAATGGAGGGGCATCACCAATTTCTTCTATTCTACGCCTAACCATTTCTATATCTTTTTTGAACTCCTCCTCGCGAAAAAACACATATCCAAGTTCACGCGGGTCTAATACTTCTAATTCTAAAGCCGTAGAAGCAACTGCCCACCTAAGTGATGGGAAATTATCAGTGGTAGCAAACTCCATAGGTGGATTGCTAGAAGTGAGCAAAAGAAAAGCAATCATGAAGATGTAGTCAAGCATGGTGTTACCCTTAATACCTCTATAGGGATAAAAACACATAATCCGTGAGTGTTTTCTTCAATCCGGACCTTGAGATACGGACTACCACTACACTCAATTATAGCAATTTTCGGTCGTAAGTCAACACCAAAAATAACATTTCTTATGCGTCCGTGCCCAAAGCCGCCTTCCACCCAAACTATTCTATTGATAAATTGGTCGGTAAGTTCGGCTATAGTTACTTTCATAGGTTAATACTGTACAAAGACGCCTCTAAACCTGTAGTAGTATTCGTCGTCGTCTGTCTTGATAACTAGGGTAAATTCAGAATAACCATATTTACGGAAGGATAATACAAACCTTGTTGCTGTAAACGGCGATAAATCACGATTGATTACATTATATTCGGGATTAACATAAACATTTTCATATGGTGATGACATAACCTTTATTTGTTTTATTTTTACTGTATTTGGCCCTGGGTTGTGAATCCAGAAGGTAATGTCTGGGTCAAATATTAATGAACCCATATCTCTATCTACATCTCTAGGTATAACAGGAAACTCCTGACCATTAACTGTAGCGCTTAGTATGAAAGCCATAGTATTATCTCCATAATGAAAAATGTAGCATATCCATATAATACACAAAAAAAACCCCTCTATTACCAGAGGGGTTGTTTTGATGTTTGTTAAAGGGAAAAGAAGGTGGCAAGATGTTTTAGCGCTCTACTCTTAAGCTATACTGGTATATAGTTTAACTTAAAGTACCAGTACCGGGATTTGCACCCGGACCTCTTCCTTCATATGGAATGTAATCCTGCCGAAGCGTTTCCCTATATATTTATTTCGGTTTATGTCGGGCAACTATCAAGGTCAATTTCTTCAATCGTCTTGACAAAATCGTTTCCGCCCTTTACCCACTTACCAATTACGTCCCAGCAAGCATCCGACCACCCACCGACATTAAGGATGTCCTTATTTTCCTTAGCTTGTGTTGTAGTATTTGGGGTAAGGTCGATACACACCATCTTGGCATCCTTAGACTTACTCTGTAGCTTTCTGAACTCTTCCATGGTAGCAGTAACACTACCACCAAATCTTCCATAGTGTCCGCTATCCAGCCAACTTTCGTTGTCGGATACATAGATGACTAGGTTAGGCTTCTTGCCTGCCATATCTTCGTTGATATATCTCAAGGCTGAAGAGCAATTGGTTCCACCGCCCTGAATAGCACGCAACTTATTAGAGTTGGTCCACACGCTATCACTTGGGTTAAATTCCCCTATGTGCCAAAGACATACTTTAGTACCAAATGGAATAATGATTGTGTTTCTGTTCTTACGAGCAATGCTTGCGGCTATCAAAGAAGCAACATCAAGACAAGACACCTTAGATGTGGAACCTTTACGATAGCCAGTAATAGGACTACTCATGCTTCCAGAGCAGTCAAGACACACAGCCACATCTTCATCAAACTCAGGCACATTTTCGATGCTATAATCAATAGCATCTTGCAACGCATCAATGATAATAGAAGGCACACCTCCTTCAATGTTGTTCAGCGAAGTCATTATACTATATGGAAATACATTAAACTTTGCTACATTCTCTCTGCTACGTAGTCTGTCTGTAATCAACTTCGTCAACTCGTCATCCTTGAAGACACCGTGGCGAGCGAACGTATTTAGATTCATTCTAGTCATATTGAATGGAGCATTACGAGCAATTTCCTTCCAATGCTCATCAGTCAGCCTTCTTAGGCTTGTCAAGAAGTCGAATGGCACGTTTGGTAAAACGTCCGTCAAACCCTTCTTGAAGTTTTCATAGTTACGAATACGCTCTGGTAGCTCTTCAATATTGAACTTTCTACCAAGTAGGTAGTTATGGAAGTTTTCACGAGCCTTGTTGTTAGGCTTAACGTGGGACAACTTAATAACATCACCAAGAGTTGGGTTATTACCGACACTTCCATCAAACAACTCATCCATAGTATTTCGACTTAGCCAGTTGGCCATTAGCCTACTGATAGCCGTACCAAAGTTCTTACGGCCTACCTTACCACTACGAACAATTTGGAAAAAGTTACGCAACATCTTGGTGTTGGTAATGACTTTGTTGAAAATCTTCTTAGTGTACTCTACACCTTCATAACCCCTGGAGGTTAAATGAGCAAGCAAAAGGGCAGGCGTGTCCTTCATCTTACCAAAAACACGCCCATACACTGCGGCCTTGGCTACGAACGGAACATCACACTTACCAGCCAACTTAAGGATGGTGTCCAATTGCTCTGTGGCGTTAGTGTAGTATGTGTCGTTTAGACAGCCTGTAACAACGAGTTGAGCTAAGGCGTGCTTATCCTCTAGCGAGTAAGCTCTGCCACCAGCGTTGTTTACAGTGTTAGGACGACCGGACCGACTAGCGAAAATAGTCTTGTTAGCCATGTTATCGCTTTCCTCTGCTCGAACTGGTGAATGCCTTCAACGCATACACATTGTAGCAGAAGAAACTCGCTCTGTCAATAGAAAATCTCAATTTAATCGTAAACCCAACGGGGACAAGGAGTTACTTCTTTTTGCAGCAACAGCTTTGACAGCACTCACATTCGGAAGCTACGCAGCCACAACAGCACTTTTCGGCTTGCACAGCGGAAGTAGCTACTGGGTCAGACTTTAGTGAGGCTGCTCCAAAACCAAACACAAAACCTATAGATACTATAGCAAAAACCGCTAAACTTTTCTTAAACACCTTCCTCTCTCCTATAAACAAAGGTTATACCATCCTGTCCATCATTGAAAAAGTTTGGTAATAGTTTTCCCTTAAAGCCCAAACCCTTAAGGAATTTTTGTAATTCCAAACTTGTGTCTCTCACTGTAATTCTAATACACCTGTCCGAATTTTTCAACTTCTTTTGAAGAAACGCAATTAACTCACCTATAACAATTTCTTCTTCATAGTCTGGGTTACAAGTCATATTAAGTATAGTTATATTATCTACAGTATCTTCAGCTATTACATAACCCATCACTTCTTTACTCTTTGCTTCTAAATAGTTACACAATATATGTTGAGCGCTCAAATAACTCTTAAACTTTGATATTGTCCACGCTTTATTACCATATACCAACTTTTCTATTGCTACGACTTTACCCAAAACTTTATTATAGATGCTGTTAATAGTCATATTTGCGTCCCCCTTAAGGAACCGCTCTTAGCTATCTTCATTTCTATCTACGAAGTACATCTTAACCGCTTCGTGCATATCATATTTAGGTGTAGCCCATTCATACACATGATTAGCTAATACAATATCGTAAGATGGGTCATAATCCCATTTGAGAACAATATCATGTCTTTCCATGTATCTACGATTCTTCAATTCACCATGATAGAGATGATAGATGTCGGCAGGTACGTAGGAAACATTAGGTTTCTTTGCTCTAAATCTACCACAGTATTCCATCATATGATTTTTCATGTGTGTGTTGAACTTAGGACCATAACCGTGAATATCAAAAGAATTTAATATACAGTCAACTATAAAGGTGTCTCCAGACCCTATAATATTTCTATCATAAAGCCCACCTAAATCTTGGAAGAATTTACGGTTAGCAGCCCACGCAAAGCCGGGAGAGGAGAAAGGTAGCTCCTTAGACCTTCTACGCTCAAGCCAATTTTTATGTGTTTTGTATTGCCAAATGACTCCTTGGAACATATGATTATGCTTACCTTTATACCACAAATCTCCTTTCGGCAAATAATATACCCTTTTGAAGAGTTGAACTATTTCATTTTTCTTTAATTCCTTACAAGCCATTTCAACCCAATTAGGCTGAGCAAACAAAATGTCTGAGTCCAACCATGCGAAATACTCACATGAGGAAGGAAGTATGCTTAAGGCGTAGTTAATCATTCTTTCTTTTTGCCATAACACGGATTCTGCGCGCAATCTAACTACGTTCTCACTCGAAGGGATTTGATAAGAAGCATTACCAAAAGCTAGTTCAACGGTAAGAAGATTTACGCCTTGTTGCTTGAGATGATGAGCAAACAAGAAATAGTTGTTATAGGGTGCCTTAAAACCAGCGTAGTTAAAGTATGTACATATAGCCCAGAACTTGTCCATTGTTTTTTCCCTTGCGTTGTTTCGGTTGAGCCATATTTTCTTACACCGATTACACACAAAGAAAGACGGGCTATATTTCGTAAATATCTATTATCTTACTTTTGCTATATGTCCTGAAGATGACTTGTCTTCTTCAGCAGCTTCAGCCCTATAGAATGTTTCCACCATTAGGCCAAAGTTTGTAACAAACACAGAACTGCCGTTCATCGCCTGTGCATTAGACCCACCATGTTTATCTACAGTTAATGCGAAAGATGCGCCGCTATCTAGTGTATTCTTATGATAGCCAAATACACCGGCCCATTGGTCACTGATAGAAGCTAGAGCAACTATATGATTATTAGTTTCGGCCCAAATACCACCTATATCATTTGTAGCAGAAATCTTAATAGATACTTTTCCGTCTGGACTAACTAATTTGAAAGTTGCACTGTGTTCATCGAAATCAAATAGATTCTCTAGTTTACTAAGTCGTTGTTCTATACTTAAAGTCATAATAAATCTCCACCTAAAAACAAAGGATTTAAGTGAAATACATCCTTTTCCTCTGCTTAAAGGATATACAAGGAGAGGCCGAAAAGTCAAGAACTAAATTGATTTATTAATGTAGAGGTGCGTACAATTGAATGTATTTTGACGCAAAAAAATATCGAGGTGAACTGCCGATGAAATTAAATCCATGTAATCCATGTTGTTGTTCAATTCCTGGCTGGACTGTGTACAATTCCTCCTGCCCGTTGGAAAAGTCTGCGTATCTTGTGACCGTCTCTCTTGGTCCATATGCTTATTATATGAAAGAGTTTGATAGGAAAGACGATGAATGGAAGCCAATAGGTCAAAATACTGAACCGCCAAAAGAATACATAAAAAAAGTTCAAGATGATAAGAATTTAATGGTTGAAGTAAAGAAAGTAGCCAACAACCTTAAGACTATATGTGTGACAAACCCACAAGTTGGTTTAAGTGAGTTGCATGATATGATGAGTCCTAGCATAACAGCTATGATGACTAAAGTTTTTGCTAAGGCACCAAGCCTTAATCTACGCAATATGGAATATGTTGCTGTATTATACGGCGATGCTTACAAGGAAAAACTTGACAACCCTAAATGGGACAATATATGGAAAAGGGGCAGTTCGGACGAAAATGGTTTATTAAATTATTACTTTGGAAACTGCCTACTTGGTAGGTATTACAAAACAATAATGAGAATGAATAGGCCAACAATAGAAGGTTCTATTTTTGAGACATCTAAACATTTACATTTTCTTTGTGAAAATGGCTATGCTAAGAATGATAATATAGATGACCTTAGTGAAAAAATCATAGATAACTTTAGATATACTGTTGCTAATGGTGGCCCAGCACAAAAATACGTTGGTAGTCCAAACAACTTTGCTCATTACAGGCTTAATTATAGTCATACAACAACTATTATACGAAAAAACGAAAATGACGAGCCAGAGAAGGTTACACTTTATATGTACACTTTACAGTCAGTTATGACCACAGATTATAATGTTGAGTTATTAATTGAACCTATGCCTAAAGTTATAGCGAATGGTCAGAACGCAAGTAATATACATTTAAGAGGAGCCAAAGTATATTCTCTTAGGATTTATTCTGATGAACACGATTTGGAAATTAAGTTTGAGGGTATTGCTGGTGGTGAGGTTGGTGTCCAATCCCCACATCTATATAACATTCTTGGTAAGTATGATTTTGATAAAATTAGATTTAATATGGTTGATGGGGTAGAAGGTAAAAATTGGCAGATAGTTAAGGGAGCTGGTAGAAATTCTCACATAAAGGATTTTAAGATTAACATTAAGGCTGCTAATGCCTACATCATAACTCCTGAAGAGATTAAGAAATTAACAGCCACTAACACATATAAGGCGTATGATGCAAAGTTGAGTTTACCTGGGACACCGACTAATCAGATTATTGATACAGGAGATAAATGGACAACTTATGTTTCTCAAATCAATGCCGCGGTACAAGCGGCTTGTGGTAATCTAAACTTTGCTGAACCATGTATTGGTCTTGTTTTAGACGGTGGTATTAAAGACTTTAAGTATGGATACCGTACACCAGACGCCTATGCAATCGAAGATTGTTCTAGTGAGGATAATCTCTTTATCCGGTTTCTTAAAGCTACAAGGTCTATCAAAGATTTTTATCCAGAAAAGATTACATTAGCTCAATGGAGTCAATTACCAGATGGTTTTGGTAACATTATTGAAACAGAACAAATAGTACAACTTGATATATATTATTACTTTAATTTCGATGGTGTTGGACACTGGCAGGATGAAGTTATTTATAAGCAAGAAGAAAGGAAAGATGATAAAGAGTATAATAAACCGTGGTCAGAAGGTGGGCTAAAGTATTCAGCATATTATCCTGATTATAAAAAACCAGCTTTTATGCGTTGGGTAAATCTTGGTCATCAATGGATGCCCCCACGTCATTGTTTGAATGGTTATCTAAATACTAAGGATTCTAGTAACATCATTCCTATTCAGGACTATAAATATCTTGAGAGTTATATTCCAGGTGGTAGAACAGTTAACAGAGAATGTTATAGAAATGGTTATAAAATAATATATATGCCAAAACTTACATTTGACCGTGTTAATTATCCAACTCGGGCACATAATTTTAACGATTGGCTTGGTTATGATGTATGGGGTCGGTATTTTGGCCCAAGCCTTCTGCCGTTTCACTGGAATTATTGGTACACACCATTTTATTACACAGCCCTACCTTATAAGAGTAATGGTATAAATGGATTGCGCACAACACTTAGTCGTGGACCCTGGGCATACGGCATTTGGTATGGTTGGGGTCCGTGGATTGGTTGGGGAAAATATATAAATTCGTATAATACGAATCTTGACTCATGGTATGGTAGAATAGCCCCACTTTTGTGGTTCGGCGATGTGAACTATAAGCGTGCTACTAATAAGTTTATGAAGTCCTATGTTACAGATGTTAATATACATGATTATGATACATATAGACACGAATACTTTGATGGTCCAGAAGAAGCACAACCTTTCAGGTTAATAACTGAGTTAAGAGTATATCCTGATGGCACTACCAACTTTAAGAGGATAGACACTAATATAAACTCTGTAAAGTATTTTTATGATATTATAATAAGCAAGCGTGAGTTAGGAAATTATAGCTATACTCAACCTCCACAGTCTATCATATATGCACCAGGATGGGATAGTATAACTCAAGCAAATGATGATGAGTCAATACTTAAGTGCGAGTGTTACGATTTATCTAATATACCCGAGTGTTTAGCCGGACAAAAGACGTATTATTGTTATTGTTTTGACCCATGTAGAGATTTTTATATGGGAGCTTATAAGGCTGAAAACGTGGATGAAATTGCTGCGATAGATAGAAATTACTACAAAACTAAGTTTATAGCTAAGACTCATCCTCAAAACTATATTACTTATAACGTAACAGATTGGGTAAAAAATGATGACCTATCAGGATATTCATGGTTTCCGATAGGGGAGACTGTAAAAATTCCATTTGACCCATATGAGATTGACAAAAATATAATTATCAATCAATACTATTGGAGCGGTATTGGTGGATATTATTACTATTGGTGGAATCTTTATCCTGTTGCATCAGCGAGAAAACCGCCTATAGGAAAATATGGATACTATGTTGATGGACCAACCTCGCGTTCAGTAAATTGTTTTATAGACCCAACATCTGCAAAAGTATTCTTAAAGCAAGTTTTAGAATTGGATATATCCGAACAAGACGCGCAGACTTACTTCTATAGTTATGACCGTGGTAACTATGTTTATGAAAATAGATGGAAACAAGTAGATTATGATGGACTATACCCAATGCCCGAACCGTAAACAATTATCGACTCGTCCAACTGTAGTATGTGAAATACTAACGAATTTGGGCGTAGTTAATGATGTTGATGATATTTTCTGCCGGTCATGTTGTAAGAATAGGGAATCCTATCCTGAAGAACATGACCTATCTTTTCCTTTGCTTATATCAATAGGCATGAGGCACAGAAACTTTGTCTATTCGGACCCGAAACCCGAATCGGAACCCGTTGAAGCTCCTATACATCCACCACAACCTATATTTAGAGGATGCTGCAGCAAATGACTTGTCCTCATTACTATCAATATAACGATTTAGTCGCTGAATGTGCTATATTAAAATCTAAGGGTGTTCCACATATTCCTGGACCTTCTAGGAGTGGGCACCCTTGCGATGCTTGTAAACGGGAATGGAAGGATAAGCCTCCAACTGCTGAGGATATGACATCTACAATGGTTAAACTTATGCAAACAAAGCATATGCCTGTACCTAGTATGATTGAGCAAGTGAAAAGATATAGTATGGCTCAATTGCGTTCTATATTTGTTGGTGGACATGGACTCACCAATACACAAATAAGTGAGAGACTTAAAGAGTGTGAGAAATGTGAGCAGCATTTTAGAGAAGCTGGTTCTGGACGCGGTAGATGCGCTGTGTGTGGATGTTACACAAAGGAGAAGGCTGAGATGCCTACGGAAGATTGCCCTATGAAAAAATGGCCAAGGATTGAGTTAAAAATGGCCCCACCATCTTCGACAGGGCCATGTGGCGGTTGTTCTACTTAATGTTTTCTACGAGCCTTTGTAAAAATTTTGCCGGAATTTCCTTGAGATAACCCTTTTGTAGCAAAACCTTTATGTAGCCTGGGATTTCTTTGATGTTGCGACATACATCCCGTGCCTCGTTGGGTTTTTGGGTTAAGTAAACGGTAAATCTATCTATAATGGTTGCCTCAGTTACCAATTCACCTTCTTTTATCAGCATGTATAACGTGCTTTCAGTAGGTGATGAGAAAGATTGGCGGGCTGGGTAACATCTTACATAGTGGTTTATCATATTAAAGTTCCGTATTCATCCATTTGTGAAGTTGGGTTTTCCCATTCTTCACACATACAACAGTTCTTGTTAAAATCAAAGCCGGTCTTTTTTGGATAACTCATTTTGTGACCACACGCATGAGTAACGTCTGTACGCCTTTTTTTCTTCCCCCTATTTTCCCTATCCTTATCATTATCATCATTAAAGCTAAGTGCTGCTGTCATTCTTAGCCTCCTCTTGTATCATATTAACTTCTATAGGAAGATTGTCAGGTCTATAGTATAATGTCATTTGACTGGCATTTACAACCAAAGTGTCATTAGGCATTTTAACCTGTCCATATGCTTCATGAATATGTCCACAAACCACAAGTTTAGGATGTTTTCTCATTATAAATTCGGTTAGAGATTTTGAACCCGTGTGTTCTCCATCAACCCATTTAGTATCATCCTCTGTATTAAAGTACCTAGCGGCTAAGTCCTTGAAGCCATAGGGTGGACCATGACTAACAATGATGTCAACCTCTCCACTTACGCTTTCATACATTGAACGCAATTTATTGTCTGGAAGCATGAAAGCCCAACGTCCATATGGTAAGCTATATGGATTGCCGTAGATTTTCAATCCTTCGATTTCAACAACGGAGTTATTCAAGAAATGGCATGGTAAATCAGATTTGTTTAGGAGATACTCATGCTCCCCAACAAAATCATGATTACCCCATACAGCTACAATATGCTTAAACTTCTTCTTCTGTTCTTTCAACCATCTTGATAACTTAAAGTTTACCCAATTACTCTGGACGAACTCATTTCCATCACTACAGATGTCTCCACCAATAATTAGGATATCTCCACCCTTAAGATTGAGGGGAAGGTGTCCGTGTAAATCGCTTACACAAGTAAGCTTTGTCATTTGTCATACCTCTCTTTCTCACGACTAAATACCCCAATTGTCATAGGAAAATCGGGGTATAAAAGGCCCAAGTTGAGAATGAAAGTCCCGTCTTAAACGTTGACGGGACACTTTGTCTCAACGAAGTTTAATCCTTTCCAAGCTTAGCGTTTTACTACGAAATACCATAACATAATTACCGGTACGCTCCCATTGTTTCTTTGCTTTACTACGTGCCTTCCAACTCGAAACATAAATATCATCATATACATCAAGTAATTGGTGTGGTTTTCTTTTACTTCTTACCTTTACCCCCTGTTCGATGGCATCATAATACGCCTTCTTTTCTTGTGTAGTTCTTGGGTGTCTGAAATACCATTCCACTAGCTTACTTCCGCGTAAACGATGTGGTCTTGGCATAGCTACTTACCTCCCATCTTTCTTAGGTTATTTCTGTAACCCTCTCCAACCTCTTGTAAATGAGGTGGTAAAACACGCTTTATGCTTTCCATAGCTTTTAGCTTTTCTTTCTCTGGCATCTTACCCCATGTTTCTGAGGACTTTATGAACTTACACTTGTCGGACAATCCCTTGCCTACTTCACCTATGATATTAGAATCCTCTGCACCACGCGGTTGTTGATTAGGTTTAGGTTGTTGACCAGCAGACGCTTGTTGTAATTGCTTTTCTATATCCTCTATCATCTTATCTAATTTAGTTATGATAGTTTTTTGAATCTCTAAAGTTTTCTTGGGTTCTGCTCCGATTCTAAGTCTTCTTTCAGACCTATCCATATCTCGGCTTATATCGGCCAAATCGTTATCTTTCCATGTGTTGAGTTGAGCAAGCATACCCTCAGCCAACACGATATGCCTTTCTGCTTGCTTAGGCGGATTTTGACCTAAAGGATGTAAGAAGTTATTGATTGCACTAATGGCCTCACTCTTGTTGCCCAACTTATAATTGGCTACAGCTTGCCAGAACCAATACTCATTGTCGTGTTTGACAAATTTGCTTATGGCAACAGCTTTTTCATATTGTTCTTTTAAGCATAAATCTTTATGGATTGAACTATTCGAGAATGTGAGGATAGCAAGCATGAGAGCATACATAACGTGCTCCTTACCAAATAGACGAATGCGTCTTATGCTACCTTAAAAAGATAGCAAGTATTATTAGAAAGATAAACGTGAAGATAAAAACTCCACCAGCTATATTAGGAACTTCATCCAAAAACTTATCCATTCGTTTCGTTTGACTTAATCACAGGAATAGGTGGTGCTGGAACATTAGACCGTAGGAATTCTATAGCTTCAACATACGTTAATTGGTGTGCATCCATGTTCATCAATGATTGTGGTAGAAAGAATGCTGTGTGTGTTGGAAAACTCACCAATAGAAAGTTAGTGTAATCAGCATACTTAATCTCAGGAAACTTAATTTCCGTCTTCATCCATAGTGTTTTGCGTTGAGGACCAGTAAACCAGCTATATAGAGGAATATCTTTTATAAGCATGTTGCACCTACAAGAAATAATTAAATAATCGTCCAGTCTTTGTAAAGTCAAAAGTTAGCTTATTGTCCTTCCAATCTTACCATAAGTCGTAGGCATTGTCAATAGGAAATTACAGAATTTTCGTGACTTCAAACTCACTTAATGTGGTATGCCATTCATTGCCGCCAAGTACAATAAAAGCCTGCAACTTCCATATACCTTTTACGTCCAAATCCCCCTCTTTGGATATATATTGGATATATCCATCAGAGCCATCCGTGCTAAAACTAGCATTTTTTGTTTCGCTAGTGCCATCAGGTTTCCTGAAAATGAGTTGCTTTGTACTAGCAGTAGTTAAGTTTTCTATATTACCATCTTCATTTCTTATTCTAACCTTAAAAATCACACCTATGTCACCAAGACGCACTTTTGAAGCCATAAGTCCTCCTCTACTAACTTAGTAATCTTTATTTTAAGCGTTAAGTCGTCGGTAAACATGGTTGTTATATATAAATCCCAGTCAAGTACAATGATTTCATAATCTCTAATACTCCATAGAATAACTAGATTTTTACCAGAGGAAGCCTTAGTATTCCAAGGAAGTATTAGGTCTTTACTGGTTGAAGTAAGCACATTCCATAAAGCTGTACGATTTCTACCAACCACTGATTTTACATCCCACAATAGGCCCAAATCATCGGCGGCTAATGCTCTAGTGTTCCACAAAAATATATTACTTTTGTTTGCTAAACTTCTTGTATTCCATATAAGTTGACTATTTTCACCTACACAGGTTTTAACATTCCAAACAAGTTGCCGTGTTTGATTAGCCAGCGCCTTCGTATTCCATAGTGCTTGTAAGTCCTTGTTGCCTAAACATCTTACATTCCAAATCCATTGAGAGCTTTTACCAACTGTTTGACCAACATTCCAAATATAAGAATTGTTCTTACCTATGTTGGCTAACACATTCCAAAGTGTCTGCACGTCTTTGTTTGCCAGCGTTTTAACATTCCATACTATTGTATTATCCTTATTAACTAAAGAATAGACGTTCCAAAGACAGCTTACGTTTTTACCGACAGCCGCTCTAGTGTTCCATATCAATTGGGAATCGTTATTAACAAGAGAGCGGACGTTCCATAGAAACGTAATATCTTTATTGACTTGGGCAAGCGTAGATATAGAACCAGAAATATAAGGAAGTAACATTACTTGCCTACTCCTGTAGATGCTAACATTCTAACTATTGTTCCTTCATCTATAGCTACCATAATGCTTGCCCAATTTGCACTCACAGCACTAGGGTCTGTACTATTTGAAGACGCTGTTACAATTCTATATTCACCACGAGCTGCTGTTGGTCCAGTTCCGCCGACATCAGCGGCACATTGAGAACTTGTATGTGTAAACGCAGTAAAGTTTGCGCTTGGTGTATAAATCGTACTATTTGTCTCACCAGCACATCCTCTTATAAAAAGGTGTTCTACATTACCTGTACTTGGATTAGATGTTATAGAACCAGGGTCTGCGGCGTCGTCAGATAGTGTATTTATACCAGTGATAGTTATAGTGCTTTTAGCTAGAGTAAAAGCAAATCCAGTGACAGCTTTACCACCAGAAGCATTGCCATTATATATAACAGTAATAGTACCACCGGATAGTAATGTGCTACTGGCTATAGTGTAATATATTGAACATATACTACCAGCGTAAGCAGAGTTATTAGAATTCGCGTGTTCAGCAATCTTTGTCCATATATTTCCAGCGGCATCCGTTATGGATGTTATATCATTAACATCAGCAAGAACAAGTATGCCAAGCTCACCCACATTTAAGTTACCGCTAGTGGTAAATGCCCATTCTGGCGGGAATGGATTTGATATTCCATCCTGACGATTAGCTGACGCAATACTACGCCCTACTGCAAAAGCCATGACATATCCTACTTATAAAAGAGGTTAAGTATTAAGTCGTTAGCACCAACAGCTCCGGTATCACTATCAGCAACCCCGGTCGTCATAGCCATAGCAATTCCGGCTCCAAAATTTATACCATTTGTAAATTCTACGTTGACAGCACCGCCCGCTGGCACCGGAATAGTTATGGCTGGTGTATCAGTACCAACCGTAGGTGATGAAGCCTTATTATACAGCTTAACATATCTTCTTGATGTATTAGTATTAAATATATACCACCCACCAACTATACCTGCGGATGCTTTTATGCTAGTTGCATTAGTTGATGCAGTAGAAAGAGTTCTACTTATTGACCAACCGCCACCAGTAGAAGGCGTCATACTTACCCACACAGCGCCTTGTCCACTTACTGGTATTTCACAATAGTCACCATTAGCACAATTGCTTGCTGGAGTATCGCGTCTTACACCCAAGATAAATACGCCGGTATCACCAGTGATAGCAACAGCATCTTCAGCCTTACCTAAGTTTGTTGCACCCGTACCTGGAACTATAGATGTACCAATGGTTGCTACATTACCAACAGCTACAGTATTATCCACGCTTACGCTCATCTGATTAGATGCGTTGACGTTTACTCCTCTTTCGTTACCAGCAGCATCACGAATGTTAACAAACAAACTCCTATTTGCTGACATTCTTACATTGCCGAATTGGTTTTCAGTAATAGGTGTTGGGCTAACATTATCAAACTGAGCTATCATAGCTGCACTTAGAATACCTGTACCAGTTGAGTCTAGGGCATCAACAGCCTCTCTCGCTCTATCCCAAGTGCTACCGTTATATACAAGTAAGCAGTCACCAACAAGCGGTGCTGTTGGATTAGCAGCGGCATCAGCTAAAGCAGCAGCAGCAGGTAATTCAGAATCCACTGTGACGGTGGCGGCTATAGAAACTGGTTGTGTAACAGCAGAGCCATCTACTTTTAGAGCGTTAGATGCTGTAACTGTGGCGTATCTAGCACGGGTGCTACCATCTTCAATAATACCTACAATAGCCCTATTAGCATTTATTCTAGCAGCAGCAACGTCGTTTTCAGTTAGAGCGGTGCCAGCTACTTCATCGTAAATATAACCCGCTGTAAATACTTTATTTGAACCATCGGTGAATTGAGCATTATCCGTTAAAACCTGATTGTCCTGAACAACAAATGTGCCTGCATTAACTACTGTTAGTGTAGGGTTATTGATTGTAACATCGCCTATATCAACACCATCGTTAGCTGCTAACTTACCTATTGCATTAGAACCTGCGGGTAAACTAGGTAAACGAGTAACATCTACATCAAGGCCATTAGTCGTATCCCCCCTTACTCTATCCCAAGTTGTTCCGTTAAACAACTGCATAAACACACCCCACGATGGAAGTGTAGGATTAGAGGTTCCATCACCAAGAGCAACAGATTCTTGTAACTGCTCACTGCCTGATGGGTTTAAGTCTAAGGCTATTATGCTTGTTTTAACACCACTACGGTCCTTAGAACGGTAAACATCACCGCCCGTCATTGTGTTTAGCGTTGTATTGTCAGCCATTTATCACCATCCTTATTCAGCGGTATCGCCTTCAACACGAAGAGTAACACCATCATTATTCTTAGGAGAAGTATTAGCGGCAGTCCTTCTTATCCATATAGCACGACATTGACCAGCGGCTATATCACCAAGAGAAAGAGCGCTACTTTTACTTGTAGGAGAAGAAAAACTGCCTACGCCTGGGCCTGGAGCAGTATTCTCGTCAGCGATTTCATCAGCTTGGTCAGACTCAGAATCTATAAGAGAAGCCTCAATGTTATCAATAGCAATAGCTATGCTTGCTCCACCGCTAACTTCAGACTGTAACCACACAACCGCGTTTTGTAGGGTCAAGGAATCATGAGCATTGTGTATGAATATGCAACGATATTCAACATCGCTAGCAGCATTTTCATCACCAGTAACATCATCAAATAGATTGTTTAGGGTATTATCAGCAATTTGTGTTGTGCTTATATATTTACCTAGTGAACCAGCAGCAGTACCGGCTGTTGAGTTACCAGCATAGCCAGTTTTTACACTAAACTTATATAGTAAATCAGTTGAGATAATAGGCATACTTTCATTCTCCTTGGTAGATATAATGTACTAAGTTCTAATACACCTATAAAAAATCTCCGATTACTTATCCGATTGTGTTAGCTTGAACTTATGCCATGCTTCAGCCGTTCTATATACATCTTCGTCGGAATGATGCGTACTTGTTTCAATAACTTCCGCGTCTCCATCATCAGCATAAGCCTGATGCCACTCACCAGGATAAATAGTAATACTGTCACCTTCGACCAAAACGAGCTTTTTCGCTTTATTGAAGTCAGGAGTATCGCCATGATATAAAATGATTTTACCAGATTTAATAAAGAAAGTCTCCGTCTTGTTCATATGGAACTGCCAACTAAACGCTAAATTATGCTCTATATGCAATATCTTTAAGCAATAATAAGGATTGTTTTCAATAATCAATTCCCAACCCCAGATTTTTTTAACCCACTTCTGTTTGCCTGTAGTAAGCATATCTTTCACCTATAATAAGGATTGTACCCCTTATTATATCTTACACCGGCCTACCATAAGTCCTTTCTACATAAAAAAACATCGGCACCGCTAAGCAGACCGATGTGTATTTTGTTCTATGTCTATCTCTTCAACCTTCTTATAGGGTGAAGCGCTTTCAAATCTTACACCAACTAGAAAGTTTATTAATTCCTTTGCTTCTTGTATGGCGACGACACCGGCGGAGGCGCCAATCGCTCTTAAATTGTCTTCAAGTCTATCCAACTTTTTTAAGTTATCCTGAATCCTATCTAATTTGAGCTTCATTAGACTCGCCCCCACGACACATGACGGCCCACAAAAAAAACGCCCGGTATGAGCCGGGCTAATACATCACGTTTGCAGTCTTATTCTCTTGGTTTTCTGTTTTTCCCTGTTTCGATGCCAATTAAGCATTAGGATACCATTATGAAGTTTAGCTTCTGGTTCACCGTCAATATCGCTTGGTAGCTTAATTTGTCTAGTGAACTCATTATAAGTCCACTCCTGGTGCACCCAATCCTCATACTTATTCTCCTGTGTTTGCTTATTTTTCCCTGTGATTTCCAGCACATTATCACTAGTCACTTTAATATCTAGGTCTTGTGCTGTATAACCAGGAACTTTCGCTTCTACAACAAAGCTGTCGTCTGTATAACCAATGTTTACTGCTGGAGCACGGTTATCCATGCCCATATTAAGAAATTCGTCAAACACGGACATCAAATTACCATTACCAAAATAACGAATAGGAACCATTACAACCTCCTTTTACATCCACATAATAAACCCCTGGCGGTCGAATACACTACTCATTAATCATCATAATTAGTCCCTTCCTTTTTTCGCTTCTGTTCAACTTGAAACCAACCGCATTTACACCCACCATGCACAACTTGTGCCGTTGAGCAAGAACAAAATGTGGGTTCATTTGTTTCAGGAGTACCAGCTTTAATCTCTATACCATCATCTTCCTTTGGATAGTTAGGCGTAACCCACAAACCTGCGTCTATTGCGTTTTGGAATTTGACGTTCATTAGGCACCTGTGCGTGTGAAAAGAAATACTCACCTAGTCGTCCCACCACGAATTGAACGTGGTCCCCTTCTGTATCAGAGAAGCGTGCTCCCGTAACACCTTGGGACGCTAACAGAGCCAAAATAAAGCCCGCACTAGGAATCGAACCTAGGTATCAAAGGTACAAACTTTGCATAATTCCACTATATTATGCGGGCGAATACTAACTTAGCTGCTCAACAGTGTCCCTTGTTGGTTTTGCTCCAACTACCTCTTGCGTGTAAAGCAAGCGCTCTCCTGATTGAGCTAAAGGGACATATCTTCAGTATGATAAGTAGAAAGTAGTTAGATAAGACATATAATCACAATCGGAATGTAGTCCTATCCAGCGTTCTACTTTGTACAAAGATAGGCGGATTCGTTTTCTTAGGCATACCGCCAAGGTTTTAACTTAGCAGGTTATCCGCATTTCGGTATTACGCCTAGCTGTGTCGCAGCCATACCGCCTTTGACATTCGGGCGCTTAGGTTCCCGATTACTGAATAATAGCCCATCCTAGCATGGGTTGAAGTGTTCGTACTTGTTATTCCACACCCTACGCCAAATTCTACTACGTTCATCTTTGTTTAGTGTGGTCTTCTGCAAAGCCCGTCTCAACGCCCTCTTCACACCTTCACGCTTGATAAACTGCTTATCAGCAAAAGAAAGACGAGCGATGCCATGATAGTTAACGCCATCAATCTCGACAGTTGCCTTAGTACAAGGCTGAATTTGCTTACGGTCCTCATTGAAGTTACCAGACAAGCCCCTACGGTCATGCTGAATCCAAATACCAACCTTACGATTGCCAACATCAACCAACATAACTTTCTCCTTTACTCAATACACAAGAACACCAACATACATTAAAGTCGAGTACCTGGGAATCGAACCCAGCTTAAGCAGGTGTATAAGACCTACCACTGTCCCCAGCAGTACGTACTCGAATGACTGGACATCCTACTTATCTCTTGTTACCAAGAGAAGCCAAGTCTGGTGGCCTGTTTCCAGTCTTACATCGGGATTACCCAAGCATACCCCGTTTAATTACTGCCTTGGGGACAGAGTGGGCTAACCACTATGGTTATGTTCGGCGGGACTCGAACCCGCGACTTAGTTAAGTGTACCAGAAAACCATTGTGGAGTCAAGCTCTTTTGTACTTTTTCTGTTGTCTTACGACTTACACCTAACTCGCTCTACCAACTGAGCCTACGAACAAGTCGAGTACCTGGGAATCGAACCCAGCTAAGCGGGTATATAAGACCCACCACTGTCCCCAGCAGTACGTACTCGATAAGGTGGTTTCCCACCAATAGGGTGCGTCGGTACTGCCCCGACTTCTTCTGCTTAAAAGGCAGATGCTTCACTATTAAAGCTTGCACCCCGTTTATCTCAGTCCATCAACTCGCAAGGAACCTTCGCTCACTGGCTTAAGTCTTCACTGAGGACTCTATTAGACTACCCATGAATATCCACTTCAGCAATAGGGAAATCACAGAGTTTAGCAAAAAGAATAAGTGTGTGGTCCTTTAAGTCAAAAACATCAACCATAAAGTTAAATAGTTCAATCTTTTCATCGCCCTTTAGCTTACGAACAAAGTCGGACGCTCTCTCTAACATAGCCTACCCTTTCATAAAAACGTGGTCCTACCAAACGTTAGGCGAGAGACTACGGGTGGAGTCGAACCACTTGCTTACGGTTTTGCAGACCGCATCCCAGCCATAGGGAGTTAAGCTCCGTTGTCAAAGATAAAGCCGCCGTTAGGCATAGCGGAAGCCAAGGGAATCGAACCCTTACCGCGTGTTATGCGGTCCTGTTTTCAAAACAGGTGCAGCAAACCAATATCTGACCTGGCTTCCGTTGTTCAAGTCTCGTGCTCTTCCTTGTTGTTTCCGTCTTCAGACAGAGGTTTCGGAATTTGCCAGAAAGTATATTTATTCAGGAAAAAGTTTCTCGTAGCTTCCGCAAGGTTATTTTGGTCAACTTTGATAACCTTCGGTCGCATATCCCAGCGTTTAATCACTAAGTAAACCGGCTCACCCGGCTTTGCAAACTTAACATACATAAATCCTCC